TCAATAATAGCGCTGTTCGTTCATCATTTTCACGGCATAATCTTCGTACCAACGGGCCTTCTTCTCGTCCTGCTCTGCGGCCACACCGGGCTTAGAACCATCACGGAAGCGATACTTGTAGGCATTGCAAATACAGAACCAGCGGACGGCCTCATCGCCAAACAGCTTACGCATATTCTCGATACACTCAGTGCCATGATAGTGAGCGGGACCATCCACATACTCATACTGCGGCGAATCAGATTTGGTATCTTCTTCAATCGGGTGCTGCCACTCGGAGTGCTCTTCTGCTTCACGGGTACAGCTGTCGTTTTCGTTATTCTCTTCATCACGATCATCCAGCCCTGTGTACTCACAGTTCTCACAGTCGCCGTTGCACTCGTTGATATCGTCCTCATCGTCGTCGGTGTCATCGTCACAATAACAATGATCATCAATATCGATGTCCTGATTGTGTAAATTCAAAAGCAGGATTCCACGAGTCATAACTTCAGAATTTTTGATATCACAAGCTTTCGCTAAGATATGAAGAGTGTCAGTATCAAGCTCTGCAAGGCTATCGAAGTCAAAGCGGCCAATATGGTGCCCCTTTTCACTCATACGGCCAGTATCGGTAAGAGTCAGATAATCAATAATACCATCATCGTCGCAGCAATCTTCACAGTCACAATCCGGGGTATCGTCATCCTCAGCAGCTCCATGGAAGACTTCCTCATACAGGTCGTGATAATTCTGATAAATATCGGCCAGTAGACCGCGCAGAATGGGTTCTTCCTCGTCAATATTCAGCTGCACAATATAAGTGGCCCATGTTTTTGCACCAAACAGAAACATACCACTTTTATTGAACTCATGATAAGATTTTGCCCTAACCATGATCATAGGAGAAGTGCATTTGTTAAAATTGTAGACAAGACGTAGGACACCATTTTCATTCAGAATATCGCAATTATTGATATCTATAACAGATTTCTTATTCATATGTACGCTCCTTACTTCTCAATAGTTTTATAAACATCTGCCAGCTTCGGGTGACGGCCACAGCAGCGGCTCCCTTCTGGACAGAACGGATACTTTGGATTCGCTTCACAGGACGGAACCATCCATGCGCCGAGTTCTGGACAAACCTGAGAAACCTGGAATTTAATTGCCATAAACAGTCCACGGATCTCACGTTGGGCACGAGTGCAGAGCCGCAGGTGGCTCATTTCAATCAGTGACCGTGCGTTGATGGTGACATAAAGTTCAGTACAGCAGGCATTGGGCAAAACAGCACGAGCGTCTTCATTAGCAGCACCGTGATACTCTTTTAAGATGCGATAGTCATTGGCGATATCTGCCATCATGCCATCAAATACATCTGCGTCTTCCCCACTAAATGGATTGACATACTGCATAACGCTTTCATCACAATAGCGTTGGCTGCGAACACTCAGACTGATATGCCGATGGCGGCTTAATTGCGCCAGAAGTGCTCGACTGACACCGGTGACATGGAACGTAAAGCTGATGTGTTCAAGCACCGAGGTGTGCCCGGTCGCCTTACATCCCTTTGCGATTCGATAAGTCTCGGTCGGCTCAGAATCATAACAAACGCTTGCGGCCAGCTCTGCGATACTGAGCGGATTCTTGTCTGCATCCTTCTTTACCGGCTGTGAATATGAAATCAATTCGACTTCCATTTACTGCCCCTCCTTGATAAAATCATCTATTGTTTTTCTGCCTGTCAAAACCTGCCTCATTTGTTCTGGCGACAATTTATATGTAATAACCTCACCACATTCATATCCGTAGCGCCGAATCTGACGCTCGCATTCTGCTGTGGCGCGTTCTTTGCGGCCAAGCTCTCTTTGATTGATCCCTCGCATGGGACCTCACCTCCCTCCTTATTCGGTATTTACGATCTCTGTTTCAATGTCGTATGCGTACTTGCCGTACTTGGGGAATGCAATCATCGTGCCATGTGCCCAGAGGAAATAAAATTCATCCAGTTCTGCGACGATTTCGAAGCGTTCTCCATAGCGAAGCCGCCAACAGAGAGATTCATCTTGATAATTAAGTCTTAGATATCGACGTGTCCACATAACGCGCCCTCATCAATATTCCTGAGAGAGCTTCTTCAGCGTTTCGGAGATTATCAATTGCACAATCGATAAACTCAGGCTCACAAAACTCAAAGTGATTCCAAGCAATTTCAAGTTCTTTGAGATCTCCTTTAAATCCACTTTTGATTCGTTCTTCATTGTTCATACACCGTTCCTTTCAGCACCTCGAAATATGGGTCGCCATCCCGTTTTTCCAGCTGAGTCAATTGGCCATCATCGGCCACAGAATATAGACGGAAGTTTTTATAGATCTTATCGCCTTTGATCGTAGCCAGAGACGTGATGACGTAGTTGATATTGTGTTCTTCTGTGCCATCGGTAAGTTGAACTTCAAGTCGTTCTTTCTTTGGGATGGCTAATTTACTGAAATCAACCATAAGACACCTCGGATTTATCATCACGGAATCGCACAAAGGTCGGAAATTGAAGAGACTCAAGGCCAGTCTTTTTATCCATCGTAACCTCTTTGTACTTTAATTCGATGATACGTCCGATATAATCATCTGGATTCGCCCACACGGCAGCTCTCGTAGCATCATCAAAACCGGAACCAACACGAAGCTCGTTGCCCTTGTAGTCAACAACCAGAGCGCCCATCGTACCAGCCAGACGGTTCTGACCCTCTTCAATTGCAGTGACACGAAGATCAACAGTATAAAAACGCTTGATTTTAAGACAGCCAGTGTGACGCGCCCGCTTATAAGGAACAGATGTATTAAGCATGAGCCCTTCCCAATCATGTTTGACTGCATAATCGAGCCACTGAGGAATCACACTTTGATCTGTACCTTCGTAGACCATCGGCACGACCTGGATATTTTTGAGCCCTTTCTGCTCGATCGTAACGGCTAAATCTTCAAGCCATTTACGACGGAGTTTATATGGCGTAACAAAAGAACCATCTTCATAAGGAAGGCTGCCTTTGCCGTTCTCAAACTCATCAGTAGGAATCAAATCAAACACAACGAACTTGATCTGGCTTTTATCTCCATCCGAGTTCAACATACCAGTGCCAACCCGAAATGCCTCGCCGTCTGATAGCCCTCTGCTATTACGATACACCAGCTCGCCATCGTAGACGTATTCATCAATCAGCGATTCATCGCCAAGTTCTTTGATGATGTCGTCCTTAATATGGTCGAGACCGGTAAACTCTTGTCCCTGACGAGAAATGAACTTGCCACGGTAGAAGGTGCCCCTGTTACCATTCATCTTGCGGCTGAGACTGAACCAGGTGCCCGGCTTGAGTTTGACTTTATCGATAGGATATCCTTGCTGGACTTCCCAGACCGGAATGACCACTTTGCCAAAAATCTTATTGACCGTAGCAGCTTCAACACCCAGGGGCAAATTCTTAGTGAATACTCGAATCAGAAAATCTTTATGTGAAGCATTCCAGTAGATATAACTGGCTGCCATTGACAAAGCCATGTCAGAGCCGGTGTTGCACTCCGCCAGGAATAAGCAGATATCTTGGAAAGTGTGTGGAAATTTATCCATGATTCGCACCTTTTTGTTGATCTTGGCCTTAGAGATCCCTGTTGTGATCTGCGGATCGAGAATGAAATCAAGGAAGAAAAACAACTGACTCTCACCGATCTCGTTCTTAGCATCCAACAAGATTGTTGCCTTATCGGTCTTTTTTGTGGCCTTCTGAAGCCTTTTTGTCAGTGTTTCCAGCTTGTCCAGCAGCACACCATCCAGAATCGGCTCGCCTTCAAAATCAAGTGATGATGTCATCTTCAGTCCCCTTTCTTGTTCTCTTGGGTTTTTGCGGTAGTTCATAATGGGTTAGAGCTTCACGCATTTCGTGGAGAAGAAACGCATGGATCAGCCATGATGTGGTATCTGGCTCACAAAAGATGATTTGACAGTTATATCGAGCAAGCCATGTGGTGAGACTGCCCAGCAGTGAAGCGGGTGTCATCTTACTGCGATATGCACCGCGATTGATCTTTTCCCATGAACCGTTTTCAATGAGTATGTAAGTTTTTGCTCCGGCTGCAGCCGCCCTGTCGAACTCTTTGGCGAACCGAATTCGATTCGTTGTGAAGTTGCCGCAGATTTCATCTATGGAATTTTTTCTTTCAATGGTCACCTTATCTGCCAACGAGAATTTTTCGCCATTGGGCAGTGTCACCTCAGCACTATAGTCACCGAAATCCAGTCTCTTACGCATATAAGCACACGGGAACGATGAGAGCCGCTGATGTAGAAGTGGAGTATCCTTTTCGCGGTCATCCACAATAATCACCATTGACTTGAGGATCTGAGTGATTTCGTTATATGTCACTTTGTCACCTCCTTTCACCGCACATGAACGTATTTACGAAGAATCGTTTCTTTGTCGGTCTTGGATTGAATCCACTGGCCATGCTCGTCCTTTGACCAGCGGCCTTCATCCCGCTCTTCATCAATGCGAAGGATATCGCCTTTCTCGATTGGGGCAGCTTCCAGAGTGCGGCCTTTCACTTTGAGCCGGCGCTGTTGACCGGTTTTGAGGACGTAGGCGCTTACAGTTTTATTGGAGAACTTACCATCAATATCCAAGACATAGATATAGGAATCTTTGAGCTTCGGCATAGTAAGCTGGATGTAGCCAAGGTTGTCACCCTCATACTTTATTCTGTCAGTGATAGGAGTCTTTACGGTATCTGTCTTTTCGCAGAGCAGCCGAACGATTTTCATCCAGTCTACGTTAACATATTTCTTTTCGGTCTCTTTCTCACACAGTTTGGCCATGATGTCGTGAGACAGAAGCTTGTCCATCTCGTCCTTATTGAGCTGTTTTGCATCAAGGAAGTTATTGAAGATATCAACCTGTTCCAACAACTGATTGGGATTTCCGAATTCAGAAAAGAAATCAAGCTCAATTAGAATCCCTAACTGCCGACTGTCCGCAATTTTTCTTTTCTGGTTCATCAACAACAAGTCAATGAAAGAATCGAATTTATGGTTGCGGAGCTTATAAAACTCCCGACTGAGCCGCTTGTTCAGGTACTTGATAGATTCCATCCCCTGATAGATTTTCTTATCTGTTTTATCGTAGACATATTCATCCCGAGAATGGCGGAACTTGATGGGCATGATCTGGATGCCACGTTCATTCGCAAGCTTGGTCGCATTAACGATTTTTTCTTGCGTGTCCGCAGTGTTCAGAAGTGCCGTTACAAATTCGTGGGTGTAGTAATAGCGATAATACGCACAATAATATGTAAGAATCGAATACCCGGTAGCATGGTTCAAACCAAACTGATAAGAGGCAGAGTTCTCGATAACCTGCAAGAATTCTTTTGCTTCTGTTTCGGCGGTTTCTCTTGATTTTGTTGAGTGATTACAATAGCCATTCAGGATACGAGGCATTGCCGCATCCAACTCCGCCTTGTTCTTGTGACCGATTGCACGGCGAACACTATCTGCATCACCGCCGCTCATATCACAGAACTGTTGGAGGAACGCGATGGTCTGTTCCTGAAAGACAAGCCAGCCCAGGCTATCTTTTAACAGCTCGTCGATTTCAGGCGACGGATTATGATTTGCTTCATGCCGGAAGAGCTTGTCTCTGTAAGAAGCGCCACCGGGTCGAATGGCTGCCGTGACCAAGCTCAAATCTGCAATGCTGTGAACATCGTATTTTTTGAGCGAATCAAAAGCGAAGTCCTCAACGAACTGGAAAATGCCAACCGGAGACGTTTTCATATCTGCCCAGACTGCCTGGTCATCGAAATCCATTTCCCAAGTGTGCGGGTACGGAATATCAGCCAGCTTACAGGTTTTATCAATAACAGACACTGTATCAAGACCTAGGATATCGTACTTTGCCAGACCGACTGCATGAGACGCTTCCATGTCAAGACACAGAATGGGCAGCCCGTCTTTATCTTGGAAGACACCATACCTTTTATAGAGGTCGATTGGAGCGATGATAACACCAGCCGGATGATGTGACAGAGACACGATCGTTCCTTGCAATCCATCAAAGTAGTAGAAGATATCAGGATGATCTGTACGACACTTTTCAGCGCTGGCATCGTATTCCTTTTTCACTTTTGCGATCCGATCAAGGGAATAAGGATTCCTAGATTCGTCTGCATCCGGATTTTCGCGCTTCCAGACCTTTGCAAGAGCTCGTCCAATCTCGTCGATTGTCGCTTTTCCTGCCAAAGTACCCATAGCCAGAACATATGCACACTTCTCACGACCGAACGATTCAAAGATGTGGTTATAAATCATGGGACGATAAGCATCTGGCACGTCGATATCGATATCACCAATCTCGACACGGTTTTCATTACAAAAGCGCGAGAACACCAGATTCCAGCGAGCCGGGTCAACATCGATGATGTCTGTGACGAATGCACACCGAGAACCTGCAACAGAACCACGACTTGGTCCGAACGGAATGCCTTCACTTTTGCCCCAAATCATCAGGTCGCTCATAGAAAGCATAAAGCCCAGCATGTTGGTTTTCTTAAAAACTGTAAGCTCCTCTTCAATATCTGCCTTAAACTGTGCGACTTCAAATTCAGGAATGATACCGCGACGAATTTTGTCGTTCAGCATATCATGGGTTCGTTTGATGTAAACCTTAGCATCTGATTCAGAAGTCCCGGTCAAAATGGGATATCGTGCCTTTGTGCTTAGAGTGAAATCGTTGACACTATCGGCCATCCGATTCGTATTCTCAATTGCTTCCATCCAGACTTCACGAGGAAGCGCATCTTGCACAGTGAACGCATCAACCAGTTCATTGTAAGATTTGAAGGTTAAATCAAATTCGTCCTCACCAGTGAACTCGATTCCCTTGCCCATCATAAGAATCTTACGGCACTCTGCTTTATACGCATTCAGACTATGGGTATCAGTTGCAGCAATCAGTGGTTTGTGATATTTCTTAGAAAGCTCCCAGAGATACTGGTTATATTCCTTTTGATCGTCACAATCGTGATACTGAATCTCATAATAGTCATAAGTCTTGCATAGTTTGTCATAGACTTCTTGACGAAATCCATCACATTCTGACGTGTATTTACGAAGTGGACTTGCCAGACAAGCAGAGATTTTGATGATGTTATCAGACAGACCAAAGAACTCTTCAAAAGTAATGCGCGGCTTATAATACTTGTGGTCAGCATCATAAGATGTGCCCATTACTTTATTTAGCTCCAGAACACCACGAGCATTTTTGCAAAGAAGAATCGTATGGAAGTTGTCGCGAACTTTATAGCGTTCAGCATCCATCATTTTACCGATTTCCTCTTGTGCTTCCTGTGGGTCCCATCCTTGATAAGATTCATAAACCTCGTCTGGAATCTCTGGATAGTGATATATCTCAGAAGTAAGATACACCTCGCAACCAACGATAAATTTCAACCCCTTCTTTTCTGCGTACTGTTTCTTTTCAGTCCAGTTAAGGTTGTAACCATGGTTGGTAGAAGCAATCGCTTTCATCCCGTAAGAAGCAGCGAGATCAACATAGTCTTCCCATTTTGTACAAGAATCAAGGAGCGAACCTTTATCGTCGTGCAAATGGTATACAACATAGTTTTGCTCCATGAATCCTCCTTAAAACAAATCGTCTATACCGACCACGCTTGGGTCTTTTGCCGCATAAAACGGCCGTTTGTTGATGCAATCCCGAAGCGGTTCACAGGTTTTGCGATGACCACAGAGATTGGTACAAAAGAAATTGGGATTGCCATTTTTTTCTTCGATCTCTCGTGCAGGCCATTCGCCACTGCGTTTCCGCTCCTCGAACTCGTCCGCTGTTTCGTTTATGTAATCGATACATTCTTTGCGCAGTTCATCGGTGACAGGATACGGTCTGACATATGTAGTCAATTTGAACTGGCAGCGAATATCTTCCGGCAGATCATTGATATCGTTCGATTCGATAAATGCCTGGGTAACAATTTCGATCTGTTCACTGTCGTACCCGGCGGCTTTCATTTTGGAACGAACTGTGGACCGCAGCGTGTAGCCCACTTTGCATCGATCGAGCACTTTTTCTTGCTGCTTGGCCAGCTTGCCTTTGCCGGTTTGGTAAACGACTTTGCAGTATTTCACCATGATCCAACAAGGAGCGGCCGTTTTAAATCCGGCCTGTTCAAGCGCCAGAGTGTACGCGACCAGCTGGCGGCCATAATGAAGCAGATCTTCATCCTTAAACTGACTTGAAGTCTTGATATCTAACACCTGTAGCCGCCCGTCTGGCATAATACGAATCAAATCAGCGTAACCTTGAAGGTAACGATCATCACGAAGCTTTAGAATGAGCAGCTTTTCGATTTCGTATTCACCCTTTGGACTGACCCAATCACGAGCCATACAACGCATGTTTGAGATCCATTTATCGCGGATGCCATTGCCGCCATCTCTCGTTTTAGGAAAATCAATTCCAAGCATATCGAGTTCATCCAGACCGTTTTCGATGGCAGGACCGATATCCGCTTCTGTGTTCTTCCCTTCAATGATTCCTTCCAGCGTATCGTGGACCACAGTACCAAGAGAGGAATACACATTGGCGCACTGATCTCGCGGCTTGATATAAGTCAGATATGCATTATATGGGCAATCGTGGATCGTACTCAGCTTTGAATAGCTGTACACCTGTGCCCCTTTGTCATACAGTGCCTGTAGCTCAGGGGCTATTACTCTTTGTCCCATTTACATCACTCCTCTACCCATTTCACATATTTTGTTACGCCCTCTTTGTAAACATCCTTACCAAGATCAGCGATATTCATTTTGGAGCCCTCTTGAATCAACCCGTCAGGCCAAATGTATCCAACCTTTGTTTTTAAGATCGGATTGTTTACGATAAGTTTTTTGCATTCGTTGACCAGGTGCTCTTCTTCAAGCCCTTCATCGTAAGCCAGAATGATTTTCTTTGGCAGCATTCGTTTGATGTATTTGGTTTGCGTATCTGATACATGACAGCCGCATGTTGCGAGGGCAATATTGCAGCCGAACGAATCGCACTGCTGGACTGCCTTTTCAGATTCAAACAGAACGATGTTCCCTGTTTCCTGAATTCGATGATAATTCTCAGAGTATCCAAACAGTGTTTTACTGCGTGGACAAGCGATCAATGGATACCAGCGTTTATCGTGTTCACACTCGTAATTGGCGCGGCCCATGATGCCGACCAAAGAACCATCAGTTGCACGCTCTGGGATCGTGATTCGATTTGATTCCACATCATAACCGACACCGAATTTTTGCTGAGTATCCAGGCTGATGCCATCTTTGATGAAGCGGAGATTGTATTTGTTGGCATACGGTTCCAGAGTCTCCTCCGGGTACGTTTTCAAATCTTCCATCTCTTCTTCATAGTCAGGCATCAGTTTTAGAAAAAAACCACCGAACGGCCAATGCGTTTTGATGTTGACCTCTTCTTCTGAGATGCCAGCCTTTTGTGCAGCGAATTTCAAAGAATCTGGAAACGAACATCTTTTGACATCCATAATCAGACTGAAAAGATTCCCCTTTTGGTTTGTAGAGAAAACAAAGAACCGAAGCGTGCCGCAATCAAGCATACAACTGGTTGGATTTCGCTGCTCTTCCCGAGCGAACCGCAGATTATTTTTGAGAGGATTGAACTTGATATTTTCAAAGCCAAGTGCTTCAAGGATCTGAATGATTTTGTCTGGCTGATTTTCAAGCTTAGACGTTAATACATTGACATCCATTCATATCGAAGCCTCCCTTCTTATTTATCTGCGGTCGTACTGGCCATGGTCATTTACAATGGTACAGAAACCAATTTCGATCCAACGGTTCCAAGCTGAATCCCATTGATAAAGAAGGGTTTGACCATCTTCATCAGAACGAGTTTTATTCAGAAAAAGAACCATATATTTTTTGTCTTTATCCATGATGAATGGCTCTTTGATTTTTGGATTATCCTTATTCCGCCGATAGGGATTGCAATCAAATTTCTCACCGGTGTACTCATCCTGCCAGGCTGGTCTTGCAAACACAGCTTGAGCCACCACCTCTTTTATCTGTTTTGAGTTTGACAGACAAGTAGCATCAAGCCAGCGCTGATTCGTAGTATGTAAAGCCAACTGGAAAGTACAGATCATAGCGACCTGTTCTTTTGAAACGGTATTAAAAATGCGGCGACTGTTCATCAACAAGGCCTGCCACATCTTATCATCGACACCGTCATCCGATTTCATGGTGTCGTAGATGATTGCCTTTGTGCCGGATCTTGCAAGACGCTTGATGTACTGAAGCACCTTAGAAGTATCGTTTTCGAACATTTTTACAAAGCGAATATTGGAATACTTTTCTTTTGTAATGGCTGCTGCCTTACGAAGCATCTCCAACTCTTCCTCGTTAAAATGACCAAGACTGAGCTTTTTACGAGTGATTTTCCAGTAGTCCAATTCTTTTGTGAGTATGTGAACCAGTAACATATTTTTATATGCCTTGCTCTGCATCTCGTTTGAAATAATCGCAACGCCTGTGCCGCCTTCTGCAAATGGGAGAACCATATTTTCAAAGATAAAACTTGATTTTCCTGTGCCACTGTGGCCAGCAAACAAATACATATCACCAACAGGAGCACCAAGTGTCAGATAATTCAATAGAGGTGCTCCGGCTGCATAACTGATTCCCTGATCCATGCCGGCATTGCACTGCTGGATGTATTTTTCATCAACAACAAGATTTTCGATCTTTGAATCGTTGCCGGTTGTCAGCGCCACACTGTTATTGAGCAGCTCGAAAGTGTTATACACATCTTCATTCGTGGCATCATCAAAGCGCTCCGGGTGACTGAGCAGATCATCATACTTGGTGGCCAAGATTTTGAGCGTATTCATTTTGGCGATTTGGTTGTAATAGCTATCCGTATTTTCCGGATCGACCAGATCCATCATCGCCTTACAAGCACGCCAGCCGTTCAGCTCTTCGTAATGCCGACGGAGTGTGGGTTTGTCCGCCAGATATGTATCAAGAGTGATGTTATCGATATTAGAAAAACCCTGCCGACGAATGCCGCGACCGACCATGAAATAGAAAACCTGTTCTTCACAGATCAGGGTTTTATCTGTTCCTTCGTTGATGTTTTTGTAATCGTCGTATCGCTGTGGATCTTTCCACAGACAAAAAACAAAGCTTGCTTCGGCCTGTACACGATTTGCTTCGATCTTTTCAATCGCCTTGGTTAAATCCATAAATCGTCACCTCCTAGCAAGCTGCTAACATCTTTTCCTTTGTGTGCAGTACCGATCATTGACAGGTCGATCATTGTATCAAGATTTGGTTCTGCATTATTTTTGACAGTCTTTTCTGCCTTATCTTTTTCACGCCGGTAGACAGCGCCGATATTGTTGCGAATAATCGCCATCAGATAGCTGCACTTCCCTGCGTCATCCTCGAACTTCTTATTCTGCATTGCCCACCGAATCGACTTTTCGTTTTCATCCATGGTTTGTTGAATGATTTCATCCGAGTAGAAATCCAGTTCCTTTAGCCGGCGAAATACGATCGTTGGCATTGGCTGACCATTTTCCGGGTCATATCCAATAAAATCCGCGATCGTACTGCACAGCTTCTTATAAGATTCCATCGTGCGGCCTGGCTTCTTTTGAGGAGCGGGCTTATTCTTTTTCGCCTTTTCCCTGCGCCGCCCGGCCAACCACGCCTGATAAACCGCTTCCGATTGAAAGTAGCGATTGTTTGGCGCTTTATAAAATTGACTCCTGGGGCCTTGCACCCCGGTAGCCATACATTTAACTGTAGGTTCCTTTGCCATATTTCCTACCTCAACATACCCACCGTCCCGCCCTGCGTATTTACTTCTGAATGACCATATAAAGTGTGAATGATTAGACCAAAGAATAAACGCGTTTCAATGCGTCAATAGGAAATTCTGGATCAGAGAACTTAAGACCGACCTCATCGCGGATCGCCTTGATCTGGGCCTTAACATCGGCAGAAGCGTTACCGAAACGATCCTGAATTGCGCTGATCCACTCTGCACGGTGAGGCTCGTCCTCTTCAGCCTGAGCTGCTCCAACATACTGCTTTGCACGTTCAGCCTGTACAGATTCGACATCCTTCTTCTCTGCTGCCTGTTTCTTCAGATCAGCTTCGTAAGAACGACCGCCCTTATCATGCTCTGCCTTGATTGCATCAGTCAGAGCTTTGATGAATTCATCAGCGTCCAGAGGGATGCGGTCCACAATATCAGCGAAACGACTCTTGGAATCAACCGAGAAGTTGTCATCACGGAAACAAATTACACGACGCTCAGATTTAACCTTGCCGACGATTTCCTCTTTGCCATTAACAACATTCTTACGGCCAGTTTTCACCTTATCGATATCACGATCAACATAAGCGACACCAACGATATCAACCTTGTTCTTCAGCGCATTAAAGTACCGCTTATCCATATTAGTAGACAACATGGAATAGCTTGCCAAAGTAACAGGATCGGTGATATCGGTCTTCTTAGTGTGACCAATAATAATAGGACTAATACCAACACGCTTCAGCTCCCACAGACGGTTTGTAACCAGCTCGATTGCCTTGTCAGTGGGGCCATTAAACCCAGAGAAAGTCGCTTTGAAGGACTTGGTGCGCTTATCGGGATTTTCACGATTCCAGATACGGACAGTTTCCTCTTCTGCCATTCGCATCAGTTCGTCAATAGTATCAATAACAACGACTTTCAAATCGCTATAATCGGAGAAGCGGTTTTCAATGATATCCATAGTGACTTCATCAAAGTGCTCCCAGTCCCAAACAGGCTCCTGAACGATACCTTCAATAGTGGCTTGGTCTGCTTCCTTGCCACAGGTCAGAAAGATATAACCATCGTCCCCTACCATCTTTTCACAAACCTGCTTGATCACAGTAGTTTTACCAATGCCGCCTTCACCCATCAGATAGATACTGTAATCAAGTGGATTCAGGCTAATTTCAGTTTTCTTACCAAATTTACGCGCCATTATGTATTCTCCTCTTTCAAATTTGCATTTCTTGCCCATTCTCCAAAATATTTCTCTTCCATCCATCGACGTTCTGCGATAGCGTCTTCAATATTATCGAAACGGGCTTGAATTGATTTTCCGTTTACAAAAATCTTCGCTTCGTATTTATTACCATCAACTTTTCTAACACCTAAAATGCCAGTATTATTGGAAGAATGAACATTTAAATTCATTCCATTTTCATGCTGAGTTGCAATACGGAGATTAGATTTTCGATTGTCGGAAGTGTCTCCGTTTTTGTGGTCAATTAAATTATCAACGCCATTATATTCACCAACATCCATTACCAGCCGATGCAAGTTGATAACGGTTTTACCGTTTGGATCATTATAGAGGTTCGCAATAATATAACCTCTATTCGCTTTTCTCCACGAATAAGCTTTTATTTTTTCATAATCTTCCTTATCAAAAAGAAATTGATCGCCATTGTAAGTGGTGCCAATACCATATTCTTTAGATTCAAGATCATAAGTTGATAAATGTTTTGATGCTTCTACCGAAACATGACCACACGAACACGATTTACCTGAAATCAAATTTTGCTCATGGACTGTTCTTTCAACTCCACAACTACATACACACAACCACATGGGTTCATGTCTCCCATCTGGTCTTATGTAATCAGCGGCCTTCCTGATTACAGTCCATTCACCAAATTTCTGATTGACCAGGTTTCTATTTGTTCGTGCGAGACAGCCACATGATTTAGTGTGACCGGTTTTTAATGCTCCGCCCTCGATAATAATTTCTGTTCCACAATCACAGATACATTTCCACATTGGAAGATGTTGGCCTTTAGGCGTGATGGAATCTTCTACCTGCTCAATGACAGTAAGTTTTCCAAACTTCATTCCAGATAGATTTTTCTTTACTTTAACCATTTCAACACCTTCTCTTATTCATTCCATGGTAAATCGACAGGATCAAAACATGGTGTCGATATCATCATCGCTGTCATCCGTGGCCTCGACTGCAGGAGTAGCCTTTGCCTTGATCTTAGCCTTGGAACCGCCCTTCATCATATCGTCCACGCTTTCATCAACCGCTGGGGTCCAGATCTCATCCTCGAACTCACGAGCAGTGTAACCAGAATCAGCCGCAGTCTTGCACTCCTCAAATTCACCAGTCAGGATAGGCTTTACCAGACGCAGCTCCTTTTCCCGATCACCGAGGATATTCCCACGCGGCTTGAAATCTTCCATCTTAGAGATACCGAGTTCGACCTGTTCCCGCTGCTGTTCAGTCAGGCTGTCCATAGTAAACGGAACCTCTTCAGCGCCATTGACGACTGCGATCTGCCAGTTCATATGGACAGGATTGCGAGACTTGGTTTCCAGATAGCGCATCTTGTAATCGTGGATTGCCTTGTGCTTCGGCTTGTCCATATCAAAAACAGCAGTATTGAACACGGTGTCGATCTGGAACATCTTCTGTGCGCCATCTGCCTTAGACCACATCGGAGTGTAGCAATGCATCATAATCTTGCCGTCATCCTTCAGAGTGGTTGTATCCATGCTGTCCTTGTCGTAGTACAGGTCCAGATTCATAGTCAGATGAGGAACTTCCTTCTCACCAGGCATGTACACGTTCTGGATCTGATACTCGCGATAAACCTGATCCTTGTATTTACCGGTGCCGGGACGCAGAACGAACTTACCAGTAACAACAATATCGTCCTCATAACCGGCCAGAGCGGACTCCAGATACTCGATCATATCCCACTCGGTAATGAACTCCTTGCGCTCGCCCAGATTCACTGTGAACTTTTTGGTGCTGGCAACAGTCTTGATCACATCTTCGTCCAGACGATCACTCCACGCGACCTCGATATTGTTTCGGTCAGTATCCATGGTCTTGATCTCGTCATTCTTAAAGCCTTCCAGCTTGACATAACCGAGATTGTTTCCGGCTTTGATACCAAAGTTAATACTGATCTTCTCACCCTTGTCGTAGGTGTCGCGCTTCACGAACGGGACCTTTTTGGAAACGGTGACCTTTCCGCAAAAGCTAAAGCGAGAGTAAACGTTATTTTCCTTACTTGCCATATGTACCTCCTATGTAATCAGTTATCAATAATCGGATTCTTCAGTAGTCTTATGTTCCCACTCCGGCACCCTTGGGGCAAAGGGAACAACGATGGGCTCGTGTTTGCATCTGGACATAAATTCATCTACCAGCTTGTCATAACAGCCAGAGCAGAGAGAAAACTTCATCTTGTCCCCATCACGCTTGCTCCCGTAGAAGAAAGGCAGTTCCAGGTTACCAAGATTGATCTCATCGCAGGTGTCCAGAGTCTTACCACAAAAATTACAAGTCATATTGTTTTCTCCTATCTAATTTGACGAAATGCTATCGAATCAAATCAGGAGACGCACGTCCATACAGCATCTGTACTCCCCTTTCGATTTACTATTTATAAATTCACTTCAGCTCCATGATGTCATCAAAGAGCATCACGTATTCATCCGTGTATTTATTTCCATGGAAGTGGCCAAAGTACCACATCGGCTCTTGGTACGCCGGGAATAAGGAGTAGATTTCATCAAAGAATTGTTCTGTTGACTTGTCTACTGTGTTCTGATCAATACCAGAGATAAAAAGCTCAGTTGGCTCGAACCGCAGCGGGCAGGTATGGGTCAACATAATATCGATTTGTTTTTCCACTGCCATCAACCGTACCAGCCCCTTCGTGAGTTCATTTGGCTGTTCGTCCGGCCACCAATGCCAACCGCGCCGCAGACGATAATCCTTGTCGACCGAATAAGCACCGCCGCAAACAAGTGCAGTCAACACACGGTCGGATGTAAAAATCGTATATACAGCACCGTCGATGGCAAAATACTGGTTAGGGTGTTCTGCGTGCCACATCATCGGACCCTGAATCGCACCCTCTGTGACATCGATCTGTTTATATCCATCTGCTTCTGTAGGACGCCGCTCGTGATTGCCATGAATACAGAACAGTTTTGCAGGGATTTCATCCGCAATATTCTTGATATACATCTCCTGCGGATGATCCTCGCCATAGTAATTCAAACCAACATCGCCCAAGCAGATAAACCATTCTGCGTCTGAATGCACTTTACAGAAACTTTTCAGATCATAAAATCGACTTGGGTTGCCATGGATATCACCTGTCATATAAACTGCCATCTGGAAACTCCTTTTCAAATTAAGACGGAAGTGGGCTTACTTTGTCATAAATCGTCCATTCATCAGGACAATCACAATGCGGAGTATAGAATCGGGTACAAAAATTCCAGTAGATACAATCATCGCAGCCCAATTCGTTTTCGTATCTTTTTCCGCATTGATAAATAAAGTCCCGAAGTGCAATTTCAAGTTGTTCTGGAGTAGTCATCTGTGAACCTCCCTATCCGATTTGTTTTTTTGGTTGTGCTAGTGTGACTCGAACACACGATCAGGGAGTCAAAGTCCCTTGCCTTGACCGACTTGGCTATAGCACATTATATAAGGCGGCACTCAGTGCTACCTGAGCACCGCCGTGAGTTTTAAATCTTAGAAGTTGGGCCATGGAAGAAATAACCAGCCGCAAAAGAAGCCAGCATCAATCCGCCCACAATCCAAATTACTTTACTGATTTCAATCCAGATCAATCTGAATCACCTCAGTTCTCGATTCGCATAAAGCTGATATCGGTAGACTGGTATACGCTTGCATCCGACTTCAGAGCACCAGCAGCCTTGTCGGCCTGATACTTTGCATTGCCAGAGCCTGTAATAATCAGTCGATTCTGATCAATACCCTGAGAAGCCAGATAGTTGGCAACAGTCTGAGCACGATTTGCAGAGAGCTGCACACCGAACTCGGTCTGAGTGTCCGCATTGATATTGCCGTTGATAACGATCATTGTGCCATCCAGAGTCTTGGCGATATTTACGAAATCATCCAGAACAGAGGCTGCGCTGGCCTGATCGGTGAACACAGAAGAATCCGGGACAAATGTTACATTGGCGGTCTTGCTCAGCATGGAATCATAATCCAGATTGCCAGTGACCTGCTGGGTGATATTGGCACGGATTTCGTCACTTACAGTCACCTTTGTGGTGGCATTTGCGGCGGAAGTAGACTTAAAATCACCTTTCAGAGCGTCAATATAAGTGGTATCAAAAATCGTGTCCACAAGGCCGCGATTGACAGTTTCACCCAGAGCCTCCCAGATATCGCACATCTGGTTATAGATCATGGGAGCAGTATCGTTTAGAATGTTGTAATTGTCCTTCCAGCTGGCCATCTTGGCGTTGGCATAAGTAGCGTCGATATCTGCATCGCTGGAAGTAGAGTACATCGGGAACACTTCACGAGCTGCGTCGTAATTGATGGGCTGATCATAAGACATCAGAATACCCTTGACGAACTTCTTGACAGTATCTTCGTGAGCTGCGGCCCAATCGGCATCAAACACAATGCCATCCATAACCAGAGAAGAAGAAGACTTGGTATCAAAAACAACGGTGCTGTTGGTATAGGTCTTGGCCTGAGTCAGGTACGGCTCCCATGTTGCAGCAACATCGATCTGACCAGCAAAGTATGCTTTAGCAGTATCATCTGCCGTACCGAACATGATCAGGTTGTTCATAATGGTTGTCTTATCCGCATCGGACAGGTTGGAATTATTGACAAACCAAGCGACCAGGGTTTCGGCCTCAGAGAATTCAGGAACGCCGATCTTGGCATTGACCCACGAATTCACATCCGCAAACTGAGTGGAAGCGATAATACCGTCTCCGCCATAGCTGTAGTTGGTAAACACCGGCATGATGATATTCTTACCGGCATCCGTAAACTTCTGAGACAGGAACGCGACACGGTTCGTAGTATAACCAGCGGCCTGCAGATCACCAGAGATCAATGCATTGCTGGACTCAGTAGCATCGTTGATGACATTGATATTCACCTTGATGCCGAGCTGGTCAAATACAGAGCCGGGCTGAGTGGTGAGACCTCCATTTGCGGTGATACAGCTCAACCATCCCGCCCACTCATCCAGAGACAGATTGATCGTGTCGTCGCTGGTTGATGCATTCGTGGTGACATTCGTGGCAGGCTTATCAGACGCAGTTGGTTTTTTCTTGTCGAACTTAATCACACCGCCCTTGATGCCACCAACGACACCAATAGCAACAGCCACAGCAAGGACCACACCAACAACAGCGCGGCCAGCCTTAGTCAATTTGAACTTAGACATGTTATTCTCTCCTATTTAATTTTGATTTTATTTCTTGGACTGAGTGTTCAATCCAGAAGACTTTGTGAGGGTATTCAGATCAGGAATGCTGTAAGTTGTTACGTTTGGATTGCTCCTTTTGAGACTATCCAGATACGAACTCACCTTATAATCAGCAGTATTTGCGTCCGCTTTATCCAGCTTTCCCTCTCGACTAGTCTGATACAGAACCTTTGCACCCGCTGCTTTTTCGCGACTTTCCTGAAGGCCATCACGGGTAGCGTTGAGCATTTTATCGGTGCCGGTAGATGCACGCAGACGATCCAGATTGGAATACACATCTGCGACCTGTTCGTTCGCCTTCAATTCGGCCACCACATCCTTGCTTTCGCGCTTCAGAGCAGCCAACTGATTTTCAAGCTTTTCCTTGATTGCCTTGACCTCTTCCGCCGCTGGTTTCATTTTTTGGAACTGAGCAGATAGGTTCTCGGCTTTATCGAGCTCTTCCTGTAAAAGACGAGCGTAAGTGGTTGCGGACTCTTCATCACCGCGACTCATAGCAGCCTTTGCACGTTCATCGTAACCCTTCGCCTGCTTTTGACAGACAGCGTAGTTATCCTGAATCGTCTTGAGCTTGCCCGTTAGGTCTTGCAGAGTATTGCAGGCATCTGTGTATTTCTCAGTCATCTCATCGATCTTCTGAGCATAGATAGCGCGTGCACCATCTGGTGTCTTGGCTGTATCCTGCACAAAGACCTGCAAGAAACCACCGGCAAGAGCTTTGAGCTGCTGACGGAATGACGGAAACAGAATTAAACTGCCAACAAAGGCGAAACCAACACAGAGAAAAGTAAACTCAGCAATCGTGAAAGAAAACATTACTGGGCGACCTCCTTCCCGGCGGGCTCCGTCTTATCCTCTTCGATAAATTCCTCGATAGAAGAAATCATCTTGAGTTCATCCTGAACTGTATTGGTGATCTTTTCGATGGCCGCACCAGCTTCAACGTTGCGATTCGTCAAAGCTTCGATCTGTTCCTTCATAGATTCGATCTGCTGGTCGTTGCTCTTCATCTCGTCAAACAACGCATTCATCTTATCGTTACCAACAGCCCGCAGAAGCTCCTTGCGCTGCTTCGCATCAGAGATAATCGCGGCCGCATCATAACCAAGCGTCGTCATCAGGTTTTTAACCGTAGCACGCTTAGTCTTTGTGGGCATCTCAGACGGGAATGTATCGATCACATCTTTGATCTTGTAGACAGTAACAGCGTCGGCAGGGTTCATACCATTGGTCTCGTAAACCGCCCGGACATCAATGGTATCGCCCTCAGGAACCTCGACCTGAACCGGTTCGTCCTCTGGGAAATCTCCATTGATGTAATGATCTCCGACGCCACTACAAACGCGAAGCTCATTCGTGGTATCCGGCATATCATACTCAGAAGCAGCTACACCCTCAACAAGACCTAGTTTTTCAAATAGACTTTTCTTCGCCATAATTTTTCTCCTCGTTTTCTTTTTTTATTACGCCATAACCTACTTGCTTTCCATCACGAATCTCAACAAAATCCCCATAATAGCACCAATTATGTGACTCGATAAATTCAACAAATAAACTTATTGACTCCTCCCAGCTTGTATTATCTGGAATATTCAGACATCCCATAATTTTAATTTCATGTGCCATAATTTTCTCCTCTATATGATTTATATAATTGGTGCTCCAAGAGTTCCATCAGGCTTCACATAACAGCCGTCTCGAATCTCAGAGAACCCACCACCATAGTACCAACCATGCGACTCAACAAAATCTAAGAACACGTCTGTGATTTCATCAAAATTCGCGTTATCTGGGATGGTCAAACAACCACACAACTCAATTTCGTGCGACATGTTGTCCTCCTTATGAAAATTTCCACTTGAAAATCTTCTTGATACAGATATTTGTGATCCAGTCAAACAGAATACTGAAAATCACAATCGCCAATATTCCAACAAACACCAGAGATGTACGGCCACGAGCGGACGAAGTATAGATCAGATAGCCAATACCGTACTTCGCATTCACTGTCTCGGCCACTGCGATATAGGTCCAACCGATGGCATACATTGTGGCGAATGACTGACAGATGGAAGGCGCTGCGATTGGGAAGACGATTCGTGTTACTGTGCTGAACTTCCCTGCTCCATCAATGCTGGCCGCCTCGATCACATCGTCACTGACATCGTCCATAGCGATTAGAACACTTGGAAGCATAAACACAAAGCTGGCCACAAATAAGAAAGCGATCTTCATTTTCTCTCCGATTCCAAACCACATAGTCAACAGCGGATAGAAGGCAGTGACTGGCAAAAATCGCATTGCTCGAATTGCTGGATAGAGCAGCTTTTGAAGCGGATGACAGATTTTCATCAGACAGCCAAGAGGAATGGAGATGCCGGCACTCAAAGCGGCTGCCACCGTAATGCGAACCAGCGAATATCGGAATGCTTTCAACATTGTTCCATTTTGGATCAACAAGAAGAATTCCCGAAACACAGCGCCTTTCTGTGGAACAAAAATTGGCGAAGTCAGAGCCGCGCCAATGTCCCAGATAATCGCCAACAGAATCAGAAGAATCACACGATAGATCCAATCTTTCTTCGTCGTTTTCATTTTGATACCTCACAATATTTAATTTTCAAAAAATGGCCTGTACCGGAATTGAACCGATGTCTCCGCCGTGAAAGGGCAGCATCTTCACCTCTTGACTAACAGGCCATAACACGCGGCAAGCAAGATTCGAACTCGCGGATGTATTACCATCAATGGATTTCAAGTCCATCGCTTTAAACCACTCAGCCATTGCCGCATATAACAAGCCTTTTCACATCATGCTTGGGATGATTCTTGACAATCGCGTAACAACGTGATACACTTTTGCCAACTTAACTCTCACTAGACATACCAGTTCCTCAATGACGGACATTGTTCTCGCGTCTCGAGCGGATTGGAGGTACTTAGATGAAGCGTTAGGCGAAAGATTTTCTTGATGTCGCTGGTGACATTTGCAGTATCGTCGGGCTCATACTGATGGTTCTGCAGATGAATCACGTCATCGGGTAATCCTGACAGCTCAGTGGTTATGGCCGCTGGGCTGTTTTCTTTTCTCGATCTCTTTATCAACATCTTCCAGAAAGCTCATCCAGTTTTGAAAATCAAATTCATCTCCAAAATTAGACCCTTCATCCAGACGCTGATATAGATCCCTCTGAAAGCACCATAGCGTTTTATCTGTCAACTCGCTCAGATGCGGTGTGATGAAATCGATCACAAGACCAGGCATATATGTTCTGCGCCCGACTGCGTATCGAACAGCACAATTACAAATGGCACCGAAGTCATCATCATACGGATCAATCATTGCCATAATGTTCAAGCTCCTTCCTGATTTGTTCATTTCTGATTTGATTCGTCCTGTGCTTTGCGAGACGCTTATCACGAAGTTTTGCCTTTGCCCAGTTATTTCGAACTCCACTCCAACGTCCGTATTGATGTTCAAATTCATCAGCGCCCCAGCCTTGATGGCCTATGATGCCTTTATAAATTTGCTGCTGTTTCACAAGACTAGCTCCTTTCTTGAGAAATAGGGATACTGTTATGTAATTTGTTTGGCACGCCCAGCAGGATTCGAACCTGCAAAAAAATGACAGTTTTAGAGACTGCGGCTTTGACAATTAAGCTATGGGCGCATATCTGCTGTCTTTCCAGCTGTCATCGGTTTATGTTTTTGTTCCTTCCGCAGAACTACTAACAATACCATCACATTAGTCGCGCGCACTAATGCTGGCTACAATAGTTGCAACTCGAAAACTACTTACCGCGTGGTGCGACCGGTGGGAATCGAACCCTAACGATACTCAAATTAAAAGTTTGATGCCATACCACTTGGCTACGATCGCATATAAAAGTCGGCTTACGCACCCTCGCGAGTTGGCATCATCACCGATAATCAGGGCTGCCATTGTAATAGTAACCGCCCCTAAAAGGCTAATCCTTTGTTCTGCGCAATTTAAGAATCACTTACTTGGTGGTCCCGGCTGGAATCGAACCAGCGACACGGGGATTTTCAGTCCCCTGCTCTACCGACTGAGCTACAGAACCACGAAGAGGTCCTAACCTGACTCGAACAGGTGACATAGAGATTAACAGTCTCTCGTTCTAACCAACTGAACTATAGGACCATAAGCGATTCGGATGGGGATTGAACCCACGACCCCTAGCGTGACAGGCTAGTGCTCTATCCTTCTGAGCTACCGAACCATATAAACGGCAGGTATTGTTACGCCCCTGCCAAGGCGCTCACCATCTACCAGCCATGTGGTAAACAACGGGACTTATGTAATCGATCCACAAACCTGTGCCCATGGATTTTATAAATCTTTGACCTGTATGCTTTGTTCTTTGACCTTTAGCTAAGAGTTTAAGCTTTGAACTTTCAACCTTTAACCTTTAATCGTAAACTTTAAGCTTTCCGTACATCATCTATAATTGAGCGATATAGCGCTCGATGTTTTTGGATATCGGATTCGAACCGATGTAACAACCTTTATAGGGTTGCGTCTTAACCTCTTGACTAATCCTAAAACCAAGTATTGTTCTTTAGAATATTTGAACACTTGTATTATGACGGCGTATCAGGCCACCTTTTATAAGTGACGACTTGCTTTTTATTATTTTGATTTCGCCAAAAACAGTGCTGTCACCAGCAAAAAGCGAACGATCACAGTTTGTTATTTTCGATAGACAGTGAATACAGTGTGCTTTCTGAGAGATCAGTATTCGATGGTGATCTCTGTGATTGCATTGGAAGCAGACAGGACTGCATCGACCTCGGCTTTGAACTTATCGATCTTGGCGGCGAGTTCATCCTTGGCCTTCTTGATGTCAATACCATCGATCAGAACCATAGTTTCGCGCTCAATATAACTGTCACGTGCGTCTCGAATAGCCTCAGGGTCCATGTTGCTCTTTTCAGAAGCAGATGCAAGGCCCTTAGTGTAATCATCCGCACGATCACTCAGACGGGCATTGGTCGTTTCGATCGTGGCAATGGCGCTGGAATACTGACGCTCCATCATAGCGAGCAGCTCACGCTTGAACTCGATACCGTGCTGATTCATATAGATAGCCTCCGCAACAGTATAGACAACACCATCAATGGTCACATGAGTCTCTGCATTGGACTTTGAGATCGCACGCTTGATCGCATCGTGACGAGCAATTAGATCCTTGATTGAGTCCAGAGAACTCTGTGCGTCCTTCTTGTAATCCTCGATTGGCACACCGTTCAGCTTTTTCATGCTCTGCTTGGCTGCTGCACAGAACTTGGCTCCAGAAATCGTCTTAATGATCCGATTTTCCAGAACCTTCAGCTCGGCCAGACCACGATGGATTGTCATAGTTTCAGTAGTCATAATCATTCTCCTTATGTAATTTATAATCTTTGACTGCGGTTGCCCGCTGTTCTAATGGTGCTGGAGACAGGGCTTGAACCTGCAACCTGAAAATTACAAATTTCCTGCGCTACCATTGCGCCACTCCAGCATATAAAGGTGGATTCACTCCACCGATTGATCAGATCAAACAGACGTTTTTCTGCCGCCCGATCTTTTTCCTACTGTAAGGAATCCATATAAGAAGCGAGTTCGCTCTGATATGTAAGCACCTGTTGATGCGTCTGGTTGGTGTACCGACCCTTCCTCAGGTACTGTTTGTACTTCCCTGCCCCGATCTGGTAGCGAAGAAGCGCCGCCGAATCGTTGCCAGTGTACTGCTTATGATACGCCAGCAGCTGAACACCACATCTGATGCCCGTTCTATCATCCAGCAGTTCAGACATGGATCGAACGCCAAGCGTCTTGTTGAGATAATCGAAGTTGACCTCGTTGACCTGCATCAGACCGTAATCGACTGTGCCGTTTGAATTCACATGAGTCAGGCCGCTTTGGAACCTACTTTCGTTATAGATCACACCGAGCGCCAACGAATAATCGACATTGTATTCGTCACATACAGACTGCGTATACGACTTGAGTTCATCGCTCCAGCCCTGATATGTCTCGACCGGACCCGCTGCTTCACCGCTGAGCAAATTCGTCAGCAGATAAACGCCGGTTACAACAATGGCTGCAATCGTCTTTCTCATTTCAATCACCTCCTATTCATCATAATGACAGTGTAAAGTGTGAATGGTAAAGGAAAAATTCAGGGGCTGGTCAGGCCCCTTCATTTTTATAATTTTCTTGCTTTCTCGCGCATTATTTGATACTTTCGGAATGTAAGCGGCGTATCATATTGGTTCTGTCTGAATTTTTCCGCGACATATTCGATACCATACTCATGCTCTTCCGACATGATCTCATAGAATTCGCGCAGGTTTTTGATGGTGCTTGTTTTAACAAGGATGTTTTTATAGTTAGATATTGGCGGAAGCCCCTCGACGATCTTCTTTTCTCTTCGATACATGTCTTTGAAGTATCCAATTGGCACAGGATTATCGTTGGAACTGTCTCTGCTTGTACGAATAAGATATGGACCATCGCCAAGATTCATTTCTAACTTCCCAAGTTGCCCCCTTGCGTGGTTTTTGAGATATGTGGTCGTGTTTTTGGCTTTACAGATGATCGACCATGCGATATCGTGATCGATATATTTCCCGCAGACGGTTCTCGTGTCTACATCAACGTCTTTTCTTTTGATGACGCGAATCTCTTCGGACTGGAATCCATAATACAGCAGACACATGATTGCGCCTGTCATAATCGCCCCTTCTTCCGAGAACACAGAAACGACGTAGGTGAAGAAATCATCTTCTGATGGAAACACATAGTTTTCAGCCAATTCATCGGTACTCTTGTTTGCAATGGCTTCCAGCTGGTTCTTTACACGCTCAGAGCGGAAGGTGGAACTGGTGTCTTTCTTTTTCCATCCGGACATTTCCATGTCAAAGAACGGATGCTGATAGTACCGCTGCGTTGAGAGCAAACCCTCATCTCTGCACCACATAATATACTGCTTGAAAATAGACAACACAAAGATGCTGTAGTTTTCATTCAGTTCGGAGATCCACCTTGAGAACAGATCATTTATAAATTCTTCGTCTTTGTCAGACTCGATCTCATAAAAGTCTTTCTCATACTTCTGTTCGAACACGGCAAGCTTATGGAAAATGCTGCGGACCTTGTTATACCTGTTCTTACTCTTAGCAAGAATGATATATTCGCCAGCGGAATCCTTAGCTGGATCTCCGTTGGAATCTTTTTCGCACATTTTATCCAGAATAAATCTGGTCTTGAGCTCTTCATTATAATATTCCGCACTCTGTCTCATCGTTTGATATCTCCTTACACAGTGGGTCGGTATATGAACTATTAGATTCATTGTACACTATGTAAGAAGATTTTGCAAACAGAATCGTAGATTTTATGATGCAGAGACCAGATTTGTACTGAATGCCGCCGCAAGCATCGGACACTGGATCACCATGGCGTTCGCTGCGCGCTGCCAGTTCTTATCAGAGAACGTTCCGATTGGTTCGCTCAGCTGAGAGTTTAACAGCGTATCGCGGCCTTCGATCACAAGAGTGGACTCCTGCGGTAAGCCATCGACTTCACCTACACCAAAATCAACATGGACCGGATTACGGCTGTTCCAGCGCTTTGTAGTGAAAGGAATCACCTCACACTGGCCAGAGTTTTTGTTGTAGACGTTGTTGCTGACGATCAGATAAGGGTGAACGCCATAATATTTATGGACAGTTTTTCCTTCCTGCTTGATATCGGCAACATAACCGAGACGGATCTCGCCGATTTTGGGGACACTTGAGCCAGCCTTAAACATATTATGACCTCCTTGCTGACCATCTATTTTACTTTGTGTCCTTATTATACCATATTCATTCACACTTTACAATACCAATTCAAAAATTTTTTAAAAAAAGTGTGATTGGCTCCTCTGCATAATCGGATGTAATAATAAGGCGCTCCGACTTTTTCCCCCTCTCAACTTCACAAGAGAACACGTTGCCTGTAATGTTGCAGCAGCAACAAATGATGTCTGACCTGGGGTCAAACTGGCATTCGATACTGATGTAGCTGTATCGCTTGCCTTTTTTCAGTACAACGCAGGATGACTTGGCTTTGATCATACAGACATTTTCTTCGTTCCGGCTGCCCCAGAACTCGATGATGTCATATGATCGGATATGTTCGTACATTTCCTGGGCAGTATATGTGATCCGCATTTTGCCCTCCAAACAACTAAAAGATGTCCTGCTTTTCTAACCAAATTCAGTTCGGTTGTTATTTTACCACAAAACATGGCGCATTTCAACCCGAAATAACAACTTTTAATTGTTTAGAACAATCTGCGCCGTCTTCTGCCATGAACAGCATCGTCTAGCATCTTGTTCATCAGCTTCTCATAGTTCACGCCGCAGACTTCGTCCAGGATGGCATCGTCATACGAGATACCCTTGGCGTTCAGATGATCGCGGAACCAAAACTTAGTCTGATAATAGGGACCCATACGGTCAGAATAATCGTGTGGCCATTTACCAAGACAATTTGGATGACAGTCTGGAATGTTATGCCATTCTTTGCGAACGCGATCATGCATCTGGCGGATTTCCGAGTTTGACCGGTCAGTAGCTTGTGCTGTATAAATTTGATCCAGCTCTGCCTGCTTTTTCATCTGTTCAATTCCGTTTTTCGCATTTACTGCGCCAGACGCTCCCAGCCCCAGTAGACCTAAAACAAACGATACTGCTCCACTCATAATAAATCACTCCTTAAACAAAAATATCATCGCGGACTTTCGGTGTATAACACCGAGTTTCCAGGCGAACGATTTCAGACTGCACCCTGCCGGTTCCCCAGTCATCCAGATTGAACTTCAGCACCATTTCGATCAGGCTCATCGCATCCTTGCACTCGCGGCGGATCTTACGCGCCTTCTTTAGTTCGTTCTCCAGAAAGCAGCGCTGGACTGCGTTTGCCTTGACAAGTTCAATAGCGTGCTCCAGATCATCAATCTCATCTGTTGCCCGAGTCAGATCAGAATAGAGGTTTGCATACATCGGCTTTAAGCTGCTGAGAGTTTTATCGACAATTTTGAGACTCTTTTTAAAATCAGTCATCCACTCTGAATCTTCGACAGGATAAGATACAGGATCGAACCGCTTTCGTTCTGGCTGTGCGGGAGCGACCATCTCTTTTAACTGTGCCGATGCTTCCTTGACTTCGATTTTCTTTGGGAGATACCCGGCTTCTTTATATGTACGCGGCAAACAATTCAATACGTTCCAGGCTTTGCTTTCTGCATCATACTGCGAGGCCAGGCTTGAATCGTATGTTGTTGTGAATTTGCCATTCGGCTTTTTTGTGATATAGGTGTGTCCGTTGGTAAGAACATACGCCATTTATATCATCCTTCCTACATTATTATAATAGGGGTCTGTAAAATCCTTAATGCTCTTTCAAAACAATGGACTGGCCTCGCCCCATAACCCAGCAGTTTTTACCAGCGTAAGCACAATCCTCGCAATGGCCAGAGCACTCATGTGCATCGGCCGGCGCTTCACAATATCCATTTTTAAATGCCACATAAGCAACTGGCAGATTATAGGGGTTGTTTACATTATAGCCAGGCCAGGATGAAAAGAGAATATGTAAATTGCTGGGAATCGTACCGCCCGCTTCCACAAATGTGTTAACCAGATCATATTTTTTGGTGAATGCCAAAAACTGGGTGCGAGGCAACTTAATTGCGATGCGGCACATCATATCGAAATATCGTTCATCCACGATATCTCCACTGACATGCCACCGAAAATAAAAAGACCCATAAGCAGCTGCAGTCGCTTGGACTTCAAAGCCGTCAGGGTCTGTTAACCACAGATTCAAATTGTTGTCATAGGCGTTTCGTACTGTGGTTCGCCAGTCGAAGTGACTGACATAGCACGTTTTTGCGCACGGAACGCCTGGAGCACATGTTTTGATACGGGGCATCGAGATCGACTTGATACTCCCCATCTTGCTGTTTGCGTTCGACACTGACAGCTTTAACATATTCAATTTTCATACCCTCATCCGTGGAGGGTATACTCCTTTCCTATAATTATATCATCCTAATAGTCCAATAAATTACACTTCTAAAATTGGTTCATCAGGCATCAATGGCGCAAATTTCGCTTCCGCGTCCAGATCATAATGATATGGGATATCAAGACGATCTAGTTCTTCCTTAAAAATTTCAGCCAATTCATCTGGCGAATAGTCTTCGATTTTCATTTTACATCACCGTTAGCGCCATTCGATTGATAGTCACAACTAACTCGTTGACACGGTTTCTATCGATGGTGTCCGGCAAAGCAGTGTTCGCCTTATCATACTGCAGGCGCTTTTCATATTCTTTGTGGAAATCTTTTACATCGTGCTTGATATAACCGTTTGCAGCCTGGAATTCGCCGTTTCGAGCCATCATCAACAGGTCGTGATTTTCCGCCCGATTCGTAATGATTTCACCTTTTTCCAGAATATCAAAGACCATAAGGTAAAGACGAATCATATTCATAATGGTTTTGTTCATTCGCTTCTTTGTGATCTGATCTTCTGGGTGTTGATTACACCATTCGCCCAAAGTGACTGCCTTCTTGAACAATTTATCTGCAAAGCCACCAAACGAATACACGACCTGTCTGGACAGGAACAACTTCTTATTATCCATCAAAAGCTTTGTGGCAGGATGATAGCTGATAACAAGATCGTCAGCATTCCCAAGCTGCTCCAGCATGTTCGGATTGCCGCTGCACATGAGCTTGACTGCTTTGTTGAAGCTGAATACCGTTGTATCAGTAGTTTCATCGACCCAGTGATCGAACGTGTCCATGCCAAGCAGCTCATGTTCTGTGTTAAGTGCGACACCCCGGATATCAACGTCTGACCCTTCCACATTCGTTCCATAGGCGTGGCTGCCGCCAATGGTCAAAAACATCACTTGCTTGCCCAAATTTGGATTGGTGCGCAGAAAATTATACGGTTCGCTTGCAATGATCGATTGCAATTCCTCTCGTGTCATTTTTTATCACCTCACTCATCCATCAATACTTTCCCAGATTTCCCCACGATAGCGATGATAACTATAGCCATCTGTAAACGTCTTGATCATATATGTAAGATCATCGAACGAGAATTCGCCGGGATTGATCTTGAGCTCCGGAATAGTGTCAAAATCAATATCGCAATCCTCGCCAAGTTCATCCCGCAGAGATTCGTCCGAATCATACCACCAGAAAACCGAGTTGCAAATCATTTCGTTATCAAAATCAATGATCAAATCGCCCTCAGACCAGTATTTTTGCTTGTCCATTACCTGCTCAGAGATTGCAACAAGACCATCGTTGCGGGAGCCATCGTCCTTAAACTTAACATTCGGGAAGCGCTTATCGAACTCCGGCTTATCCTCAAAATCGATACAGCCTCCATTGGACTCCATGAAGCGAACGATACGCAGGATCAATTCGTCCTTTGACGTGGTATCTTCCCATTTGACATTTTTAAGGATCTTCTGAGCTTCGTCCAGTGCGCTGGTTGTATATGCAGACCAGTGATAATAGATCGTGGCAATATCCTCATCAAACGCATGGACCGTAATAACCAACCGCTGTCCCATTATTTCAACTCTCCTCTTTCGTACAGTCGCTTTTTATATTCTTTTGATCTTCTGTGCGCTTCCCGCATTGTTTCTGCATCCGGACGATAATACATCCAGTGTGTTCTGTTGTATTCGTCGTTTTTTCGTTTTGCCCGCTGATCGACAATGAGCGAAATCGTTTTGTGCGAGACATTGTACTCCCGCGCCAAACCCCGAAGTGAGTATTCGCCGGTTTCAAACTTACGGGCGATTTCTTCCTTTTTAGCCTTGGTCAACTTCACCCGACGATCCTGAGTTTCTGATAGCCGACAGGTTTGCCACTTGCTTGCCAATCAATCATCCTCCGATTCCGCGAACGCCGATTCAAACTCATCCTCATAACTTTCGAGCTCTCCGTTATCATACTTTGCCAGAGCCTGCTGCATTGCATCGTCTGTATCTTTTGCATCCTTGATATGTACTTCGTAATAGCGATTTGCTGTAATATATACTGTGTATCCCATCTTGCCATCTCCTTTTAACAATGACAGAGCAGCCACGAAACCAGATCATCATGCTTGAACCAGCCCGCCGGGAACCCGCGCCAGTTATTTTTATCCGTCCAGCTCCTGGATTTCATCTGGCCGATTTGCTGAAGCTCTACTGAAAGACGCGCCATGAATTTCTTGCAGTCCGCTTTATTCTTCATTGCTGTCTGCATTACAAAATTATCCTGCAGCCTGCCATTGACGACCTCACAGATCGCACATGGACAGTTATGACAGTTCTTTTCGGCGCACATCAAACAGGGCGACATTGTAATTCCTCCTTATACACCATCAATATGGCTGGCCATCATATCAGCGGTATGAGTCCATAGCACATTAGGATATTTTGCAATGGCATTACCATAATATTTCCACTCATTGGTGTCAGTTTCATATGCACCCATGTGCCAGCGGATACACGCGACTTCTTCCTCAGTCAGAGTGATGATGCTTGCCAGCATACAGATCGACTTCTCACCGTGATGACTGAATATGGAATCGGTTCGATAGCTATAATGATACCCTGTCGTCACAAGATCAATCATATAAGTGTTATCAAGCTTGTATTGATCTGTCTTACATAAATCGTGAAGCAGCCCAATGATAAATGGAGAGCGTGGATTGGCCCATTTTAGACCGAGCTTTTCTGTTAAAGAGACCAGATTTTTGGCAACGGCAATGCTATGCTCGGCCAAACCACAAGGATGCGCGCCATGATATTTTGTAGACGCAGGAGCCAACCAAAACTCATGTTCGTTCAGCCATTGGGTGAGTTTGATATAATCATCCCACGTCAGATATTTTTTCGGATCTTCATAGATCTCACCTTTAAGTTCAGTCTGCTTCTTTTCGATTTCCTCGCTCATATCTATTCTCCTTTACAAATTATTCTGGCGGCGGTTATGTCTGCCCCAGTACCGCCAATCACCTGGCATCCGGACGTTAACCGAAAATAATAATCTCTTCCATATTAGGCTCCTTGAATCTTTTTACAGCTTGTATATGTCATCCAGTTATCCCAAACGATATCTTCTTGATGCATGTCTGCGATTTTATGAGCTTCAAAAGGATCATTTGCTTCAACCAGAATGTATCCTTCGACTTTTACATCTACTCTGTAGCGCATGGTTTACACCTCAAGATCAATATCAAAAGAAGCAGTCCCGTCTTCGTTCTCCCGATAATTCATTTCAGCGAGAGAGTCCATACACTCCTTTAACCTCTTTTGCGTGTTCTCTACATCCGGATGGCTTAGAAGATACCGGAGTCGTTTTGCTCCATCAGCACTCAAAATAATATCTTCATTAACGTAGTGCATTTTATTCCTCGTTCACGATCTCGATCTGGCACATCTTCATAGCTGCCAGCGCATTCTTGTGGGACTCAGGAGTCACACCGGCACAGCAACTTGCATCCACAATGATAGGAACCTCAGGTAGTGCTGCCTTAAGCAGAAGCGCGTTCGAAATGACGCAGATATCCGTGCAGAGGCCGACCAGAGTAATGGAATTGATCTTAAAATCTGCCATTCCTCCAATTGTAGAGAAATGAGAGTCGCATAAATCTTCCATTAGCAATGTCGAACCGAAAGTTCTCTTTTCGTAAATTTTTGCTTGTGGATCTTTCATTTCCGGCAAAAGATCGTGTTCGATTTCATCAACAAATAACCAGCCCCTCGTATGTTCAATACAATGTTTTACGGGAAGATGTTTGCCTTCCTGAGTTTCGAGGTAGTTGTCATAATGCGTATCCTGCGTATACAGAATTTCACCCTTCCAGCTCTTGATCTTCTCCACAACCTTCGGCACAATGGCCTGCGCTTCAGGAGTACCCAGCGGACCAGTGACAAAATCGTTCTGCATATCGACAACGATCAGAACATCAACTTTTTCCTTTTCCATTTTGAATCCTCCTTGATTAGAACCACCAATTAAACAAGGTCGGGTCATACGTAGGCATCGGCAAATCCTTAAACAAATTTGCCTCGTGCATCCGATCAATCTTGGCAGCCGTAGCGGTGTCACCGCCGAAATCACCAGTACGAATATATTTATCAAGAAAATCATAGGTGAAGCCGAAATTATCCTCGTCGGTCTTTCCAGTCAGTCCATCTTCCGGCGCTTTCTCGATGAACTTTTCAGGAAGACCCAACTCACGACCAACGGCTTTTACCTCAGTGACAGTCAGCTTACTGAGAGGACTGAACTGACCAAATCCATCCCCTCCCACAGTTTGCCATCCGACGAAATTTTCTGAAGCGTTGCAAGTGTTAGCTACTCGCCCATTCATACTCTGACTCACCATGAACAGAGTCGCCATACGAATTCGTGCCGGCAGATTCACACGAGCCTGCTTGGAATCGCACAGACCAGCCGTCCGCCCATTGGCCAGCAGTGCGTTCACAGTCTCGGCAATATTGATCTCGAACGACTTGATGCCAAGATGCTTAACTAGTTCCCGTGCCACATCGATATCGCTCTGAGCACCTTGGGGCATCAAAACACCGATCACACGGCCATTGCCCAGCGCTTCACAGCACAGAGCAGCCACGATGCTGGAATCCTTGCCACCAGAGATACCGATCACCGCGTTGCAATCAGGACCATTCTTGCGGAAATAGTTCCGAATCCACCCGACGATTTCATCTTTGGTTTTTGCTGCGTCAAATTCATACTTGCGCATATTATTTACCCTCCAATCTCCACAGTTCCACGTCAACGTCTTTAAATGTAAAATCGATGATTTCTTTCACAAGCAGCCATTTTGCGCCGCCACGAACACAGCCGATTCCATACGGCATAGCCACTTTAACTCCTGATGCCTTGGCGATTTTGGCTACTTCTTTGAATGCTTCAAACAGTGCGCCAACAGACGTGTACTGCTTTCCGTCATATCCATAACTGTTCTGACCGAAGCAATTGACGATCCATCGAGAACCTTTTTCATCAACTGGAACCATCTGAGCGACACCCAGCATTCGTTCAGGACAATCCTTGTTGCTTTCGCAGTAAGTGTGATATTCCTCGTACACCTTTGGATACCGCTCACGAACTTCTTTGGCAACACCTGACCCCATAACGCCCTGACAATTCACCTGATGACAGATGATCTTAGCGTCAGAATCAAACACATTACCTTCTTTGATTACAACAGCCATATTTCACCTCCGATTTAACTCTTTGATTCCAAAATATTGTGCTCCTCGTTGACTGTGCAGATTAAAATTCTCAAGGTCCTGCGTCCACACCATCACGTTCAGATTGTCAAACGCTCCTGCCTTAATCAGCTTCACAGCATCTTTCCGCTCACCTTTCCAGATAAGTCTTTGATTACTCCAAAACTGAAGAACCGACTTCTCCATCAGAATTCACCTTCCCACAGACGATCGCGAATTTCCTTCAGACTGTACTCTTTGACCATAGCCCCATTGCGGAACACAGTTTGCAGAAGATTACCATCCGAATGAGCGGCGTGATCCATCAGACCATCAGTACAAACCAGCTTTCCAGAATCATCCTTAGTGACATAACACATACCCTTCAGACTCTTCTTAAAATGATCAGTGTCGGTCTTGGGGTCCTTGAAGATCTGGATTTCTTTGCCGTTGACCACGCCATAAGTTGCCTTGACAGCCATGCCGAACGTATCGCGGGTGAACGGCTTCAACTGGCCATTCTGCTCGATGCACTGCATAGAGAAAGAGCCAACACCCAGGCTAACATTGTTGCAGGCAAAACCATGCTCCTTGAGTTCGGCATAAATCTTTTCGCACCGCTGCACCGTAATGGAATCGCCGTACAGTGCCTTCACATGAGGATCGAGCACCTTGTAGCCCTTACTGTTGACTATGCCGCCAAAGATATCCCACAGATGATAGACCGTCTGCGTAACGATTTCGACCGGATCGCCAGAGTCGCCACGGATCAGCAGCGTACCATTATGAGCCATGATTTCATCCTTGAGCTGCGGCAGGATGTTATCGACCAGATTCCAGTAGTCGTAGGAATCAGACACCATACTGAAACTCATATTGGGATACAGCTCCGTCAGCGCCCGGCGGATGAAGGTGATTTCATCGCCATCGACTGCGAAGTTAGAACACATCACACTGTGCTCGGTACTAACAGCGCCAAACGCAACGGGCTCTTCTTCACAATTGCAGCGATACATTTCCTCCAGATACGGAATCGCAGGGACAGTAGCCGTATTCAGAAAACTCAGACACCAACCGGCGCTTGACTTAACTGCCGACTGCATACACTCCTGACCACGGAAACTGAAATCACCCAGAGCACGAGCATGCGGCACGCCATCCTCAACGGTTTCATCGTAATACTTGTCCACGATATCGCGATACAGAGTTCCGACCGTTGCAGAAATCATCGGATGCCACAGCTCAGAACTCATAAAAGATTCGAGGAACTGCGGAACCCATGCGAAATCAGGATGCGTATTGCTCATCTCCAGAAACGGTACATGGATGGGGCAACGAGTACCTTCTGGCAGCGCCTTGATTTCAACAGGAAGATATCCCAGATCATGTAGCGCTGCAATCTTGCTCAGATCATAAGCATCCTTGCCAATGGTCGCATCCAGATATCGCTTATACTGAGGAACTACAATACACTTTGGTTCGTCGAAGAAGTTTTCGTTGAAATAGTTCGTCAGATAATCCTTGCAGAATGCCTGAATACCGAACACAACGACTTCATCCACGCCATCCAGTCGGCTCATGCGTGGAGTAAAATAACTAACCAGCTTGGTAGTGCCGGCCGGAAACTGCTTACTGTGAGTCGTCTTGTAGAAATCGCACAGCAGCATCGGGTTAATGTTGATCATTTCAAATCCTCCTTAAGTCTCAGCTTTTATCGGCGTTCACAAGCGTTCTTAATGCAACAATCCCCATTGAACACGCTTCATACTTCTGTACATCATTTTCGTCAAAGCAGTTAAATCCAGCTCTCATATCGGAAAGTGTATGAATCGCATCCCAAACTTCTTCTTCGGTGTATTTATATGCCATATCTATTCAACCCCTTTTAGAACTTAACTTTTATCGTTAATCCTCCAGTCCAATTTCTGACCACATTGTCCGCAGTAGTGATCATATTGACCAATTAACGTTGTATTGCACTTTGGGCATCTGTAGCTTTCATATTTTGGATCAACTACGACTTTCTTGCTCTCGATCCGATTGAAGTAATCACTCAGAGCATCACTTATCATTGCTTTTTCAGACCAGTATGCATCTCCATATTTGATACTTTTCGTCAAGCGCTGATATGCACTAAGGATTTCACCTTTTGCATACTTCATATTTAGCCCTTCAATAATTCTTTTACAACCTGACTTCCATCGATTCCAAAGCAGTCTCCATACTTCTTTTGAATTTTTTCGTATTCTTCTCTTGTGCAGTTAACCTTGAAAGACATTTTATCTTTTGACGTATGAATTCGGAATTGAACATAGGAACCATCATAGTTGCCAGACAGTTCATGATAGAAATCTTCTTTCCACTCTTCGCCAAGAGAGTCATTTAGCATTTCTTCAACGTAGTCGGAAACGTACTCTCTGGTGGTATAAAGATTTTTAATCAGCTGTTCCAAAATCCAATTAAATTCGGCAATCACCTGACGTTTTTCGACATCGTTTTTAACTTCTCGAACTACACTCAGCCTGTAAAATTGATTGTTGGCATTATAGGTCATTGCAACCGGAGCAAGCCGCCAACCAAAATCTCCATCCGTATTAAAATGGATATCTAATGCCCAAACTTCCATATCAGTCCTCGTCCCACTTGTGTTCAAAAACAGTGATCTTGTCGTGATTGCCGGTGAAGATACTGTCTGTGGTATAGACCATATGAATCAATTCCGGGTCGTCAAACAGATGGCCGCGTTCCTTATCCAGAATACTGTTTTCGCAGTGGCTGACATACATATCGATATCACCAGCACCCAATTCCTTCAGCTTCTTGGCCGAATAGAACATGGTACCGCCGTAAGAACAGATATCATCGATCATCAGAACCTTTTCACCAGGCTTCACTTCACCAACAACATCCAGACCGAGAATTTTGCCCGTTGCCCAGTCCCGCTTTTTATCGCCATGGATGATATAGGCGTTGCACTTGACTCGCTCCAATGCCCAGTGAACAGTTTCCTCATATCGTTTCATTGCGCCGGCATCCGGGAAGTAGATCACATCAGGCTTACTTTCTTCGATTGCCTGACAAATCTCACGAATCGGAGTATGTACTTCGCACCGATCGATCAGTGCCGGAGCTACATCACTGTGAGGGTCAAACACAGTAACGCAGCTGAATCCACATCGATTGATTTCATCTGCGAACCACTTGAGGGTGAACACATCTTCGTCGTGATAGGCGCGGTCCATACGAGCATTCGGGATATACGGCATAAACAGCTCGACGTCTGCTCCGTTATCCTTTGCGTCTTTTGCGATCATAATGACCGTGGGAAGCTCGGCCATGGATTCAAACGTCCAGACGATGCTGATCACGTTGAGATAATTGATGGTCAGATCCTTCTTGATCAGCGGAGTGCCGTCAGGGAAAGAACCGATTTTATAATGATTTGCTTTGACCATATTGAGCCTCCTTAGACCATGTAGTGAATGTTTCTTTCACGAGTACGGGAGATGATGACTTTGACCACACCGTTGTCCTTTTCAAAAGCTTCATAGCGATCCTTTTCATCGTCATCACTCTTGGAATACGGATTGATCACATCAACCTTCTTGCCATCAATGAACTGCTCACCGTTGGCGGGGTTATACTGGATATCCTCGGTGTTGATGTAGCAATCAGGCCAGTAGCCATCTTTCAGCTTGACATCAAAACAGATACGCTGTGCGCCATTGAACATATCAAAACGCTTGGTGCAGGACGCACGGTAACCATCCTTGAAGATAACAGTGAGCTTGTAGCTGGTCTCGTTCATGTTGATGATATTCAGATCCTTGATGGCCTCTGCGAATGGAGTGCCCAGATTCAGTTCAAAGGCAATAGACCGCAGGCAGTCATAGTTCAGATCGATCTTGCCAGAAAAATCGACCACAGCAGGGATCTGATCGTAATACTTCTCTTCGAGCTTATCCTTGAGATAGGTTTCGACCTCATCAGCGCCTGGGTAATCGAAGCGAAAGTGATAGTGGAAACGGCCGGGACGGTTGACCAGATAATCGTTCAGGTCATTGAGCTGGTTACAGGTGACAACGAACAGCTTTTTGCCCGCGCTGGTGCCATCGAACAGACTCAGCATCGTATCCTGCGGACTTTCATTGTCCCTTGCCTTGAATGTCTTATCAAACTCGTCAAACAGGATCATAACTTCCTGATCGATGGATTCGATAAAATTGGCGATACCGCAGATATAGCGGTTAGCCAGAATGACAGGATAGCCCTGCTTGACGGCCTCGATTGCAATCATCTTAGCGGTCAGAGATTTGCCGATGCCTTTGTTGCCGCTGAGGATGACACCCAGGTTGCGATTGAACACTTTGAACGAATTCAGCACTTTGGCAACCTTGCCACTCTGGACACCATACACCTTTTCGTTGATGACCATATCGGGGCGGCGGGACAGATAGAAACCAGTCATCTCAGAACAGTGGATATCATAGGTACCCGCCGGAATCTTGTCATACGCCTTCATATCGTCGCCATACAGGAACAGATTGCTTGCGCTTTCAACAACTTTCATGTTTGATACTTCCCTTCTCAGTTCAGCTCTTCCAGCTTCTTCATCAGATCCTCGATGCCCATATCTTCCAGCGCCTTATCCTTCTTCTTTGCCACGATCTCCAGGATCTTATCGCGCTGTGCCTTCTTCTCGGCGGCAGACACACGCTCCGCTGCCTCAGCCAGCTTGACAGACACGATGTATCTGACGATATCGATCTTATTGGCCAGATCCTGATCCTCGGCGCTCTTAGTGGCCAGCAGAGAATTCTCGTCGGCGGTCTTCTTCTGACGGTTCAGCATCTTGAAGATGGCATCCAGATCCTCGACCCGCAGACTCCACAGATCCTCTACAGTCATAACGCCCTTGTAGTTAAAGCGATAGCGATTACGAGTTGCGATTTCAAACAGATTCTTTTCCATGATAATTTCTCCTTTCAGATTTACAAAAGCGATTCACAGTAGCATTCGTTGCCGATTTGGTCAGAAAACATGTCGTCTGTCCAGTAGCGACCTCTTGCTTTATATTTTTTACCATCGACCGTATCGACTATTTCTTCGATTTCGATAGTCTGTCCACAAAGCTCTATCATGTCTTCAGTTACAACATCTGAAACAACGTTCCTCCAAGGAGCGTTTTCTTTTCCACCTGATCGCATCCAATAACATTTTCTAAAATCTAAATCCTGGCGGACAATAACGACATCGCCTACATGATATTTTGTATCTTGCAACTTGTGCCTCCTTATAACAAAGATTCGCAACAACACTCATTGTCTGCAAAACCAGAAAACATGTCATCAGTCCATCTAAAATCATGCGTTTCTTCTACGATATAGTGCCCGTTAGAAGAATAATCTTTAATATGAACCAATTGCCCATGAAGTTCCGACATATCCAATGTCACAATGTTACTGTTGGCCTTTGGATAAGGACCAGACCTCATATCGTAAAAGGCACCATACTTAAGATCATCTCGAACTAAAACAGCGTCGCCTATTTTATATCGATACTCCATTTGACACCTCACAGTAGAGATTCGCAGTAACATTCATTTTCGTTTACCAGACCAACGAACATATCGTCTGTCCAGAAATCAGCATCAGGAGCTTCCGCGATATGATATCCACCATTTTTATACGATTTAATCGTCACAATAGCTCCTGCAAAAGAGAGGTGTCGTTTGGTGCACGAGGCCCAGCCACCAGGACGCGGCCCAGATCGCATCTTGTAACTATCACCATACGTGAGAGCTTCGTGCAGATCATTTTTTACAAGAACCTTGTCGCCGATTTTATACCTATATTCTGTAGGATAAGTTGCCATCAAATCACCACTTTCAGAACTCGCTCAGTTGCCCCCTGCACCTTAACGATGAAGCTGTTGTGCTGGGTCTCAGAGAAGCCAACACCGGACAGCTGGTCATCCACGGACTGAACTGCCATCTGAGAGCCCAGTGCCTCAAACACACGCTTATGCTGCAGCAGGTCTGCCTTCAGGAATTCATTGTAGAAACCATTGGGCTTTTCCGGGTTGACGCAATCCTTGAGCATAAAGAAGTAGTGACGGTTGCCGTTGCCGGTCTGCTCGTCCCAGTAGTTCGGAGAGTACATCGCCACAGACACAGGTACAAACTGATTGGAATTCACACCCCAGATCTCGCGGGTACTGGTAGAACTGGGCAGCAGTTCCTTGATAGAGAACTTACCATCCTTCAGCGTGACTTTTGCCACGGCGACATTCTGACCACCATGCAGCGGCTTATCGTAGTTGAAAGAGTAGATGTTTCCATCGAACTCGATCTCAGCACGGAAACCAGTTTTACCGCCACGACTAGCAAAACAATTCACATAGAAGCTGTATTCGCCTTCTTTCATCCTCTTAATGTCAGGCCAGGTAATGTTCTCGACAGCAACCTTATCCCGCGAAGGATGAGTGATATCCACATCCAGGCAGCCATCAGTACGAGGGTGCCACTTACGGACATAATAGATGTGATTCTTATCTGGTTCAATGCAATGAGCATCTTCATCGTTTTCATCCCATTCACCCGGCACATCGTTCCACTGAATCGAGAAACGCAGCACGCCATCCACCTTACCGCCAGCAGCCTTAACGTTTTCGCGAATATCGCTGTCTGCCATATTGCCGGTATACGCCCAGCTGAAACCATTGGGCCACTTGAACATGCTTGGCGCACTCTTATCCTGCGGCGCAATCAGAGATACCATGTTCTTCGAGAAGCGATTCTCCATGAACAATTCCAGACCTGCCGCAGTAGGCAGAACTTCTTTGACAAACTTTTCGATGCCGATTTCTTCTGCGCGGCCGAACTTCTTGGGATCAGTACCCAGAGATTTCGCCATTGCCTCAAACGGATTCGCAGCGCCCATCACCCGAGGAGCAGCATCACGGTTACAGAACAGGATGTTGTTGGCGGTGATATCATCCAGAGTGGCGAACCGACGAGCCAGACTGTTCATATAGCCCAGCTCAGTGACGGTTTTCTGTGCGTCCTCCAGCATTTTCTTGGTGAAAATCGCCTTGGGACGCTTATAGTTTGCAGGAGCAACCACCTTCTCAAAAGCAGTCACAGCAGCATCCACGTCCATACCTTCGCTCAGGTTCACCAGCAGAGTACCGATTGCTGTATTACGGATACGAAGCCGGTTCATCGAAGCTCCGCCGGGAGCCATCCAAACATAAGCGGACTTCTTTTCATCAGGCAGACGATCATACACTTGCTTATCGATTTTGAAGCCACGAACCAGAGATTCAAACTCCTTACCGCGATACAGGCTGTTCTGCGCAATCAGCTCAAGCACGGTGTCCACGGCATCCATGGTCAGCTCCTCCAGAGAGCGCTTGAACACATTGGCGGAATCACGCCACTGAGCCATCTTGGTAGGTACATCATCAGAACGCACAATGAACCGCTGGGGAATCTCGACAGCGAAATGATCCCAGGTGCGAACCGCTTTATGATCAGCGTCATACTCATAGTTCATCTCGGTGCCAAACTTGCCATCAGAGATCATATTGCGGCTGACGTAATACGGATTCACAACAGCGCAGGTTTTCACATAGGCAGCCAGCGCATCCACAACCGGCTGATAAACATCGGACTTGGTGTCGAAATCCCAGATGGTGACCATCTGACCATCCATGAAAGAAACCAGCTTACCGATGTTCTTCACGAAGCGACGGCAGCAGGAGCAATCATACTCACGGCGCTTACGGAAGATAGGATTCGTGCCAGCCGGGAAGCTGTCCAGATAGAGGTCATATAGCTTATCCTCATCTGCATTGGTGATAAACAGAGGTGCGCCATCCTTCACCATCTCATTGAAATGCTTCTGAATCAGAGTGCGGAATTCTTTGAAGTTCTCCATTATTTTCGTTCTCCTTTTTAATTACAGTAAACTGTCACAAATACATTCGGTCGGGCCTTCAAACATAGACTCAGTCCACCAATAAGGGATTCCCTGTAGTCTATAAAAACCATCATCATCAGAGTAATCCTCGACCTCATAGGTTTTGCCGCTATAGTTGATCATATCGTCGTTACAGAAAAGATCGCGCTTGCCTGCTGACGGCCCATACCAGACAGGATAATCGCGGTCGCCAACCAGATCCGAACGAATTGTTACCAGATCACCCGGCTTGTACAATAAAGCATCCATCACATTCACCTCACAACAAAGATTCACAGCAGCATTCGTTTACCGACATCGGCTCAAACATTTCATCAGACCAGTACAGATGATCAGGGTCATTATCGATTTTGTAATAACCCAGCTCATAAGAAATGATTTTGTGGACTGACCCCTTATATTTTCCGATATGATATACAGTCCCGAGTTCGCATCCAGCTTTGGGACCGGAACGCATATGATACTGCATGTTTCGATCAATATCGTCGCGAACTTTTACGAGGTCGCCAATTTCGTACAGGTATTTCCCTTCCATAATTCACCTCACAGCAGCGGCGTACAGATACATTCGTTGGGTGCTGCAAACATCTCATCCGTCCACCGATCGCACCCATAATCTTCGTCGATGTAATAGCGGCCATTGCGCTTGCCGGCAATATGAACCACAGTGCCAAGACGCTGCGCCTGAGAATAAGTGAGGGTGGCACTGACGTCATTTGCTCGGTAACCGGAACGCATATAATACTGAACACCGCGCTCCAAATCAGGCCGAACAAACACTTCCTCCCCGTTTTTGTACTGATAATATCTTGACATCGCTCTACTTCCTCCATTCCATTACAGCAGTGAATCGCAAATGCACTCGTCCACGACAAGCGGCTCAAACATCTCGTCAGTCCAGATGCAGCCATCGATTCCTTGTGCTTTATAAACACCACGATCTTGTACGATCTCCTGAATGACAATTTCTTGTCCTGCGTATTTTTTCATCCAGGAAAGAACCAGCCAGCACTGACCTTTATTTTTGCCAGACAACATTTTATAGTCTTCATATTCAAAGAGCTCAGGTTTAACGCGGACTCTGTCGCCTGGGTGATACATATAATCAATCATTCTGTTCCTCCATCATCGAACCAGTCCGACACACGATCAGACATTTCGTCCATCTTATCCTGGTCTGCCTTGACATAATGCATCGTGACACGGGCATCACTGTGTTTGAATTTCATCTGAAGCATAGCCAGCGCATCCCCTGCCTCGCCTGCTTGTTCTGCGCTGTGAAGTGCAGCCATTGCATAAGTTTTGCGCATGGTATGAGTGGACAGATCGATATCCAACTCACACGCCTTCCCTGCTTCTTTTAAGATCCGATAGAATCCGCGCACTGTCAGAGGACCACCCTTGCGACTGCGGAACAGATAATCAGATTGACTGATCTCGAAATTCTGTTCATCAAAATAATCCTCAAGAATGTCGGCTGCCATTTTAGGGATCTTGCACACATTGCGCTTACGGGTCTTTTCTTCGATCAGTTCGACATGCTCTTTCACACTGCCATCCTGTTCGTAAACATCGGCCGTTTTCAGATTGAGAAGATCGCCACAACGAATACCCAGACTGCACCCGAACACGAAAATCGCCTTGTTGCGTAGACGAAACTTGGGGTCGCCGTTGGAAGCAAGATAATTCGCCAGTTTCTGGAAATCCTCTTTGGAACGAATCGGATCAGCAGGCGAAGGTTTGATGCGGCCATCCTTTGTATAAAGGCTGTTGGTTGGCTTTGTCTTGCGCTTTTTCTTGCGAGCGGCAGCCACGATGTCCCAAATCATTTCCTTCAGCTCGGCTTCGCTCATGGTGATGTGAGCTTCGGAACCAGGCTGTTGCGGGAACTGAACTACGCGATCCTTGCGCTTACGTGCCGGTTCTGCCATTGATCTTCATCCTTTCTATGTAAATCAATATCTGTGTTGATATTTTTCTCTGTAACGCAGGTTATGAGTGTATAGCTCATTATCAAAATCGTTGATCATGCGGCACTTTTCTTTGTATTGGTGCTGCTGTGTCAGCTCAGTTTCGACGTACTGCTGGCGCTCCTGACAGTGATCGTGACACCCGGGATAACGCTTGGGAGCCACACAATAATGGCAGGGATTCTGCATTTTCAAATCATTCCAATCATAGTAAACTTTCGCAAACACAAGCAGCGCTGTATTTGTCCTGCGTCAGGAACATCTGATCCGTCCAGGCATATGATTTATTGTCTTCTTCAATGAAGTATTGACCATCAATATGTTCTGCGATATGAACGGTCTTGCCTTCGAGCTCTTTCATTTCGTCGACAACAGTGTTGTATGTTTTGGGATTGGGGCCGGACATCATAAAGTAGCTGCAATTCTTTCTGAGATCTCGCTTTACGACCACTGCGTCACCGACATCGTATCTGTATTTCATAGTTCACCTCACAGAATGCTATCACAGCAACACTCATTGATAGAAATAAACATCTCGTCGGTCCAGCCATAATCAGACTCTTCCAGAGTATATCCAGCTCCTCCGTGGCGAGGACCCTGAATCGTAAAAACCTTTCCAGCCTGATCTACCATTTGATCAACCACATTGTAGGTATAGTCCCCATTGTGGCGACCTGATCTCATGCAATAAATTTCACGGCAGTTCAGATCCGGGCGAATCATTACTTTATCGCCTGGCTTATACATCAATTCCATATTTCTACCTCATTTTCTTTTTATCAAAATCACTTTCTAAATCCGATGCTCTGGAAACGGGAGGACGCACGATCAGGGACTTCTGTCACGCGACCTGGCGCGTGACTTTCGTCCCGGATCGAAGGACGAGTGTTTCTTGACAAGGATTGTCTGAGGCCAGCTGCACGATCAGGGGCCTATGGCGGAGTGCAGCGGCCGATTGCTGGGGTATTCTTCTTAACATCCGCCTTGGGCGTGATGCTCGCTCTTTTGGAACGATATACAAAGTGATTTTTTGTTTACTGATTACTGATTGGGCTCATCGAATTCGATTTGTTCGCCCATGGATGCAGCCGTTTCACAGACTTCATCAAACAGGACATCTCTGCCGGCTTCCAACATTGCCTGGTGAATGCGCGGCTCTGCGGCGGCCACAATGGTATCACAGAAATTAGTATCGTCTGTGTTGATCGATTTCAGATTCAAACTTTCCACGATCTCTTTGACATCCTCAGGACCCCAGAACACCAGGGCTCGCCGATCCTCTTCGTAGACCACCTCTGTTTCGATTCCCGTGGAATAGTAGATCATATCCGCGACCTTTTCGAGCTCCTTCGATGGGACCTTTCCATCCCGGCACATAATTTCAATCATAGATCATCACTCCTTGTGTCTGTCTCCATTTTTTATGCAACAACGCCCTCTTTGGGACGAAGATCCTCTTTGAGCATCGCCATAATATCAGTGCCGAACTTTGCATTGTAACGACGGATCAGCTCGTCGATCACCTCAGGCTCGACCATGTGATAATAGTTGAGCTTGCCATTGAACTTTTGCAGATCTTCCAGTTCCCATGTTCTGCCGTGCTGCTTTGCATTGATATAATTCGTCAAAGCCGAACGGAACATTTTAAGATTGCGCCATCCGACTGTAATCTGATTGTCCTTGTTCCACATCAAGCCGAGACACCAGTTCTTGCTGGAGTGCCGGTTGCCGTAATGCGTTTTCGTTTCGTTCAGAGTAAACGGCGCATGAAAGAAGTTCAACGCGTCAATGATAATCTGCTGAATTTCCATCGGGTCAAAATGATGATAACAGCTGATGAGAATGTCATCTGCATATCGTGTGAAAGTGAACTCGCGATCGATTCCGTCCTTTGCTTTATAGCCATAGCACAGCTTGCGAGTGATACAGTGATCAAACGGAATCATCATCACATTAGTAAGCCACGGACTGATGGGAGTTCCCTGCGGCAGGCCGTTGCGAAGGAAGCACAGGTTGACCGCCTTTGCCAGTTCATCTCGGCCACGTGCATCTCGCATGATCAGAGCAAATGGATAGATCACACTCATCATGCCGAGCAGAAAATCCGGTGTCGTACTGGGAAAGAAACCATGGAAGTCGAACTTGACCGTCCAATGATTCTGATAATTGACGACCTTTTTCATGCCGGTCGCCTCATCAACGACGGTTTTATTGTGACCTGCCTGATGCTTACGGATCGTATCGATAAAGCTGCGATTGGGAATATATGCGAAAGCATTTGTGTGATAATCTACGATCATAAAACTTTTCAGTAATTCCCGCAGCTCCATCAGTGCATCATAAAGAGTTTTATCGGGCGCATCAATGGGTCGCCAGCCACCAGATTTCTTTGGGATCTCAAAGTGAGAATAGTGACTCGGGATATCACTGGATTCAAGCGTCGCATATTTCACGTTGTAGTCCACCAACTTCTCGATCATCTCGGGAACGTTGGTGATAGCGCGAAGTTTTGCGGTTAAATCGTTGCGACACACTGTCATTGTAGATGTGTTGCTGCCACCATAGTGCAGTGCTTCTACATTCTGGACACCGGCAAGAATCTCATCAAAAGTGATCTGCCGGGTCTTAGGAGGATTCAGATATGTAATGTACATTGTTTCTCCTTTATGATTTCATCGTGATCTAAATGGGTTTCTTGAGGCTAAAACGCGTGCTATAGGAGGTCCCGATCATGATTGGATGCTGAAATTGGCTATATAACCGCTTCCGGGCAATTCAAAAAGGTCGTTTCGAACTCTGTGGGAGCGCCGTCGGCAGGCGGTGCGAGCCCAGTTTTGCAATGTTGATGCCTCCAGAGGGAGGACCCCCTCTTCTTAACAATGCGATACACTTGGCTTGGCCTAAGTGCGCTGTTTATAAAAAAAAAACAACTATTCATCACGATTATTTATTTACGATTTTATCAGAACGCCATGACGCTCTCTTCACCCAGAATGAACGGGGTTGCAACGATCTGCTTCTTCAGCTGGTTGCCTCCCACGAAATTGATAAAGTTCGTAACCGCCAGACAGCAGATGAAACGAACGGTCGGTGCAACACCCTGAACGATGCCACATGCAGACACCGGTGTACTTACCTTTGCTTCCTCGTGAGTGAAGTTCATGGAGTTCTTCAGATTGTCGATCTGCTTACGATCCTTCCAATCGGCCGACCAGCACTGTGCATCATACAGACCAGTGCGGATATCGAACACACCGAGCAGCTCAGGATTGTACTTATTCTTCTCCAGGAACTGCTTGCGGATCTCGATGCTGTCCACGGCCAGGAACACATAACCCTTGACGGTTTCGCCCTGCCAGCCATTGGGCATCAGAACCAGATCCTCTTTGATATCAGGATTCACATTGCACAGAATGTTCCCCACAGCTTCCACCTTGGGATGGGCGATATCCTGCTGGAAGAACATCTGGTTGACGATATTCTTGGGTTCGACAAAGTCCATATCCCACAGAGTGAACTTGGTCAGACCGTATCGTGCCAGCAGTTCAGCCACAGTAGAGCCGACCGAACCACAGCCGATGATATGAATGCGACCCTTAACAGACGCAGGGTCAAACACCATTTCGATTTTGCTCAGATCCATTGTTGTTTCCTTTCTTAGTCCTGGAATGCGTCAGCGTAGGGATAGCAGCTCGAATTCCAATTGTTCATCAGGTCATTCGGATTTTCCTGATAATACTTCATCAGATTGGATTCGCTTCCCTTGCTCTTGGCTGAATCGATCTTAGGGGCGGCTCCACCCGTGACAGTTTTCAGCGCCGGGTTCGTCGTGGCTGCCGGTTTCGTTTCTGCTTTTGTTTTCGTGGACGCGGCTGCGGAGCTTGTGTTACCAACAAACGCGCCTCCCCGACAAGCTGTTGTACCCGCGCTGTAGCTGCCGGAGTAAGCTGCACCATTGTAGTTGCCGCTGTAGCCGCTGTATGTGGTTGTGACCGGCTTTTGGACGAGCGCTTCCGCCTGTTCGAGAAACCCTTTCGTATCGGCCTCTCCAATCGTCACCTTGACATCATCGCCGCTGTAGATGACATTGTCCGCCATGTCTACAACACGGACGTTATACTCCCGCCGCTTGTTCCAGATCATAAAGACGTAGTAGTCCTCAGAGCTCAGGGTATCAATGAGATCCCACTGATTCTGCATATCCACGCCGCTGGGAGAAGTGCTCATGTTCACATGACTGTGGCCCTGGAACCGCAGCGTATTAAAGGATTCATCGTCCAGCTCATACAGCCATGTCGTATACTTTTCCTGGTCCGTATTCACTGTTGCGCCCGTAACCTGCTGCGGATAAACCAGGATCTTGGTGATTTGGAAGTGAGTCTTATCAATGCGATTCACCAGACCATGCCAGGCGACCTCGGTACTGAAGTGATCGATCAGGGCACACATCTCGTGATAAGCTTCCAGAGTGAAATTCACTTCGACTGCGTCCTTGGCAGGCTTGGAAAAATTCTTGTTAAAGGAGAACTTATCCGCCTGCAGATTACCCAACGCAGAAGCCTGTGCATAGAACTCCTGCAAAATCCCTTGGATCAGTTCGTCATTCATCTTAACCGGCTGCATACTTCAAACCTCCTTATGCCGTTTCTCTGCTTTCGTTTTCCAGAATCTCAACTACCTGTTTGATGGTGTAGAGATTACCATCCTTATCTTCCAGACACTTCCGATTACTATAATCGCCGAACAGCTTTTCCATCATCCATTCGACGACCGTAGAATCCGTCCAGTTGATATAGGAAGAAGAAGTCACCAGAGTAGACAAAACGCCGATGTAATCACGACGGAGAGCCAGATCCTGAAGCATACCGCGATAGCCGCCGTAACAGGTAAACCGGTCGATATGAGGCTGAGGAAAACGATCCTTCATCAGGTCTTCTCGGTGATTCATATTAGTGCTTCTGACGGCTTCGACGCGGCAGTCATCATAGACAATCCACTCGCAGTAGACACGCAGATTGAACCGGTGCTCTTTCCAGATAGCCAGGAACAGCTTCTTGGTGAGATCCATATCATACGGGCTCTCCTCGTAGATGTAGCTGGACATCTTATCCTGCTTTTCGACATACTGCTTAAAGATATCTTCGTTGTAGTCATTCAGATAGCAGTTCACGCCGACCCACAGCTGATTGCCGGACTTATCCAGAGCGATAAGAGATTTGTTCGCCTTGAAGAAATCGACCAGCTCCTTCTCATCGTCTCCAGAGTTGCAGGCACGATTCCGGAGCACCAGAAGTTTCATCTGCTCTTCGTCCACCTGCTTCATGGCATCGCGGGCGCTGCTCATATAATCATTGACGTTGTTCTCTGCCCGGCGGACACGTTCTTCCTGATCGTGGATCGAGCGGGTGAAGTTCTGACTGCAGAATCCCTTGAGCATGCTTTCGACTTTCTTGCCGTAGAAGTCATAAGCTGCACAGATCTTGTCGATTGCCGCATTGAACTTGTCATACTTCTGCTCAGCCAGCATCTTCAGCAGATCGAGTTCATCCCTGGTTGCCGGGTGATCCTTGAATGCCCACGGAAGCAGACGAGGCAGACAGCTCATCATCATCTGCATGACCTGGATTCTCTTGGGCGAAGGAGCGAACACCATGGTCGCCTGCTTGGTTTCGTTCTGATAAACCAGAGCGTCACCACTGCGATCGACATACAGAGAGACATCCTCAAGACGAACCCAGCCCGCCTTCTTGTAGTCCTCGTCGAACATTTTCACCTGCTTGATGTAATCGGCTGCTTTCTTGTTGGGGATGAAATGGAAATACAGACCGAGCTTGATCTTTGTGAACGGACCACGCTCACCAGCGTAATAGGCTGCTGTCAACTTCTCATCATCCGGGAGCCGGATCTCGTTCTCGACCACCAGAGACTGCATGATGCCCTTATTCTCGGGATCAGCGGTAAAAGTCGCCAGCCGCTCCTCGTTCATCACTGCCCGGAGAACGGTCAGGACGGTGTTATCTTCGGTTTCGAATTTGTTCCTGCTCTTGATGTCAGAGAAAAATTCGTTGCATTCGTTCGAGCCGAGCTTCGTCAGCAAACCAGTGAATGCCATAGTTACTTCCTCCTTAAATTCATATCTTGCATTTAAAAAGCCCAGATACTGGACACATATAAGGCAGACTTTAACCGGCCTGCCAGCGGCTGCAATGCTACTTATCTGTTGTAACCAGAACAGATTTATATTCGGACTTTATTCGAGATTCACTCGAACGGATTCAGGATCAGACTCCGTTAATTCCTTAACGGGCGTTGTCCATCTTCTGAACACAGACCAGATAAGCTTTCTCGGTAACGTGCATATCGGCAAAGGTCTTGTCCATGTCGCCAGGCTGCAGAACACAGCCATCCAGAGAAGTCTGACCAGCAGAGTAGTTGATACCGTTCTCCTCCAGGCACTGACGCAGGGTAGTGTCCTCAGTAGCCATGACAGTCTTACGGTTGGTGTTGGTACCCACAGTGATCTTCAGCATAATATGTACTCCTTTTTAATTTGAAAAATTTATTGTTGAAACGTCGGATTGACGAATCATTTAAAACGAATGCCGGACGTATTGCGCTGGAACATCCGGCGTGGAACCACAGTGGCGCTCTTACCAGGCGGCGCTCTTACTCAGCGGCGGCCTCAGGCTCAGCGTCGTTCTCGATGGTGATAGCAGCGTTCATAGCGGCCTCATCAGCAGCGATAGAGCTCATAGCCTCGGCGATCTGCTCCTCGATCTTGGTGCAGTTCACGATGGCCAGACCCAGCTTCTCACGAACGAACTCGTTGATCTCCTCGACGGTGGTCTTGCCGTTGGGCAGCTCGATGCTCATGGTAGCGACCTTGGGAGTAGTGACGGAATTCTTTGCGAAGGTCACACCCATCTCATTGGCAGAAGCAGAACCGCTGACACCGATAGCGCAGACAGGCTCCTTCTCCTTGCCCTCGCCCTTGTACAGAACCAGAGCCTCGGGACGGAACTTCTTGACCTTCTTCAGGGTCTCGATGTCGTAAGCAGAAGTGACGAAAACGTTGTTGTACTTAACAGTTGCCTTCATAATATTGATCTCCTTTATAATAAAAAAATGTTATGTAAACGAGCCGGTTTGCTCGTTATACCGTTGTTGTTAGTAGCTCTTTCATATCGTCAAGAGCCTCGTCCCATGTGTCGGCCGACTGAATGAACTGGCCATTATCCGCCGACACGATTTCATAATGGCCGTCCACATACTTGATATGCATCCGTTTTCTCCTTTCATTTGACAGTGTAAAGTGTGTTTGGATGGCGAAAAAAAATTTAAAGCAGAGACTCGCAGCGGCATTCACTGGTTGACTCTACAGGTGCCCACCAACCATCATGCAGGTGCTCGATCAGGCGAAATCCTGGCTTGTTCCATGTGTACCCATCGCAGAGCTGCACTTGAGGACAATCGGTATCTTCTGTATACCCAACAACGATTCCCTCCACACCCTCATTGGCATCACCGGGACCACACGGAGACTCAAGCCTTACGCGATCACCGATACAGAATTTTCTTTCGTCCATGTTACTCAGTCCTCTCTATCCATTTCTTTGACCTTATCCACCGCATAATCGATCACGTCAGTGACATACTCAGTGGCGTTGTTGATGTTATCCTGTGTAAACATATCAGCGGCGAGCATCTTGTAGCAGGTATCTTCAGAAGGAACCACACAAACCAGAACCGCGACAACAAAAGTTGCAATTGCAACCTTGATGCAGAGTTTTACTTCTTCGGCTACATCTTTGTCTTTAAAGCCACGATCGTCTGCATCGCTCATAGTACACATGAACATAATCGCTCCTCCGATCATAAGCACGGTTAGAATGACGATTAGTAGTGTTCTGACACTATCTACGATGCCAATCCAGTAGAACACCCAAGGGTTGATAATGGAGTTCATACGGCTGTTCCCTCCTCTTCTTTGAAATTCTCAACCCTCATAAGCTGTTTCGTTTTTTCTCGATTATTGTTTTGCGTAAAAGCCTTAAACTGGGCTGCATAATAGTCAACCGGAATACAAAACACGCCGCTATCGTTATGGATAATATACAAGCCAGTCCGCTCAATGTGAAGGTAATTAGAAAGATCGTTGAATAGCTTGATAGATTCCTCTGTGGGGAAATACAGATAAAAAGTATCAGGCCATCCATACATGTCGGAATCATTGCCCTCACAATCCAGAGCAATCACACCAGCCTCCCGGCATTTTTGGTTCATTTCTTTTGCTCTTGTCAAATCACTTTTATAAAGATAAATCATTTTGCGTTCCTTTTTTTGTGTGTTGATATTCGAACATGGTGCGGCTAGAGGGACTTGAACCCTCACCCGAAGACCAGATCCTAAATCTAGCGCGTCTGCCAGTTCCGCCATAGCCGCTTATAAATTAGGTACACCTACACTCCCGATTCTCCAGGCAGGACAACTTCCATTTCGGACCACAATATCCGAAACATTAGGGCGCAACAAGGGAGTCGTGGCTATTTTATTGATCGTACTTTTACCACCATATACCTATTGGTGCCGCAAAGCTGAGTCGAACAGCTACTGTGCTCACACCATTCATCCTTCACCCTATCCTTGTCATGACTAAGAATTCGCTGTAAAAGAATCATCGTGATTATTGCATTACCTCTTACGGCATATAAAATGTTCAGGCCGGATCATTTTGCTGTTTAACCACTGTTTCGTATTCCCCGCTATCGTTTGTGAACTATCACCTTCGACAGTTTCGTGGCACCTGAACTCCCCATTTTGTTAGAGACCTAATGGGCAAAGCTGTCTTGCCTTGCGGCATGGAGCAGCGAATGGGAGTCGAACCCACATCTCCAGCTTGGAAGGCTGGCATATTAACCGTTATACGACCGCTGCATATAAACCCGGCTTACAAAGCCTTGTTGCTTTCGATACGATATAGACCGAAGCATCGTATCAAAAGAGCCGGGAATAACAAGAATGAGGTAAAAGGTCCCTGCTGAATAACATACCAAAAAGACAGGAACCCTGGTGCGATTGGATGGACTTGAACCACCGACGCGCATTCAGCCTGCTGCTCTACCAACTGAGCTACAATCGCATAAGATACTCGGCTTACAAGGCCAATTGCACCCTTTCGAGCGAGCCGAGAATAATTGACAAGAGTTATTATGTTACCCCTTTCGGGGTGGTACCGCTACTGGGATTCGAACCCAGATGATATTACTACCGTCGAATCTTAAGTTCGATGTGTCTAGCCTGATTTCACCATAGCGGCATATCAAAGCTGTCTGTCCAGCAGTCAACCGTCTTTCCGATTTGCCAAACCGTTTCACCCAATAAGCTCCCGACTCGATCGAGCCGGTGGTAGCCCCACCCGGATTTGAACCGGGAACAATAAGCAAGGTTTGAACTTGCCGCGTGTGCCAATTTCGCCATGGGGCCATATATGCTCGTCTTTCCGAGCCGCCACTGCTTACGCAGGTCACTCCTCTACTTCAAACACCATGTAGTACATGTGATTATCTTCACCATCGCCGACCGATGCTCCGATAACATACTCAGGATATGGATTCAACTCGCATCCACAAAAATCAGCGTAGGATTCAGTGTCAACTTTCACTGCATCTTCGTACCGAGCGGCCTCATCTTCAGGCATCCCATTGAGAAAGCACTGAAAACTAACAGCGGCAAAAGCAATCGCATCATCTCTTGATTTGAATGCTTTATCGATACTTACCGACTTGTAGATATCAGCTTTCTCGTTGGTGTAATCGCTTACGACGATGTACATCTGAATCACTCCTTATCAAAGATATCAGTATACTTGGTATACAGCTTACCGTTATGGAAGTAGGTATTGTAATCGCACTGTTCAATGTACCACCAGCGTTTCTGATGCCCAGCCTTCAGGAAATCGTGCAGATGATAAGTTGATTCATAGTTTTCATCCACACGCTGCCGGAACGAAAGCTCGTCGATTTGGTCTGACTCCTCAACAAAATCAGCAATGGCGTTGATGTCGTCCTCGGTCATACTGTCGTCCACAACAAAAACCACCCGAACAATTTCATCGCAAGCACGGGTGATCTTCTTCAACTCGCCGATGTTGTGAACGTGATACACAATTCTACTAAACATGCTGTACGGAAACAGCACAAACATTTTCGAATCATCCGTCGAAATATAACTGGTATGAAGTTCCAAGCGTCTCCTAGCACTTGAACAAACAGTAAATAAACCGAGCCACCAAAATTGATGCTCCCACCAATGAAACAGTGGATCTCCGCCACCAGATACAGATACCCAATTCATATCAGGATTTTCTCCAAGAATCCGAGACAGAGTGACCCATGAAGAGTTTTCATCTGTCGGCGTCATCTTGAGCTTGTTATTGCGGACGATACACTCAGGGCAGCTGTAGTGGCACCCGAAGTTCGTGATGATACTAAGATACTTATCTGCCATTTTTTGATTACTCCTTGTTAAAAGTAAGCTGAATAGACCAATAATCTCTATCGTTTCCAGTGTAAATCAAAGAGTCCAAAACTTCTGAGTGCCGATCACACTCGTGATAGATTTCTGGACCATGGCTCTGAAGCCATCCAGACTCCACTCCGAACTTTTTAACGATTTCTCCTTCATCAATGACTGCGATGCTATCGGAAACCTTATCTTTCGCTTCTTCAATCATCCATTCAACGATTTCTTTGATATCCAGATCTGCCATGATTCATACCTTCTTTCAAAATGTTACTAAAAAATGGTGCCGGTAGCAGGACTCGAACCCGCGCCTCTGTCTTATCTGGACCAAGGGGTATAAACCCAGTGCTCTAGCCGCTGAGCGATACCGGCATAAGAGAGGAGGATTTAACCATGTAACGGCATCGGCGAGGAGCAAGCGGCTTACAAAGTTTGCGCAATACTCAGTCGCGTCAGCGGATACAACACATAAGCGAATTGGTCTCTTATGGTGTCCATCCTCAAAGACTGCCCTTTCAAATTCACTCTCCGATACTCTGGGCACCGAGCATCTATGCCACTTTCGCAGGCAGTGCCAAATTCGCCTACTCATAATAGAGCCATGCACATCCACTGTGGCGGGTAGCTACTCCCGTTGCATCATGGATATTATTTTTGGTCAGAGCGTTATGGGTGTGTCAGAGGGGGAGTATGATCATCCACGGTGGAATTGCGCCACCCCAACAGCTTTGTACTACACTACGCCGCTGCATCGAACCTAGCTGGAGCCCAACAGAATCGAACTGTTGTACGACCATCAGCTCCATATCAAAGCAGGGTTATCGTACCTGCTCGGCATTTTCAGCCACGAGCGAAGAAAAAGGAAAAGTGAAAGAGAAAAACTTCGCTTTTTTGCACAGGGAGAAAGGATAAAGCCCTATGCTATGGTCCGGGTGACCCGACTCGAACGGGCGAAAATCTCTAGGTCCCAAACCTAGCGCGATACCACCTTCGCCACACCCGGTTATATGCCGGTCTTTCCCGGCTGCCAGCCTCAAAGGCTAATGGAGGAAGTAGATAGCTTAGATAGCTGCCGCCACGATCTTTGCAGCCTCCTTAAACACTTTCATGTTCTTATCAGAATGCTGGAAGATATCAGGAGTAGACTTGGGCGGCTTATTGTGAGAACGTACATACGCTTTACGCATTCGGTCCATCTTTGCAGTGCCGATCGCGTCATAGATCTTTGCATAGGTAACCCAATACCCAAGCGTCTTATCGCCCAGCTTTTTTGCGATGGGTTCAACGATCGGAAGCGTGATACTCGGCTTGTAGTAATAATATTTCTTTTTCGGCTCTTCAACCGCAGGAGCTTCAACCGCAGGAGTTTCGACTGCCGGTGTTTCAATCTCGACTGCGTGAGCCTCGGCCACAACGACCGGTGCGGATTCTTCAGCAACGACCTCAGGAGCGGGTTCTACCCTATGGCGAGTAGGAATCATATCAGCAGGGATCATAGGCGGTTTCTTGGTGAGTGCCGACTTAATCCCCTTTCGGACCTCAGCGTCGTGCTTTTCGTTATCATACCGATCCTTCATGATCGACATAAAGATCGACTTCCACGTTTCGCTGTCCTCAATAATGTCCAAGCCGCTGAGGTTCTTGATGTCACCCATGTAGCCGACCCGCTCAACATACGCCTTGCGTTCGTCTTTGAAATACCAGCCATAGTTGCGGCCGATATAATCATAAGCCTGTTTAAGAACCGCATTCAGCGTCAGACCAGTCATGCGAGCGATGGAGTTGCCGAGCTTGTAGATCTCAGTCCGCCATTCGCTGCGTCCTTTGTATGTAGTGGTGTGGGTTTCCTTTGCGGCGGTTGTGGCAGTTGTGGCGGTCTGCTCAGGCTGCTTCTGCGGCTGACCCATCGAGATAAGCTTTCGTTCCAGCTGCTTACAGACGAACAACACATTGTCGAGAGCGTTGCGGTCCTGCTGACGGGCGGCTTCGAGAGCGTCCATCTTAGAATGAATCTCCGCCAGCGCCTGAGTCATCTTGTCGAATCGCTCCTGCCGCTTGAGCTCAGTCTGATTGGCATTCAGCGATACGGTTTCACCCCGCATCAGAGCGGCGATCACATCCCAGCAGAAATCAATGAAAGCATTCGCTTTGGGTTGAGTGCTGTAACGGCAGATCTCCATGACACCACGCATATTATATACGTAGGTCTGCTGTTTTCCACCAGGGGTAATCAAATTGATTAACCCTGAAAGCGGGTCGAGACGAGCCGCATTGCGCTTGTGAATCGTTCCAATCGAAATTGAAGGATTCTTATATCCCAACGCCGTTCCAATCTGCTCACGGGTCATATAGAAATCATCCTGAGCTCTGGTGTGATCGACAGCCGGATTCTCATAGACCTGAATCTCCATGTCACCGAACTGCTTGGTGGTGGCTACTTGCATTACTACATTCGCATTCATTTTTTACCTCATCCTTTTCGTTTGGTATTGTAAAGTGTGTTTCGCTTGAAACAAGTATTACACAAAAACGTATCGTTGTCAATTGGAAAATATTCACAAATGACAGCATTACATTTTGTTTGTATTTGTCGCTCTTATCACAACCTTCATTATTATAATATAGGCGATTTGTGATCTAAATCTGTCTGAAGCTACTAGCTGGAGATGGTGATCTTTCATGAACCAGGGGTTGTGGCCCAAATGTGGTTGTTGGATGCGTCGGTTGGGGTGTTATGAGGCTCATTTGACCCCCTGATGACACCGTTTGTTGTGGCCAGTGATGTCTGGTACCTGCAGTCGACGCGTCTTCCGCCTTCCTCGGGGGTGTCCCCTCAGTCTAACAATTCGTTCCGTTCGGCTTGGCCTAAACGTGCTATCATGGTAAAACCAGATAACAATTCATCACAAATCTGCTCGTAAAATACGGGATTCCTCACATGGGAGGACCGGTTTTCAACATAGTTTTCAACTCACTTTCTTATTCGATTATGTACTTTTGTTTCAAATTGAGATCTAAATATCTGTGGAGTCCTGTGCCTCACATGCGATCGCTGCAGCCGGCAGCGTTGATGAGCTGCGGATGAGCTGCGAGCGCGGCTCGGGATTTCGGAGTGACGCATCATCGCTGTATTTCTATTTGGGCTCTACCGTAAGTACCGTGATTTCCTCCCTTTTGGGTCACCTGCTGAGCTAATGGGTCCTTCAGTGGCAGCCACGGGTGGGGTATCTCACCCTAACAATTCGTTCCGTTTGGCTTGGCCTAAACGTGCAAACCTTTCGACTTGCTATTCATCTCAATCTGTTTTGCGGCGACTCTGCTTGCGCTATGCGGAATCGTCGAATGGCATTGCGTTCATCTCATTCACCTCCTGATTCAAACCTTGCTGTTTTCTCTAATAGAATTACAAGGCAAGAACACCTAACACTTCTCAGTAGAGTAATTTCATTACCAAACCATGATGTATGTTTAGAATATAGTCAAACTCTTTATGAATTCGGCTGAGAATCGATGCTGGCCTTATTCTGTCGAGCCGCTTGTGCTTTTTTGATTCGCTCACGAAGTTCTGCACGCTGTTCATCGGTCAGTTCGCGAGGCGCTGTCGGCGTTCCGAACCGAACCAGCTTACGCGGCACCGAATACCACTTGCACAGGATCAACCCGTCTTTCGTGCGGTGGATCTTGGCGAGCTTGTACTCGTCAGGATGCTTCTCACACATGGCATCAAGCTTGCGCCAGTAAACAGGATCGTTGGTGCACACATCGGCCGTCTTATCCAGAGCTCCGATGGTGATGATGGTCTCCTGTTCAGCCCGGGACATCGAAACGCCGCCATGCTCAGGAATGGCTTTCATTATGATTTCTTCCACGATTTATCGCTCCTTTCTTCTGTTGGGCTTACTCATACCACCACATCGTGACGACATTGACATAGGCGGTTTGATACTTGACACCGTTGATTTCAATCGTAACGACCTGGTTGCCGTAGTAGCAGGATTCATACTCTCCTTCAGTCAACAGCGTGCCATCAGGGTTGTAGATCTTGGCATACTTGACCCGGTTAAGATTTTCGTCCGGCTCAGATTTTCCGCCGCATCCAGTCAGCATCAGAGCAGCAGCCAGTACAGTCGCCGTGATGAGTTTTCGGAATCGCATAAAGTTTCCTCCTTTCCTTCTCCTTGATGGTTCTTCTTCCTTTCTCTCACACTCTCTATCTATTATCTCCTATAATCCTCTTCTTTTTCTCTTTCAAATTTATTCTCGCCGCATCTCGCTTATCGCTCGTCTCGGCTTCGAATCGGTTTGTTTGCCAGCGATTGCGTAATTGAGTTTGAGTTCGAATTAGGAATGAATTATTGTTGCAAGCGAAAGAATGAATCAGTGATTAAGTTTTCAACATTTTGAACAAGTGAGTTTTCAACAATTCGGAATCTCAGCAACGACCTGAATCATCTTGATTGAAGTCGGCATGAAGATTCGTCCTTGCAGCATGTTCATAAAAGTAAGCGTCTGAAGCAGATCGAACCAATGCGAACTCTGTTCAGCAGGTGCCGCATTCAAATCAGCGATCAGGCTCTCCACAACCTTATCGTCAAGGAAATCGAGCTGCGTACATGCTTCACCGCGCTCATAACTGGTTCCGATCTTAACTTTTGCATCGTATGTAATCTGTACTGACTTCATACTGTTACGCTCCTTTTTATTATACAACCGTTTGGGGTTTTGCTCAACAACTAACAGGCGTTGATTAGTCGCCATTTTCTTCTGCGTCAATGATCTCAACACTCTCGATGGAGTTCGGCACGTACATACGCTTTCTGAATCGCTCCATGGTCTCAAGCGCCGTCTCAAGGTGAATCATCACACCATGCTGTTCTTTTGATCGCTTCTTATACTCTGTATCAATGGCAGCACGCAGCGTATCGACCACATCATTTGGCACAGATTCGAACTGGTAAGTAGCCTTCTTATAATCGAGCCGCGTGCTTGTTGCGATTGCCGCACGATATGTTACTTTGATCGTATACAAATTAACACTCCTCTTATTGCGCCACTCGTTTACACAGAATCGCGGCCGCTTCTTTCAGCACACTAACTCGTTCGGCCTGACTTGTGCATGTGACATGGTGTTGATAGCAAAGATCTTTAATTCCATTCGCAGCATCGTCCCAGATTCTTAAAGAGGTATTGTTAAGATGACGATCTTGTTGATATTTCGGAATCAAGTAGTCGAGTTCGAACGGGATGTACTTTTTAATTACATCTAACCCTCCAAGATGATTGATATAACGAATGTTGAGTTCGCGAAACGTAAGCCGCTTATCGGTTTCGTTATCAATATCACAAAAATGAACACCGACTGCTTCATTGAATGTCATCTGGCAAAACCTCCTCTCCCGTTATTCTTCGAGTGTGATATCATCGTGACCAGCGTCTTCAAGCGGTTCATCTGTTGCCAACGCAATGATTTCGTCAATGTTGTTTTCGATCAGATACTTCCAATCTTCCAGACGCTGATTGATAATCTCCGTCGCCTGAATAATGACCGCATCCGGCGTGATACGCTCACAGTTGCATTTCAGAGCCAGGATCAAGTCATCGAATGTGACAGGATCAAGAATCGTATCGCTGGGAATCATGTCCTTACCGAGTTTCCAGTCAGCCATAATCAGAACCTCCTGAACTGCACGAACTTGCCATCAGCGTAGCAAGGAGAGTAACACTGAATTCTTGTACCGTATCGCTCAAGGAATGCGTTTACAAAAACAGGTTCGCCCTGAAGAATTACAGCTTCCGGTTTCATGGTCATAACTGTATCAGCCGTATCCCATGCAAGAACTCTGACTCGGACAGAGGAATCAGTCGGCACGATAATAGGTAGCGCACAATCATGAAGAGTGCCATCTGTACACAGCTTGCGAGCTGCATCAAGCTGGGCATTGGACCATTGGGCAATAGAAAGTTCAGTCATGTTGAGAACCATTGCTACGTTTGCCCCCTTATTCTTTTACTGATAGTTCTTTTGCCATGATTCTTTCGCGCATTTCGGCTCCAGTTGAGGAAATGTAATCGCGAGTAAGAACCCATACATCTTCTTCGCCGCAGATTTCGGCAGGCTCTTTGAATAAGCGAATGGATTCGTCTGGCTTTTTACCACCAAAGATTTCCTTCTTAGCCGCATCTGTGATACAAGGATCATTGTAGATGTCACGCCACCATTTTTCCTGACTTTTAAGATATTCAAGTGCTCGTTCTTCAGTAGCGAAGAGTTCGTAATGGAAGTTATCGTCATGAATCGTTTCGTCGCGGGCTTCGTGAGACATGAAAATTCCCCAGATAAACATACTGTGTAGCTCCTTTCATTCCATTTCGATCGTGACACTGTTATATTCAGGGGTTCGATACATCACATTAGCTTCCCACTTCTTGGCACAATCGTAACTGGCGAATGCACGGCGAACCACCTTGAGCGGGATTTTGCCATTATTGTCGGCATAGAATGTGATCTTGTAATGCTGGAGCTGATAGCCAGCTGCGGCGTAATCACCCATTCTGCGATGCCTCCTCGTCTTTTAACTCAACACAACTAACCCACTGTTCGAATTTGTATTGAACACCGTACTTAGGATCTGTAACAATATACTCAAGGCCACATTCGTCGCCGTCTTTATAATCCACATCTGATACGTTTTCATGCTTTCTGACAAAGCAATATTTTTCAAAAATAGTATCAAATGCTGCATCAAAAGTACGATGAGCAGATAGTGGACGAGTACCATTGTCGCGCCATCTATTAAATTCAGAATCATTGACTTTGACGTTCTGCATGACAATATAGATATCCATGACCGCGTTCTCCTTTCCTGTTTGTGCAATTTTTCGTGCAGTCTATAATTGAATTGGCACGCGTTTTTGCACATTTTATTATGTTATTGCATTGGATGTGGTTACGTCTGCCTCGGTACCACCAGTCGCCCGACATTCACGGTAAATCCAGAAGATAGCTAATCTTCTATGTACGTACACCACGGCGATATATAAATCGTCATGGATTTTTGCTCATTAGCTGAGCGTATCTATTCATTTCAAAAAAGTATATCAGCCGGGTGTTAGAAGACTTTGTATCGCCACTCAATGAACTGCATTTCCATGGAGACAGACGCGACCCTGCACCAATTATCGTTTCTCATCTCGACTATAAACCCTCCTTTCATTTAGTTTCGCTCACTTTAAGTAACACCCTCTAGTTTACTTTTCTCATTGATTTATCTGCGTGGCCTTTGCATCAAAATCAAATCAAATTTCACTAGAGCGGTGGAGCGCCCTTCTGTTTACGCTGCTGCGTTCTGGGCTTGGGACCAGTACAGGCTCTGCAGAACCCGTAGCCGCATTAGACTGAGCGACTATTGCCGCCCAGCCCCCTCTGCGATTACTTACGTTTAAACTTTGCTTGGGTACGCTTTATTCATTATCAGCCCAATCGAAATAAACATCATAGAGTATATCATCTATGACATCTTCGATTGACCGATTGGAAATCATTGTATGTAGGTTATTTTTACCAGCAGAGCACTTACTGTGGCGTCCTTACATCACCGGCGGCATCGGAGTACCATCCTGGCGACCACGGCGATACGGACCACGGCGAACTCTCCCCTGGGCAACAGGATAACAGGTAACCGGGCGGTTATGCAGAGTAGCCAGCCGCTTCGTGATAACCTTCGCACCATGAACAACCGTCATAGTAGGCTGCGGATGGAAACGATCATAGCGGCGGTCTGCAGTGTAATCCCAAGGAGTGATACTTGCATCGTCGGTCGGCACACGGTACGGGCCCATCATACGGGTCTTGCGCTGATTGACATTGACCGGAATCAGGAAATCGTAGTTCAGGCTGTTGTTCTTGACCTCGGTTTCGGTGAACAATTCGCCACCTGCATAGGCGCTCCACATTTCGATGCCACGACGGGTACCCAGATACATAGGCTCATTGTTTGCTTCGAATTTAACACGGAAATACAACATAGGTTTACCTCTCTTCTTGCTTACACATTTTGATTTGCTTTTTATGTAATATTTGAAGCCGCCGGGTTAGACCACAACAGCAATCAACAGAGTCAGGGCGATCGAGATGAGGAAGAAATTGCGAATCGTTTCCGTCATTTCGATCGGATCTACGGTATCAAACCAGCGTGCTAGGGTGTCGATTACCTGATTGTAGCGGCGGAAACACCCCAGATAATACAGGCCGGTTCCGATTTGCTGGAGTGCGCCCACCAGAAGTAACATGGCGGCGAACACCCAGACGATAGGATGCTCAGACAATCAAATCACCCTCCTTTACTGTGAATGGTAGAGTCAGAATGTGAAACTGCAATTCGATTTGAACACGCGGCCGGAGTCTGCTATAGGGCAGGAAGTACGGATCAGCCAATTCGATGCGGCGCTTATGACGGCGCTCTTGCATCCAGGTGGAATCCGTGTCACTAGGGTATGTTGCGAACATAATTCATATTGCTCCTTTCAGTTGCTGCGCTGCGGTGCTTCTTACGGGCTGCTGCGGCGCTTATACTCTTGTGAATTCGTCCAGATAATAACGAGAGCCATGCATAATGAAGTACGCATGGCCCTTGTTCGTCTGATAAATTTTGTGGCGGCCAGCCTGCTTGCGACGCTCACCATTGTTGATTGCGACTTCGACACACGCTTCTTCAATCGCTGTGATCTCAAGCCCGCCCCAGTTGTTGAGCGGATACACGGCAATCGCGTGTTTCTCTGGGGGAAAAACGTCTCTCATAATTCAACCTCGCTTTCTTGCTGAATAGAGATTTTGTCAGCGGAATCATATCAGGACTTTCAAACACGATAAATCCACCCAGATTATTGATAGATGCAACCAGCAGACCATATTTTTCAATGATAAGCCAATTCAGGCTGTTCGGATTGTACGGTCGAAATGGTTTCGCATCAGGAAATCCCGCCCTCGCATCACTGAAAAACTGCGGGGTCAACTCTTTCGTATCCAAATTTACGACACGAATCGGCGTGAGGGTTCCGCTTTCCGGGTCTAGCACAACGGCGCACAATCTGTCATGCATCTGATAGATCTCTAACAAAATCATTAGAAAGTGTCCTCCTCTTCCCAGGCGGCTTACAGCTTGCCACTCAAAATGCCCATCACGGGAACACGCTGACCTTCGCTCTGTTCGTACACATGGGCTTCGGTTACGTTGCCATTGTGAACTTCACGCTTGGCGACCTCAAAGCTCTTCTCAGCCTCTGCGTAACTCTTGCAGGGGTATTCCATTTCGCCCATGATAGGATTATTCCACTTGACAACGATGACGTAGGGAGCTTCTTTGACGGCCTGTTTCATACGCTGGGCCCCGGTCTGCTGCGCTTTGGGAGACTGCTGCGGCTTGACCTGCTCTTTGACCAGATTCTTCAGCTCTGCAATCACATCGGCATTCAGACGCCGCTTGGCTTCTTCGGCGCGAATCATCTCGGCGATTGCATTCACGTCCGCCATTGCTTCATTCTGCATCTTCGTTGCCACTTCTCCGAGAGAGTGACCAGAGTTTTTAGAAGCGATGTTGAGATAGCGCCACCATTTGGTAACAGCGGAATTGTAGGCATATTTGAGCAGTTTCATGTTGTCCATTTTGTTTTACCTCTCTTTTGTTTTATCAATTGGCAGCAAATGCCGCCAGGTCATCATATTCAATCTTTCTCAGCAGTGCAGTCGCAGTTACACCACAGAATATCTTCGATGATGTCATCATCGATATCAGGAGTTCCATTCGAATTCATGATGAGCGTAACACTCTGATTCATGGGAGGAACAACAGCAGTTTCGTTGGCGCATTCGTATGCATAACACCAGGCATCACCGTTTTCGTCGTCAAAGAAACAGTACAGAACATCCCGATAAATCCCTTTCGAATCCATCGTATGAAGGAGATTCTGCTGAGAGACGGTTGCGCTAAGGACGTAGCGCTCACGGAGACCTACATCACGCGGAGTGGCGGCACTTGCAGTGGGAACCGGCAGGGCAAAGATTGCAGCCATCAGAAAGACAGCGGCGACTGTCACTGCCATGGACTTCAGCGATTTCAGAATGGATTTCATAACGATATACCTCTTTCTTTTTTGTGGTTTATATTCGAGCAGCGACGCTTAGTGATGGCGTGCTGCCCGGAGAAAATCATGCCAGATAGACTGCGCTACGATTGCCAGAGCGACACCAACGATGATGCCGCAAGCGAAAATGAATTCAGTGCTAAAGTAATCCATGATGATTCTCCTTTTCGTTTGATACTCAAATCTGGTTTACGGCTTCGATGACATAATCATCGTAATTATTGCCGAACGTAACGTATGCGTCCGGGCTGCACTTGGACAGAGCTTCCATCAGCTCTGCAACAGTCATGCTCGTGGTTTTATGCTCGACGATATCAAGCAGAGCGTAACCGGCGTGGTTTTCGCCGTTGATTCTGACGAATTTCATTTTGCTAAGCTCCTTTCAATTTTTGTTTTGTTGTGGTTACGGTTACGTCTGCCCTGGTACCGTAAATCGCCCAGCATTTTGAACAAGGAAAAGAGGTAAAAAAGAAAACGCCAGCACTTGCATCTTGTGATTGCATTTGCTGACGTTGGGGTTGGTTATTAAATTAGGGCGGTTTTATGTCATGCCCCGGGACGTGAAGCATCAAAGCTCTTCGATTTCGACTCGAATAACGGTCTGATTTTCGCCATAATTTAATTTCATGGCGTATAAAGTCAAATCACGAAACTCTTCTGCTTCTTTTTTCGTAGCAAAATCGGTTGTCGTTAAGACTTTCGGTTCGTCTCTAAGGCAACTGATAGTTTTAACTACGAATTTATTTTCAGCCATTGAATTTACCTCCTATGCTGGAATGAAGTAGAACCAACTCTAAGTATATAGAGTAGCGGAAGTAAATTCAAGACAGAAATCAAATTAACGCTTACCAGATTTTACTGGGAACTGAGGTTCAAGAGGGCGGTATCCTTCGGTTGTATTGCCATCCATATAGGCGGCCATTTTGTTGTCCATGAAACGAATTCGACCATTCACATCGACCTGCCCACCATAGATTTCATGGCTTGCGATAAGGTATTCGTGAGACGGAGCGGTAGAAGTTCCACCATTCCCATGGCCAATACCTTTACCTTTGAACCGACGAACACAGGAATTACAATTTTCATCAAATGCGCCATGGTAAATAGCCGCCTCTCGACGCTTTGCGGATTCAGCCCGCTTCTCAGACTTGGATTTGATTTTCCAAACCTGAATTCGATGCTGATAGATTGCTTCAAGAAGGAACGCACTGATTTTAGTGGGACAAATTCGTACCCACTTGGAACCATTGTTCAGGATCACCATGGATGGATACACTCCAGAAGCAGTCGCACGTGCTTCCGTGATGAAATGAACACCATCAAACGAACCATAAAGCTCGCCGATGTTCACGTAATTGCCGCAGAACATAGTTTCCGCACGAGCTTGTATGACCCATGCGTCTGCATTTCGGTAGTTTGTTTTCATAACATGTTTACCTCTCTTTTCTTTCAGAATCTTAGTTCAAAGCCCCCGCGCCACGTCAAGGCGTTCTGAATTTGCGGGAGTGAGCGGGCATTTTTGGTTGCCATACCTCTTTCATACATGCAAGGCTACGCTCATAAACTTGCATGTAAACAGGGCCATTTATCATATTTTGCACTTGCCTTTTCAGCCCTTTGGTAGTGCAGGACTTAGGTGGAATGCTATGGTTTGTCCCTGCGTATACCCGCATATAATGGTGTTACCCATTATTTCATAGCATTGTGCGGACACAAGCAGTTTAATGTCATGCTCAGGACACTAGCTATTATTTGGAGTTTCATCGCTGCGCGGCTCCTTTTATCTGTGACAGTTAACGCCAAATAGATTCGCCATCTTTGCATTTGAAGATAGCGGTGTTGTTCGCCCACATGGTTGCACTGAACCATGATTTGCCCAGAGTGCTTTTGAAACGCTTCTCTGCTTCGTCATGGTCGTTGAAACGATACACGGCTACATCGTCGTACATGTCTACGATTGCAACGGTATACCAATTGTTCTCGTCGGGAATTGGGATAAGGACGGCGTTCTCGTACTGCTTGACACCGTGGGTGACGCTTGCATGAAGGATATCTCTCACTCTGACGACAAGTTCAGGGCCTTCTGATTCGAGCATCTCCGCAAGAGACATGTGGGAGATACGCTCTTCTTCCTTTGCGGCCTTGCTTTGGTACAGAATCTCTCCAGTCTCGCGGCTTGCCACGTCTCGCACGTTGAGCTGTTCCAGCATTTGAAACATGACATTGTCGGCCACATCCGTGAAGTATGCACCGTCCATAAGTCTGATGTTGTAAGTTGCCATAGTGATAACCTCTTTTCTGAGTGTCTACAATGCGCCACACTCTAAGGCGCTACGCATACTGCGTTGGAAAGGGGCCGCTTTGAACGGTGCGACCCCGAAAGGGTATCCGACTATTGCGTGTTACTGCTCGGCTTTGGTCTCTTCGACCTTCTTGGTGCGGCCATACAGTGCATCAAGAATGGCCTGCTTCTCTTCGGCGGTTGCGTGAGACTTGTTGACGAGAGTGACGACAGCCATAACGTCAATGGCGTGGGCTTCGTAATCTGCAACCTGCTTCTCAAGGTCGGCAATCTTCTTGTCCTTGGCTTCGGCTTCTGCTTTGGCTTCTGCTTCCTTCTTGGCGTTCTCTTCGGCTTTCTTGGCGTTGGCTTCCTTGGTCTTGGCGGCCTTGTCGGCCTTGGTTTTGTTCAGAGCAGACCGTGCGGCCTTAATGTCGGTCTGATTAACACGCTGAAGCGGCTCTCCCTTGATAAGGCGGGCACTTGCGAAAATTAACTGAGTCAGAAATGCTTCGTATACCTTGGCAAGGTCACCATTTACGGCAGTGCGTGCATCTGCGGAGATCTCGCCCAGAATTACAAAGTCAGCGTTGGTGACACTATACAGGGGGCGGCGCTTGGTCTCCTTGAGCTTGGCGGGGTCACGAGAACCCAGCATCATAAACCATGCCCCTGCGGTCTTGCGCACATCGTCCGAAGCAACTTTGAGCATCTCCAGGTCCTCTTCAGAAGTGCCCTTAGATTCACGCAAGGTAGCAAGGACGGCCACCGCTTTATACAGGGCGGTGGAAGTCTTGAGAACACCGTCTTTGGACTCGGTAACACCGTACTTGGTCAGCGTCTCAGCGGTGATTGCGGTGGTTTCGGAATCGGGGTTGACGATATCCAGAAACAGGTTGGAAATGGGATTGAGCTTGACGTTTTTCTGAAGTTTCATAGTTTTTTACCTCTTGTCTATGATTATTTATGTGCTGGCAACCACCAACACTTGACAAGGCACAAACATTGCGTTTGTACCCTCTCAAGTGCCCGCTATACTTTACGCATAGCGAACACGGAAAACTTTTGTGTTTATGCTTGTGAACAGGTAGTTTCAAGCCTTGTATCTCAAGCAATGGTGAAAGTTTACAGCCCGGACTTTGCAAGCCCTTGCGATTGCACGTCCACAGCTAAAGGATATAGTTAGAACTTTTGTGCAATGGCTACACTGGTAACTTTTACCCAATGGGTTATTCCCCCATTGCCCGCTTTATTTCTGGTTAAGTCGGGAAACCCATAGTCCGCACTTTTTATGGCAACGTGATGAACGGACGAAACATAGTTCGTACAGCATACAATAGTTACCACTTAAAGCCCCACGGCTTGCTTTTCCCCTTTGCACTTCCTACAATGGTTAGTTACACTATGGACTTTTGTCCACCCATTGACGTTTTTCGCCCGCCCCTACTTTAGGAGAATCCCCCCATTTCTTGACGTTGTAACATCTACTTAAATTTTTCCAACACTACACCCTAAAAAAGTGTAGCGCCGTATAAGTGACTGGCAACCGTGCATACTATCAAGTAGTATCGCCGGACTAATTTTTTCAGTTGTCAAAGAACAAATGACGCAAGCCCCATCCGGTAAATGAACCGATAAAACCGGAACAGTGAACTACTCAGCAAATGGGGCCGCTGTTCACCGTTCTCCGTGTTCCCTTGGAGTGATTACAGTATAGACCCATCAAAATATTTTGGCAAACAATAATCCATGGTCGATTCTCCCTTTATATATAAAAAGGTATAATCAAAAAACAACGATAAATAAACGGTTCGCAAATACTCGAATACTACCTAATAACGGAAGGTAGCATTCACCGAAAACCCGCATGATTCCTAGACTTTTCAGGCCATACCGGGGGGATGTTAAAAATTGGAAAGGGGGTCGAGTTTGGGTCGTGCGTACCAGTTATTCCATCTCCCCAGCCCGTACCAAATCACCCGGTTTTCACACCTCACCTGCCGCTCACTCGCCCCATCCACGCAACAATCATCCATCCGCATTCGCTCCTAATTCGCAGTCACCAGCACCCAAAATCACCTGTTGATCGCCCCTAAATCACCAATCATCTCCCCTATCTGCGCACCCGTAAAACACCCATATTTAGCCCCGATTTTGTCTCCGGTAAACAACGTATTATCGTTATAAAACGCTCCGCGTCAATAATGTTTTTCACCCCAATCTTCACGCAGTTGTATCTTGATCGCCGCGTAACAGCGCCCCAAAAACGCCGCAGAAACGCTTAAAATGCATTATTTTTGCTCATTTTTGCTTAATTTTAATAATTTTTCTGCCATTTTTACTATATTTTATTTATTTTTACAACAGATTATTTTATTCCGGTATTTTGCACAAAACTATTGCTTTTACCACGTCATTGGTGTATAATAAGGTATAAAGAAAAAGCCCACAGTTCTCTCCACAGCTGCGAGCTTATATTTTCAGTAGTCAATCACACTTTACAATATCATTATTAAAGGAGGATAACCCGTTAATGAAGTTTTATGACACCTCCGCGCTTCTTGATTTGGGAGCCGCCGCTTTCGAACCTGCCAGTGCAACAGCCTCTGGTGCAACAGAGCCGTTTCTGATTGCCGATATGACACTGCATGAGCTGGAAGAGATCAAAACAAGCGGCAAGAAGAGCGAAGAGATCCGCTATAAGGCCCGTACTGTAACCCGCCTGCTGGCCGAGCATCACGACGACAACACCTTTATGGTAGTGGCAGTCCCCATGTCTTCCCTGTTCTACATTCTCGATGGCAAACCGATCAGTGATAACAACGATGCGACGATCATGGCAACCGCCCGCTGGTATCTGGACGAGATGCAGCGCAATCTGGATGACGCGATTGAAGCCGGACTCCCGGAAGCACAGCGACAGATCCAGGCCAACATTGATTCTTTTAAGTTCGTAACCAGCGACCTAAGTTGCGCCAATATTGCCAGCGGCATTCTTTATCTGCCGATCGAATTCACCTATCCCGATGCAGCAGCAAACGCCAACAATAACTACACTGGCTAGACCGAAGTCACTCTTGATGAAGGCGGCGAGGAAGCCATGGCGATGGCGTACCAGACCCACGATGAAGGCTATACATATCAGAATCTGTTTGACACTCCAGTGAATGGCTATCTGATTGTCCGTGATCCAGACACAGTAGACGATGACACGCCGGCAGGTAATGCGGTAGGCTGGCTACGATGGAATGGCAAGAAATATGTACCACTCAAATACAAAAAGATCAGTAATCGCTTCACTGGCGACGTAAAACCGCTCAATGACCAACAGAAGCTCGCATTTGATATGCTGCAGAACGATGATATTACCGTTAAGATGCTGGCTGGAACATTCGGCAGCGGCAAGACAATGCTTATGGTGTCCTCTGCTATTGATATGATCGAGAAGCACAAGGTTGAGAAGCTGATTTGGATTCGCAATAACATCGAAGTCAAGAATACCAAGGAGTTGGGCGCACTACCCGGTACTCTACTAGAGAAACTCGGCGCTGCTTCTTTTGCTGGCCCTCTGGCTGATCACTTGGGCGGCGAGGCTGGTTTGGAATACTGGATCAATAATGGGCAGGTAGAAGTAGCTCACCTTGGATTTATTCGTGGCCGCGACTACAAGAACGCAATTATTATGGTTTCAGAAGCTGAAAATCTGACCAAAGAACATGTACAGCTGCTACTTGGCCGTGTTGGTGAGGGATCTATGCTGTGGCTTGATGGTGACCTAAAGCAGACTGACGAGGCCGTGTTTGAAAATAACAGCGGTATGCGTAAGGCAATTCAGTGTCTGGCTGGCAACCCGCACTTTGGATATGTCTACCTGAACAAGACGGAACGCAGCGAGACCGCACAACTGGCTGACCTGTTAGACTAAGGGGCGCGGCAGAATGATAAAAGTAAGAATAGACGGCTTACGATTGATGAATTACATCTCTCCTACTGGTGACTGGAACTATGAAGCGATTGACGGTTTAGCAAAAGCTTTATATGACCGTTACAAAGAAGCGGAATTCGAGCAGATAGTAGAGTTATTCAAGAAATACATAGGAGAACAAACATGACAGAAGGGTCAGCAGTATTTCATCGACAAGTTCGTAAAAGATCGCGGCGCAAACCTGATGATACCGAAGGTCGTGTGAGTAACAAAGGGTATAGTATATGACAATCGATAAAGTGATGAACAATCTCTATGATGCTCTAAACAAAAATCAAGATACTATCTGGTTCGATTATCAAGGATTCCGCTGGGAGCTTGGTCATGACTTATCTTTTCATCCACGACATATACTTCATCCAGGGAATTGCTCTGAAGATCGACGTGTAGCTCAATACAGTTGTCCAATCCCCTACTATTCAGAATCAGAAAACGAATATATATGCGAGAGCTTATTATGACAGACAGAATAAATAATTTGATTAACACATATAGAGCCTTAGCAAATGCAGCAGGTGCTAGACTCCATAAGAAAAGGAACCAACTCAGGACGTTGATATATGGAGCGCAATATCATAACTCAAAAACAGTTTTTGAAGGAGAAGAAATAATGCGCGTTTTATTCGTAAGGCCATCAATCTATGACACAGTGTGCGACTGGTATGAACGCATGGATACTGTGCAAAAGCATCGCAAAGAGACAGCAATCTGTAAATCACCCGAAGATTTTTGGAATATATTCAATAAAGATAAATTCGGCGCACAATATACGACATTCTATTTTGACGATAGGTTGGCGCTGACCGATACTTTTGAATTTTTCAAGGAGATTGCGCGGTTGTATGGTGAAGAGGATGCGAAGTATATTTCAGAAAATAAAATGCGGCGGATCACCATGAACTATTTGATGAACAACAATCAGTTTGACTTGTTCCAGCAGTTCTCCATCACACCCGAATGTCTGGACGATGTAATCCATGATGCTCTGGCTGATCAACAGTGCGAATGTGTGTGCAGACCGCTATTGTAAGGAGGGGTGAAATATGGAAAGAATATTAGCACCACGAGGCGGTGGACGTACATATGCGATCTGCGAATACGCTGTCAAGAACAACTGTAATATCTTGGTGCCGATGGGCGGGACAGCTATATTATGTGCACAGGACTATATCAAGGAAATCGCAAGGAACCTTGATATTCAATATTAGGGGTATAGGGTTGATCATCAATGCCTTATAGTAGATTTACAAAGCAGAGCTCGCGGAGAATACAGTATTCACGTGATAACAACTACTTGTCCTCCCGATAATTATCGTGGATTGCACTTAGAGGATAAGCCACTTGTTGTTGATGATATTGACCGATGCTTTAAGTTCATGTGCTTCCCGAATGTGCGAATCGATGCCTGTTCTTTGATGACATACGATCCGAGCGAAGTTGCGTTTACACCGCCAACTACGCCTCAAGAAGTGCAGCGGGATGAATGCGTGTGTGACAGCTTGGTATGACAGAGGTGCCAACAATGAATAAATTTGATACGCTGCATGATGATCGCACGCTGCGATGGTGTAAATACAGATATCCCGATGATGTCAACAGTGGCGAGTTTACTTTTGACTGGGCGAAAGATGGATTTACATGGTCTCTGCCAAGCGATAAACCACTGCGAACCACAAACGAAATTGTATCTTACATTGACGCAAATGGTAACCAGCGTGAAGTTCAAGCGGAAGTAAAATACTATGGAATGGGACACGACACGCTGTGGACGATTGCAATTCCTAATGTTGTCGAGGCAGAGAACGAGTGTGTCTGTGAATCACTATTATGAGGCACGATATGAACAATCAATTATTGATACCCGATGATAAGATATACATATATCCATCAGATTGGAAGCAGCCTGTACGAATCCAATTTGAAAATGGATCGTCCATAGACACTGTAAATCATGGCAATTCACATCACACTATTCAATTCGACAAATGGGTTGATTATAACACCATAGTTACTGATGAAACTTTACAAAAGTTTATCAAAGACTATGTATCGAAAAAATTTCTAAAAGAAGAATACAGTGCATCTATTCACAATGAGTGTTACTGTGAGAGTCTATTATGAAAAAATATATCAGTGAAGAAGTACAACAACAAGCAGCCCTACAATTACATATCGAAATTGAAAATGATTGTAAAATAGAATTTGATAATTTCAGATTTCAAATAGACGAAGACGATATGACGGTTTGCCGCTATGGAGAACCAGATGAAACGTTTGTAGTTAAAAGGAAAGTAAGACTTTTCTTATTAAATAACGGATTTGAATTCGAAATTGCTGGGCCTTATGCTGAACAGATGTACAGACGATATCTTAAACTGATAAATGGAGATATCAATACAAATAGTGAATATTATTGTGAAAGTCTATTGTAAAGGAGATGAAAATATTGGATGAACAAGAGCTAACTGTAAGAGTTGAAGAAATAGATAATCATTTATTTTCTATGCACAATACAGTAAACCATGCGATGATCAAAGTCGACGAAGCAAATACTCTGTCGCATTTTGCAGTAGAACGTATAGATACTATAAGAGCAACAACAACCTCGTATCAAACTGCGATTGATCAATTACAAACTCGGATCGCAGAACTTGAACATAAAATAGATTTACTGACAGGACCATGTATTTGTGAGCCGCTGATATAAGGAGGAACTATATGAAAGAAAACGACTTTTCAAAACAGGATATTTATAATATTGGATTTGCCGTAGCTGATGCTGTGCGCGATTATGATGTAACTTACGAGGATATCCTTGACGCGATTCAGGTATATGCAGAATAGCAGGAACTGATCGGCAATGCATCACTTTATGATACGTTGTGGATGGAAGACGGCACGCCTATGTCCCCTTCTTTGACACGATATTTATTCCACGAGATGTACTGCCCAGATGATTATGGTTATGATGAGGAGGACGGCGACGATGAGTGATCGCAAGCGTGATAAGGTATCTAAGAGCAGCTATATGCGTAACGCCCGCAAGCAGCGTATGATCGAGAATCAGTTTTTGCAGGAAGTTGAGAAGGCTCAGGAGAGTGGCGAACGCCAGCGGCAATCAGAGCGGCGGAAGCGGCGCACAATGTGGGACGACGACGACGAGGACTAAGGAGGTACACAATAGTATGGACAAAGAGCCTAAGAAGCCGGGCGGAGAGAACGATACAGAGCGAGACGATATTCAGGAGATCCGCGTTAACTCTATTCCGCTGATGGTACTTATCGCTGGTGTTTTAAGTTCAGTTGACTTTGTTGATTGGATGTTTACTATCGCAGAAATGCTTGTTGTATTTGTGCTTACATATCAGATTCTAGGACGTGTGCTCTTTACTGCCCTGGTGGTTACACCCATTTTGGTTGTGTTTATCAGCAGGTGTCTGGCGGCCTACGATGAGATCATGTATGGCGACGATGATATGGGTGGCGGCGATGGCGAAGATGACGGCGATGACCACTTTAACGACCACTGGAATAATTTGATTCATTGATTGGAGTATAGAAAATGGCTTTTGAAGATTTAACTGGTCAAAAATTCAATCGATTAACTGCGATTGAAAGAGCTGAAGATTATATTACTTCATCAGGAAGACACTACCCTACTTGGCGTTGCAGGTGCGACTGCGGAAACGAGACTGTTGTAACTGCGAATGCGCTAAAGACTGGAAAGACAAAAAGCTGTGGATGTCTTGCTAAGGAATTACAAGAAGAACGCACTAATAAAATACTAGATTCTCTAATAGGGAGAAAATTCAATCATTTAACTGTCGTTGATAAAGTTCCCGCGCGAATTGGCCATGATGGTCGCACTATACAGCAGGTGATCTGTCGATGTGATTGCGGCAATGAACGAGAGGTATCAGTAAGTTCCCTTCGATCAAATTCTGTAAAGAGTTGTGGAGAATGCGATTTAACCGGTAGTCGATTGATTGATCTAACTGGACAACGATTTGGTAGATTAACTGTAGAAAAACGCGTCGAAAACTATGTGTCTCCAAAGGGATTAAAATTCAGTCAATGGTTATGTAAGTGTGACTGTGGCAATGAATGCACTGTTCGCTCTATTCATCTTCGGACAGGATACGTACAAAGCTGTGGATGCCTTAAGCTAAAACAAAACGGTAATACCGCAAAGCGTTTATGGAAAGTATGGGATGCTATGATTCATAGATGTGAAAATGAAAGAGACAAACATTATCGTGATTATGGCGGGCGAGGAATTAAGGTTTGCGATGAGTGGCATTCATATGATACATTCGAAGAATGGGCTCTGAATGCAGGTTACGATCCTGATGCTCCCTTTAGTAAATGCACTTTAGACCGTATTGAAGTGAACGGCAATTACGAACCAGACAATTGCCGTTAGGTTGATCAACAAACGCAGACAAACAATACAAGAAGAAATCGTTATCTGACATATCGTGGAGTTAAACATACCTTTGCAGAGTGGTCGAGAATTTACAATTTGAGCAATGGTTATATCGCCTCAAGAGTAAACAAAGGGATGACCGCAGAAGAGATATTTGACCAATTAGAGGAGTGTGGGAATATTGTTCAGCCCGAAGCATTACACCGTGCGTAAATTTCCATTAAGTGTTTTCATTAAATAGGATTTTAATATTCCAGAAGATGTAGCCAATGATCCACAGTATCAGGTACTTCAGTCAGATACAATGCTGCTTCGCCAAATTCGATTGGTATCCCATGACGATTCAGATTATAATCCATTTTTGATTTATATTGATGCTACCGGAGCTCAAAATAAACCAGAAGCCGTAAAGCATCTGCTTCAACATGGCGCAAAAATCGGCAAGAGAAAATTCAGTTTCGGTGAGCGAAGTGCTAGTATGGTTCGTCAATGTATCTTTTCAATGGTGGAGTCACATATTTGGCCTGAACTTGATAAACGAATCAGTATGGAAGTATCATTTTCCGAAAAACCGGTTGTGCTATCAAAGTGGATGGCGTATCGTGGTTTGATGATGTCAAGTTGCCATTGTATTCCGTTGAATGAATGGTTTCCCAAAATCATCGTTGTGCCAGATCACATGTTGACCATTCCTGACCAAAAAATCAAATGTCTCTGTGATAAGAAAATGGAATTCATTGATAAGAAGACTGGCAAAAAACGAGAATGGGTGCAAAAGGATATCAAAGAAGACACTATAAACTACGAAATCAATGCCTTCGATGGTTGCGGAATAGCTCATCCTTCTTTAATGCGACAGATTGAAGGTAGATTAAATACATCTGAACATATTAGCAGCATGATTTTTCGTATGCCTTACTTCAAAGGTGTCTTTAATGAGATGGATTATGTCTCATTTTATGAGGAACGTGGTGTGACGGAAATCACTGATATCTGGGGTGTTAAACACTCTGTCGATCGCGATGCAGAGCCCATGTTTATTGCAAGCGAAAGTATGTATAAGGGTGTAAAATATTTCAAGCAGGATGGTACAATTGCTGACTGGGAGCGATACAAACAGCTGCTTTTAAAATATAATCATGCAATGGGTGTCGCAAAATGGAATTACCAATACGCAAACGAGCCATTAGAAACAAGAAGTAACTATCAGATCCTTGTCACTCTTGACCTTCTGTATGATGATTTCAAACATCTTGCAGATAACAGTGTTGATTGGTATCAAAAAATCACATCTGGTACGTCTGAAGGCGCTTTTTATACTGAATGCTTTCTTGGTCTTATGGCGGATGACGTAAATCCGTTAACTCACTATGCAGCTGCTCTTGCTAGAAATCCTGAGATGATCCATGAATCAAGTGTAAAAGCATATCTTCATTCGTTACTTGATAAATATAGGAACGATTTTAAATGTGGTAAATTGTTTCTTGATGCTACATATAAGTTTTTAGCTCCAGATTTAATTGCATTTATGGAAGGCGCTGCGGGATTACCTATTAGAGGATGTCTTGAATCGGACGAGCTTTATAGCTTTGATAGGCGTGGACCTATGATTGGAGAACGAGTCGTGGACAGAAATCCACATCTCGCATCTGCCGAACACGCAATATTAAAGGGTATCGATAACGAGCTAACGCAAAAATATTGTAGCCATCTTGAAAATGTTGCGATGATAAATGTCAAATCTATTACTCCACAGAGACTAAATGGCGCGGATTTTGATGGGGATCTCGTGTTGGTAATAAATAATGATATTATGCTTCGTGGCATTGATAAGAACGCAAGGATTGTCTGTGATACACAAGACAAGATTACAGCTCTTGCTCAATTAGATAATTTACAGAACCGATTTGAATGTATTTTGCGTGGCCTAAAGAGTCAAATTGGTGAATATGCAAATTATGGATGTGCATTTCATAACAAGGTTCCGACATCTGACAAGATGAAAAAGGAATACGAGAATTATATTGATATTCTAAGTATTTGTATGGGCAAGGAGATTGATTTTAGTAAAACTGGCGTGAAATTTTCTGTTCCCAGAAATATAGCCTCGTATGGTCGTCCGTTGCCGAGATTTATGAAATATGCTGGTCCTTACTATGCAAGACAGCACAATTTGAGCAATGCTCATAGTAACATGAACTTGCTTTGTATGGACCTGGAGCGTTGGGAGCGCGGTGTGCGGTGGCGCAAAGAGCCCGCAGGTAGCTTTGATTGGCATATCATGTACGACCCAGAGGTCTCCTATGATCAGGCAGTCTTTGACGAGATCGAAGCCATTTTCTTGGACTTCAACAAATGTCGCAAGGAACAGCTTGAGTTCGAAAAGAAATGTCGCAATTGGCAATTATATCATAAAGAGATTGAAGGTCGTATCACCAAGGAAGAAGCCAAAACCTATGAGACAAACTGGCAGGCGATCTATAACGTGTACCGTAACAAGTGCAAGCTGGTGTGTCCTGATGTGAGAGAGTTGGCGAATATTCTCGTGGTGCTCTGCTACGAAAAATATCCAAATAAATTCAAGAAGTTCTTGTGGCACATGGCCGGCGCTGGTGTGGTCGAAAATATCAAGCCGGTTCCTGTTCAGCTGCCAGTTCACGATCCGAACGGCGAGTACGAATACCTTGGCCAGCGATATAGTCTGGCTGAACCGAAAATCTATGAAGCGAGGGTGAAATAATATGGGTTGGTTTAAGAAGAAAACAAAGAAACTGCAGAAAATAACCAAGTGTCCTACCTGTGGCGGCTTGTTGACAAAGCAGACTGGGCTGGAGCACGAATTTACTTATAAAAATCAGATGGTTCATGTGCCGGATATCACGGCGATGGTATGCGGTGATTGTGGCGAGATGTATTTTGATTATACCGAATTCGAGCGTATTTCAAATTATGTTCACGAAGCAGTTGATGAGAAGGATGAAACAGAATGAGTTATCGGTGTTTTAAAATAACAATAATTACTTTGATAGCTGTAATATGTTTATGTTTAGGTATTGGAATTTGGGCATCTATTCCGCGTAAAAACAATGTAGGCGATAAAGCTGTTTATAATGGAAGTTCTTTGTATAGTATTTCTAATACGAAACTTATCTATGATGAGAATACAAGAGTTATATATTATTGGCTACATAGTGGATATATGTCTCCATACTATAATGCACATGGACAACTTTGCCGCTATATTGATGGCGAAATTATACCAATCGAGTAAGGAGGTTAAATGGCATATACAACTTTCTACTGTAATGAGAATATGCTGCTCGATCATTGGCAGGACTATCACGAGTCAAATCTGATGCTGCGAAACCTGCTGAAGCGAACCTCCCTCTCCCCTATTGAATGCGCTACCATTTATTATGAGCGGATGAAAAATCCTGAGTCTGTCAGCTATGATCGTAGCCACTTGATCCAGATGTTCAACAGAGGCCGCAAAAATAACGCGCCCATACTTGATGTACGTCAAGTTGTGCTTTATCAGAAAGATCTGGACTATATTACAGAGGCGCGCCGAAAGTATCATATCAATTACGCACAATTACGTGTTCTGTTTGGGGTGATATTCTTCTGCCGACTGTACGGAAGTGACACCTTTGCCTTGGACACCGAGTTTAAGATGAAACGTTTTGGTGGCTGCTTCGAAGAGCAGACAGAGATCATGTATTGCGCTGGGAAGAACTAGGATGACGGCTATAATACAGTGCGGGGCATGAAAGAGATTTCTGACGACTATCACTTGCTGAACAGAACCGGCACTGACGACATTGGATGCTTATACCAGTACCCAAATTTTGCCCTTGATAAGAATGACACGATTGCGTACACGTTCAATGTAACGTTTGAAAACAATCGGCTGAATCTAAGCGCCATAGTGCGAGAGTTGTTTGACCCGAAGGAATGTTATTGCATCGTGTGTGGCGAACAGTATCACTCAGAAAAACCAAATGCCAGCAGATATTGCAAAGGATGTGCGGCAAAGAAAGAACAGGCACGTCTAGCGAAAAAGAATGCGAATCGAAACAAACGACCGAAATGAACTTTAAGTTCTTAATATATGAAAGGGTGTTGTATATTTCCCTTTCGATTATAAATTACAAAGGAGATTTATTATAATGGTTGAAATTACTAAGCGTGAGGCAGAGTATCTGCGTAAGGTTATTCCCGGTGTCCATATCACTCGTACCGTTCATCACTGGTATGCGGAGGAAATCAAGTCTGTGCTGACTCAGCTGCCTGGCAATCCCGAGGCAGAAGAGGCGCTACGCGAACTGAACCGCACCCAGCGTACCAACACCAATTTTGAGATCTGAGGTGGCGCATGGACGAATTTAAGAAAGCGGACGGCGAGACCTTTGATGAATATATGATGCGAATCGGTGAGGCATGCAGTGAACGTAAGCTAACCTAGGATCAGGCAGCAGAACTGCTGAACGAAGCGACTGGCTCAGACTATGGCGAATGCAGATACCGCAAGACCTATAAGTCGTGGAAAGCTGGTTATGACTACGCTATTGATCACGCCAACGAAGAAACGATCCAGGATGAACTACAGCGACTGAAGATTGAAAAGATCAAATTACAAGATGAACGCAATGCAGCAAACAAGGTGTATCGCGATGTTGCCCGTGCCGAATCCGTCAAGGAATTGATTCTGAAGAACGTTGCTCCGTATAACCCTGACAATTTTCTGAATGTTGTGCAGTACGAAGACAGTGGTCACGATGTGATTGTGTGTTTATCTGATTTACATGCTGGCGCGGGTATTGATTCGGCATGGAATAAGTTCAACAAAGATATCCTAAAGGCTCGGCTTGAGAGTTATGCTGCACAGGTGTTCAATATCGTAGCACGACATGCAGCCGAAAAAATTCATGTGCTGCTGTTGGGCGACCTGATCAATGGGCATATCCATGTTAATACCCGCGTGCAGAACAATGAAAATAGCATTGAGCAGGTTATGACTGCTGCAGAGCTGGTAAGTAATTTTGTTGCTACACTGTACGAGGTATGCCAGCATATTGACGTGTATTCTGTGAGTGGCAATCATTCACGGGTGTTCCCCAGCAAAGAGGAACAGGTTGCCGGCGACGAGCTTGAGGCACTGATTCCGTTCTATATGAAGGCACGGCTGCAAAATCTGGCTGGTATTGACATTAAAACAGAGAAGCTCGATCCGACCTTTGGTGGCTTTAAGGCTAGGAATAGTCTTGTGATGTACGCACATGGAGATAAGGACTCCCCTGCTAACGTCGTTGAGCACCTGACACTGATGGTGAAGCAGCCAATCGACATGGTGTTCCTTGGTCACCGCCACACAAACGGCATGACAACGGTGCATGGTACGAAGGTTATTGAGAGCGGCTGCGTTTGTGGCAGCGATTCCTACGCAATTGGACTGCGCAAGAATGATGTGCCGCAACAGGCAGTGGCTGTAATCGATGACAGTGGCCTTGAATGTCTGTATGATGTCAAGTTGGAGAAGCCAGCGAAGATAGTAATTTAATAGAGATTTTGATGCTCTGGGCTACGGCCTGGGGCATTTTTATATGTCGCAGGTGACAGCGCCGGTGTGCTGACCAGCCTCATAAGCTGTGTTTGGATGCGTTCGACTCGCATACCTGTACCCACAAAAATAAATTAAAAAGGAGGGTTCCAAATTAGAGATGGAAGAAAAATATCACAAAGATTTAGGAGGCGATTACTTCTACTGCTATTCCAGACGGACAGCGCTATTTGTTCGCGCTATGGGAATTTTTTACGAAGAGATTGGAGAGCACCCGGTAACCGGCTCTGTATATACAAAATTCCGCAAGACGAGGAAACTAAATGAAGTTTTAAAACTATAGGATCAGATCAAATATCGCTTCGATGATATGATGGACGATGGAACGGTGGTGATTGGCTATGGCCAGAGTTGCCGCAGATAAGAAACCGCCTCGTATCAAGGTTCCGCCCTCTTGGAGTGGTGGCAAGTGTATGTGTTGCGGAAAGATCTATGACGTGCGCAAAGGTAATTTCTCAAAAACGAAGAGTCAATGGTATATGGGCAATGACGGATACCTCCCGTGGTGCAATGAGTGCCGTGAGAAGATGTTTGAGTTTTATGTTAAGAAGTATAACAATGAAGATGAAGCGATTGACCGTCTGGCTATGATGTTCGATACCTATGTAAATGATAAATTGCTTGACGCTTCAGAACATTCTGTGGCATCTGCTTTAAAAATCAACACCTATATGGGACGTCTTAATATACGTCAGTATGCAGATAAATCTTATGACGATGTGATCGACCAGAAGAAAAAAGACGCTTTGGCTGCTGGTGATACAAAGGGGACAAAGGTCACTCTGAAGATGAGAAAATTCTGGGGTACTGGTCTGGATGAAAAAGATTATTTATTCCTTGATGAGCACTATCAAAATCTTATCACTAGACATGAATGTAAGACGGCCGCACAAGAAATTCTGTTCAAACGCATTGCAAAGGCAGAACTTAATTGCGATAAGGCTGATGCCACTGGCGACACAAAGAAAATAAAAGAAGCAAACGACAATCTACAAAACCTGATGGGTTCTGCCCAAATCAAGCCAAACCAGACGAACGATAACGCACTGGCTGAGACGAATACTTTTGGCACGCTGATTCAGAAATAGGAAGAGGAAGAGCCGATTCCAGAACCGTCGCCAGAGTGGCAGGACGTTGATGGTATCGGTAAGTATTTTAGAGTATGGGTGTTGGGCACGTTGCTTAAGATGTTCAACTTAAAGAATCCATATCAAGACGAATTTGACGAAGAGTTTGAACGATATACTGCTCATAAACCAGAGACAAATGAGGACGATGCCACAGATACTAGCCTCCGCGAAACTATTTTCGGTATTGGCGAAGGCGGTGGTTCCGCATGAGTAAAGAGAAATTAACAGATAAGGAAGTAGCGAATACAAAATCAGAAAAAATAATGAACGCAGTTGCCCTGAGGGCGTCATTTTATAGGGCGAATCCTCAGCGGTTTGCAAAAGACTATTTAAACCTGACATTGAAGCCATTCCAAGAGCTACTATTGTTTTTGATGGTGAGATGTACCGGTTTCTGCTTCATTGCTGCTCGCGGCCTTGGTAAGTCATTTCTAACCGCAGTTTTCTGTGTGATTACATGTATTTTATGGCCCGGTTCTAAGGTTTGTATTGCCTGTAAGGTAAGAAGCCAATCTATCAGTATTTTGGATGAAAAGATAATGAAGGAGATCTACCCCAATAGTCCCCTTCTACGATCTGAAATCAAAAAGGTCGATATCAATAATCAAAAGGCAGAAATTATATTTAGGAACGGTAGCTATATCAAAGTTGTCACTGCAACAGATAGCAGTCGTGGTAGTCGAGCTACACTTCTCATCTGTGATGAATATAGATTACTATCTAAAGATGTTATCGATTTAATCTTGAAGAAGTTCCTGAATATTGTTCGTCATCCTGGATATTTGGACAAGCCACAATATGCACATCTTGCAGAGCGAAATAAAGAATTCTATCTAAGTTCTGCTTGGTTCCAAAACCATTGGAGCTATGAAAAATGTCAGGACTACTTCGTAAATATGATCGATTTTAATAAAAAATATTTCTGCGTATCTTTCCCGTATCAAATGTCAATCAAGAGCGGCTTGCTGTTGAAGGAGGCTGTAGAGGACGAAATGAGTGAATCCAGTTTTTCTGATTTGACATTTGCAATGGAGAATGAATGTAAGTGGCTTGGTGCTACTGAGGGTGGACTGTTCCAATTTGATGACATCAACAAAACGCGCGTCATTGAAAAGGCGTTCTACGCACCGAATCTTTTATTTAATCAAGCTGCTATGGATGTGCCGAAAAAGAAAAATGGCGAAGTGCGAATTCTTACTGCCGATATTGCATTGATGAGTAGCCGCAAAAACGACAACGACGCAACCAGTATCTTCTTGAACTGTATGCTGCCGAATAAATCAGGGCGCTATACCAGCAACTTTGTCTATTCAGAGAACGTTGAGGGTATGAGTGCGCAAGACCAAGCACTAAAACTGCGACGGTATTTCGACTACTTCAACTGTGATTATATCGGGGTTGACTGTAGAGGTGTTGGATTGCCTCTGGTTGACCTGTTGATGCGCGATATGTATGACCCAGAAACAGGCGAAACATATCCTGCGATCAGCTGCTGTAACAATCAAGAAATCGCATCTCGCTGTGCTGACAAAAATGCTCGCAAGGTCATCTAGGCTATTATGGGCAGCTCCCAGTTTAATAGCGATGTTGCCATTGGATTACGCAGCGGTTTCCAGCAAGGACGTATCCATCTGCTTCAGAGTGAGTACGGATGTGAAGACCAGTTGCGCAAAATCTATAAAGGCTATGATAAAATGTCGCCTACTGAACGAGCCGCGCTACAGATGCCATATATCAATACTGGGCTTGCTGTAAACGAGCTTGTAAATCTGGGCTACGAAACCGTGAATAACGTTATCAAAGTCAAGGAGAAATCCGGCTGCCGTAAAGACCGCTACTCTTCCCTGTCTTACAACTATTACATTGCGCAGCAAGTTGAACGAAGCATGGAGAAGAAGAATAAAAAGCCAACTTCGCTCACGTTTAACTTTAGAGCGCCTGTATTAAAGAAGGGAGGACTGTAATGGCTGAAGATAAAATGCAGAAAAAGGTCCGCGTAACAAATGCCAAAGATGGTAAGACCTCTTATGTAACATATCAGGATCTTGTCAATGGCGTTTATGCGAACCTGTCACATATCGGTATCCGTAATCTGGCATCGAGTACTGACACAAATCCGACGTATACAAAATATACGAAGAATCAGATCGTCACTTATCTTGGCAACCCAGCTAACTATGAGAAGCAGCTACGAAATATGAGTAAATATCTATTCAATATTTCAAACTACTATCGCCGGCTGATTCAGTATTTTGCGAATATGTCTACATACTCTTACACGATCTCTCCGTATGGACTTGATCGCTCTAAGACAATTAACGCCAATAAATTTAAGAAGGCATATTATTCTGCTGTAACAGCAGTTGAGCTGATGAATATCCCACACGAAGCTACGAAAATACTGACAATTGCATTTCGCGATGACGTTTACTATGGCTATGCGTGGGAGACAAATGACAGTTTTGCTTTCCAAAATCTTGATGCCGACTATTGTAAAATAAGCAGCATTGAAGACGGCGTTTATAATTTTGCTTTTGATTTTTCTTACTTTGATTCCAACAAAGACAAGCTGCCCAACTATCCGCCGGAGTTTGAGACGATGTATAAACAATATAAGGCTGACTCGCAGAACTACAAGTGGCAGGAACTGGACAGTTCTAAGTCCATCTGTATCAAAGTAAACGAGCATGATTATATCCCCATTCCCCCGTTTGTGAGTTTGTTTAGTGCGCTTGCCGATATTGAAGACTACCGTGCCATCAGTAAAAACGCAAGTGAGACCAATAACTATAAGGCGCTGGCAATGGAGATCCCAGTGAATGATACTGACGGCTCTTTCCTGATCGACTATGATACAGCAAAAGAGTTCTATGACATGATGAGTAATGTACTGCCGTCGAATATTGGCGCAATTCTTTCTCCCATGAAAATCAGTAGCTGGAACTTTGAAAAGAGCGGCGTGAACAGTGACTCTAAAGAGGTCGCAAATGCTGAGGCCGCATTCTTTACAAGCGCTGGCGTGAATAAGAATCTATTCGGCGGTGGCGAAGATCCTTCTGCTACTACCCTGCAGCTGTGTACTGTGAATGACCAGGAGATCGTGTTTGCAGTGATGCGACAGTTGGAACGCTGGATCAATCGCAAGCTGAAGAGCGTTTCCAGTTCTTATAGGTTCCGCCTAAACTTCCTACCAGTCACTCATTATAACGTGACTGAGATGCATGAAAGATATCTCAAGGATGCTACCTATGGTATGCCGACTCGAACCGCAGCTCTTGCAACTACTGGTTATGCGGGCAGCGATTATGAGAACATGACTTATCTTGAAAATGAAATCTTGGGACTTAGTGCTGGTGAAACACCGCTTAAGAGCTCCAATACTCAGTCCGGCTCCGCCGGGGATGAAGGTGGCCGCCCAACAAACGCAAGTAAGGGCGAGGGCCTGTCTGATGCTGGCAATGTAAGCGCCGATAGACAGGAGGCATAAGATGAGTCAGGAGATTTATGAAGTTATCGTACACGGAGCGCACTCCGCCGGGATGGCAAAGTTCCTGACCGACCGTGGCGCTCTGATGCTGCGAATAGACCCAACAAACAAGTATGTTTTTGTATACGATTCTGTGTTTGAAAATGCTCTGGCTGAGTTGCAGGTTGCGATTCGCCAGGGTTTTTATTTTGCTGACGAGGAGGTGAAAACAGAATGAATCAACGATATCCGGTTTCTTTTATTAAGAAGGGCGAATACGAATCTTCTGATTTTCGCTTCATTGATGTCAGCATTGATGTAATGCACACTGGAGCAAACCTCAATAAGACAAGTTTCACAAAAGACGCGATTAACAAAGCAGTACCGACAATCCGTAATACGCCGATCCTGGGCTACGTTGTAGATGAACTTGACGAGGAAGACAAGGACTTTAAAGGACATGAACATGAACTGCGAATCACCAACAAAGACGTGAAGTACGTCTATGCTGGTCAAGCTTATGGTGTTATTCCTGAATCTTGTAATCCTCGTTGGATTGTTAAGGATGACGGCACCGGTATTGAACGGGAGTATTTGCGTGTTGATGGTTTGATTTGGACAAAGTTTAGCGATCCTGTAGATATTTTTACCCGCGATGGTACGAAGAATCACAGTGTTGAGCTAACCGATATGGCTTGTGGCCCAGCAGATAAGAACGGCAACGTTCCTGTGGGGTCTTTTAAATTTGATGGTTGCTGCATTCTGTCTACGACTGATCCGAGTATCAAGCCCGCTATGACAGGCAGCTGCGTTACTGCCAATTTTTCTGTTGAAGATATTACCGCTCAGATCCGCGATCGGCTCTATGAGTATCAAGCAATTCAGCAGAACTATACTGCGCAAAATGATAATCCATCCGATGAGGAGAAAGGAGATACAACGCCAATGAATGAAAATGAAAAGAATCCTGCTATGACTGAAAATGCCGTAGCAGAAGGCGCTGTGGAGAATCCTGAGATTGAGACTCCCGCCGCAGAGAATACTGCGACAAAGACCGAATCTGAGGCTGCTCCTGCCGAAAACGCCGCATCTGAAGAAGGTGCAGAAAATGCAACAACTGAGGTTCCCGCTGAGAATACTGCGCTGGCCGAAGAGGGCGAGCCCGTTGCATCAAGCGAATTTACTCTGACCACTGAGCAGCTGCTGAATGAAATCAGTGGCGCTCTGGGCGCATACAAGATCCCGTCTTCTTGGGACCCTGAGAATATGGTTCCCCGCTACTGGATGAATGATATCCAGGGCGATGAGGTGATCGTGATCGATTGCACCACTTACAACCTGATGGGTATTCCCTACTCTATGAACGGCGACAATGTTGTTCTGGATGTGGAGAACGCCAAGCGTAAGAAGGTGACTTTTGAAGACTGGGACGAAGGCGAAGTTCTTCCTGGTATGAGTGCAGCCTTTACTGAGATCACCAATACAGTCGCTGAGATGAATGCTAAAATCTCCGACCTGACAAAAGAGTTTACTGAAGCATCTGAGACCATTGCCGAGATGAAACCGAAGCTGGAGGCATACGAAAAGGCCGAAGCTGACGCAAAAGCCGCTGAGATGGAAGCAAAGCGCAACGCTCTGTTTGCCACCTTTGACGAGAAGCTTGGCGCAGATGCTGAGTATATTGCACTGAAAGAGAACAAGGAGATCAGCTACTCCGATCTGGAGACCAAGTGCTATGCGCTGGTTGGCCGCAAGAGTGCTGAGTTCTCTTATGTTCCCAATAAAAACAACAAAGGAACTGTCCGCTTTGGCGTGGGTGGCACCCAGAACGGTTCAGATGTCGCGTATGGTGGTCTGATCGAACACTATCTCGGCAATAAGTAATTTACCAAAAATTAGGAGGTACATAATTATGGCTAATAATAAGCATGCTGTTGTGCGCATTGATAAGCTGGGTGGCACCCTGGATGGTGCTCAGCTGGAGAGTGCTATTTTCTACAAGGAGTCCGATGCTGCTGAGATTGATAACGCTCAGCTGGTTGTTCTGGGCGAGAAGCTGGGTCGTGAGGTCTACAAGGCTACCGCTCCTACCGCAACTTCCACCGTTGCTGACCTGTATCTGACCGCTGGCGTTGAGCTGTTCTATGATCAGACCGTGGCACACTATCTGCCCGAGTGGGTCAATGAGGCTGGTAAGCCCGTGCGCGTTTACGCTCTGAATGTTTCCAAGGGTGGCTTCTCTGCTACTGCCGAGGCATTTAACGGCACTCCTGCAAAGGGCAAGTATGTCGGTTTTGCTGCCGATGACACCAAGATCCAGATTCAGGAAGCTGCTGATGACAAGACCTTTGGCTGCATTGACTTCGTTGAGACTGTTGGTTTTGGCGATGGTCGCTATACCTACTACATGATCACCCTGAAGTGATTCCGAAGTTTTAAGAAATCAACATAAAGCCGTCCGTTTAAAGCGGGCGGCCATTTTTATTATAGGAGGTTTATACCATGGCTATTGATTCTAATCTGGTCAAGCTGGCTCTCGATGGCTACAAGGGCCACGTTGCTGGTGATTATTCTGTGAACGACACCCAGGAGGCTCTGCGTAAGGCTCTGGTTGAGGCAAACGGCGGTTCCACCAAGCTGGACATTAAGGCTCTGCGTGATGGTAGCTGCTCCAAGGTGTTCGCTATTGTTGAGGAGCTGGTCAATGTTATTTCTGAGGAAGGTCTGAAGGGCGACGAGTTCTTTATGAACATGGTCGAGGACCGCAACCTGGCTCTGGGCGATACTCCCAAGTTCCACATCGAGCGCGAGTGCCTGTTTGCTGTTGCCGATATCGCAGAGGGTACTCAGGGCGTGCGCCGTCAGCGTCTGGAAGCTGGTACTGACATCACCGTCAATACTCAGCTGCACGCTATTAAGATCTACGAGGAGCTGAACCGTGTTCTGGCTGGCCGTATCGACTTTAACAAGTTTGTTGATATCGTTTCCAAGTCCTTCACCAAGGATGAGCTGGATTCTGCATACGCTGCATTCGTTGGCATGTTCAGCAAGCTGAATGCTCCCTACATTGAGACCGGCTCTTTTGACGAGGACAAGCTGCTGGACCTGATCGAGCACGTTGAGGCTTCTACTGGCGAGACCGCTGTGATTGTTGGCACCCGTAAGGCTCTGCGTCAGATCAAGACTGCCGTTGTGTCTGATTCCGCCAAGGAAGATATGTACGCAATGGGTCACTTTGGCCGCTTCAATGGTACTGAGCTGATTGCTGTGAAGCAGCGTCACGCTACCGGTACCACCGATTTCATCCTGGATGACAAGACCCTGTACGTTTTTGCTGGCGACACCAAGCCCATTAAGCGCGTTACCGAGGGTGATGTCACTATGCTGATGGGCACCCCGATGAACAACGCCGATATGAGCCAGGAGTTCCTGATGATGAAGCGCACTGGCATTGCCATTGTGTTTGATCGTGACTTCGGCGCATACAAGATGGCCTGATCGATAATTTGAGTTGAATGGCGGTGGGGCAACAACCCTGCCGCTTCTTTTATTAAATAGGAGGAACGAATGGCAAGACGTACAACTAAGACTACAGCCGCGAAAGCTGCTGCTCCCGTAGCAACCGAGCCCGTAGTCGAAATTACAAACGAGACCATGGTGGAGTGCCGCAATGGCACAGCTGGTAATCTGATCTATAAGTCCACCTTGAATCCCGGCTATACCGTTGAGTGGGAGGCTTTTGGCGATGTTCAGGAAATGGAGTATCGCGAGCTGGTTTCTATGCGCGGTAATCAGCGCCGGTTCTTTGAGGAAAATTGGATTTTGATCGATGATCCCGCCATTATCAAGAAGCTTGGCGTTGAGCGCTATTACAAAAATAGTCTGACCACCGACAACTTCAATGACGTGTTTACAATGCCCGCCGATGAGATCAAGAAGATCGTCCCGACACTGCCGGGCGGCACCAAGGATGCGATTGCATCTGAGGCCAAGAAGAAGATCGAGACCGGTGAGCTGGACAGCCGCAGTGCGATTAAGGCGCTGGAGGACTCCCTGTCTGTTGAGTTGGAAGACACAATTTGATGTAAAGGAGGCGGGTCATGGCAACCACTTTTGAAAGTATCTATGCCCGCTGTCGTGGGCGCATTCGAGATTATGATAAGGAAGGATATACTGACGAGATGTTTGCAGATGCAGAGAGCGACCTGCTTCAGGCCGCCATTGATGATTTTGCTGACATTTGCGTGCAAGACCTGACTGACTATGATGATGAGTTGCAGCAGTTCAATGTTACTCTGACCCGCAAGGAACAGAGTATTCTGGCGTTGAGCATGATTGTGCATTGGCTGGAGCCGTATGTTTACAACTCTGACGCTTTGAAGAACGCTATGAGTACAAAGGACTTTTCTTTCTTCTCCCCTGCTAAGCTACTGGAGCAGATGAAAGACCTTTTGACGCAGTCGCAGCGTAAATTGACTGCTGAGATGAACTTATATTCCTTTAAGTCAAACAGTGTTTCTGAATGGACACAGTAAGGCGGTGGGATATGACAAGATCTCAATATAGAGCCATGCTGAAACAGGATGGAGAGATGCAGCGCGACAGGGTGATCAATAAGGCACTCCATGATACGCGCTTTTTAGCGCCAGTCAATCCTTCTTATAAAGAAGTGACGATAGATGACGTACCTCGCTGGGTGAATATTATATCATCTACTGTTACAAACCAGAAAATATTCCGCACAAGACCTGGTGAGGATTTTGAGATCGGCAGCATTATGTACTGGGGTAAGAGCCACTGGCTGATTACCGAGCGTGATGCAGACGATGAGATCACCGTGCGCGGCCGCATTCAGATCTGCCAGAAACAAATTGTGTGGCAGGATGACCAGACAAAAAAGATCGTATCTCTATGGGCAACTGTGGAAAAGCCGTATTACTCCAACCTGAGTGAGAATAAGGTAATGAGTTATTCAACCCGTGAATTCCGCATTCAAACCCCATTCGACGAGTATTCTGCCCGTCTGAACATTGGAAAACGGCTGATGTTGGAGATCGTCAATGGAGAACCAAAGACCTATCGAATCACGTCGATTGACCAGATGACTGGCCGAATTGACTATGATAATGACCAGATCGGGTTCCTTTCGTTTAACGTTGAACAGGATCTTTACAACGCAGAAACAGACAATGTAGAGAAAATGATCTGCAATTATGTGCCGGAAGATGCTTCCGATAACGTGGAAATCACCTATCCTGACGACAACACAGTAGACGACAGAGTGCTTTCGATAGAGTTTACGGGCGAACCGTCCATCCCAACGGGCGGATTTGGCAAGCTGTTTACTGCAAAAATCGATGGCGAAGTGTACGACGGCGCAGAATAGACGCTTACCGGCGATTGTACTCCTGCTGGAGTATGTTTCAAAGGCGGTAATACGACTACGACAGGTGCAAAGTGTAAGATCACTTGTGTGGATGATTCTAAGCTGATTGGACAAGTCGTGGTACTGACGGTTAAAGCAGCCGGCCTTACTGAAAAGATCGAATTGGAGGTGATCTGATATGAATCTCGATGAAATCGGGGTATTCAAAAATCGGGTCGTTTCCAAGTTGATCAATGACGAAAATGTCCTTGATGTCCTATTGGGCAACACAGATGATATCGACGATCCCGAAACTCTTCTGCTTGGTAAGAATGGGTCGGGTGAAGGTGGATGCGTGTTTAAGTATGAGTATGTTCCAGATACACAAGAAAACTCAAAAACATTTTTGTGTGTTGAGGTTGTACCAGAACAAACCAGCGGCGATTCTATTACGATGATGACCATTTACGTGTTTGCATATTGCAGTAAAAACCTTATGCAGACATATCATCGGAAAGGACAAGCTGGGACACGCATTGATATTTTGGTTAGTGATATTGATAAGCTTCTAAATGGAAACAAAGAATTTGGAATTGGACCGCTTGAATGGGCTGGAAGCAGCATCTATAAGCCGGCGCAGTGCTATTACGGACGAATGCTTGTTTATCAGGTCGGCTCTTTTAGGAGGGCTCGCTGATGAGAAAAATTTCGTACCTTGATCATCTGAGTCCATATGGCGTGCAACTAAAAGACGTTGGACGAATCCACTCCCCTTTTCTGAAAGACATTTTGAAGATAGGATACACCCAGTATCAATACGCACTGACATTATTTTTATATACCCCAGAAAAATACTACCACGATGCGGCAACTATGATGAAGATGCCAGATATCTGGGAGCAAATGACAAGTGAGCAAAAAGCAAATATTGTGATGTTCGATATTCTTACATCGACAGATGAATCCAGGGCTGAACTAATTTCGGCTCTGGGTCTTTTTGTTTCTGGGGAATTGGAGTGGGACGAGCAGCATCGAGCAATTTTTATCGACAAAGAAAATAGCGGCAAAAAAGGATTTTCTATCGGTGGCTATATCGACAGAAACAACTATTCGACCGTAACAAAGCTTTGCCTGCAGATGGTTGATATCGACGAAAGCGACATCCCTGAAGAAGCTCCAAAATTCAAGACTGAAAAAGATCGCTTGTTTTATGAGAAGTTCCAAAAGAAGAAGAAAAAGTTCAAACAAACAAAAAAGGCAGACCCGAATTTCGAGCTGCCGAACATGATTTCTCTTTTATGCACTTTTCATCCAAGTTTGAATTATTCAAACATCTTTGAGCTGACAGTTGGACAGATACGAGATACGTTCTCCCAACTATTACGCGCAAAACAACTAAATATCGCTGAAATGAATTACTCCGTTTGGGGCGGTAAATATGACCCCTCGAAATGGATAGAGCGAATTGACAAAGAAAACGAAACTATAGGAGGATAACAATTATGGCTAACAAGAATGCAAATTTCGCCAACCGCGAGGTCGCCGATCTGATGCTGGTCGACTACTCCACCAAGAAGCTGTTTCTGAATGTTGACTGGGCTAACGTCACTTCTACCTCTTTTGAGGGTGACCGCGTGTTCGCAACCGGCGGCCAGGGCGCACCTAACCGCGTGCAGTTTGACGGCTCTCGTACCGGCACTCTGACCATCGAGGCACAGGTTTACCCCGTCAAGGTCTTCCAGATGCTGTCTGGCAACGACCTGGGCACCACCGCAAACTTCCTGAAGCGCGAGAAGGTCACCTGCACCGAGGCTGGTAAGCTGACCATTTCTACTGCTGCTGGCACCACCGCCATTCAGGTCTTTAAGGCTGATGACGATCTGGGCACCGAGGTCACCGCTACTGTTACTGAGGGCGGCACTGAGGTTACCGTTGCTGAAGCAACTGAGAATACTGCTTACATTGTTTATTACTACGCAAAGCAGGCAGCCGCTCAGGTTGTGCACCTGGATAGCCGTCACTTCCCCAAGGCTTATCGTGTCGAGGGTTCCATTCCCTACAAGACCGAGAGCGACGACATCATCGAGGCACATCCCATCTGGTACAAGGCTGCTCCTCAGGCCGGCTTCGAGCTGTCTTGGCAGAACACTGGCGACCCCGTTTCTCTGACCATGACCTTCGACGTTCTGGCCGACGAGAATGGCGATATGTTCTCTCTCATCTTCCCTAACGAGGGCTGATACATAGCATTTACACGAGGCAGAGTCTTTCGGGGCTCTGCCCCTTTTATGAGCGCACAATTATTGCAATTGCGCGTTGATATGAGGAAACTCACAAATAAGAAGAACACCCACGTGGCGACTTTCCGCTCTCTAATTTGCATAGGAGCTTCAGTGAATAATCGGACAATTGGCCCCACTTATGCCCGGGGCTGGCTTACTTCCATAACAAACTTGGCGATAGTCACCAAAGCAGCTACGAATTGAACGAACTTAGACATGGTGTCGAAGTCAATCATCATATGGGCCTCCTTTCTGCCAGCAGCTGTACTACTGGACTTCGGGAAGCCCCTACTAATTCTCGCCGTTTTAATAATTCCCAAAAGGGATACGCAGGTGTTCTTCAAATTTGAATTGTACCACATCCAGAAAGAAAAAGGAAGTGTTTATTATAAAAATCATTGCTTTTGACCAGGCTCTCGGCAAGACGGGTGTCTGTACCATTGATGGCGACACTGTTTATCACTCACTGATCGACCTGAGCAAAACCAAGGATACCTTGGAACGCTCGACAATGATGCGCCAAATGATTCAGAGCCGCATCAAGAACAATCGTCCAGACCTTGTAGTGATCGAAGATGTTGCACTGCAAAGCTCTCCAAAAACATTGATCCAGCTGGCACAGCTGCAAGGAGCGATTATGGGGGTATGCGAGCTAAACAATATCCCCTATGAGATCATTAAGCCATCCGAGTGGCGAAAGATATTAGGATTTAAACAGGGTCGAGTAAAGCGTGCAGAATTAAAGCAGCAGGCCATCGACTACGTGAAAACCTATTATGGAGAAGATGTTTCGTCTGATGAAGCTGATGCGATGTGCATTGCAACAGCTGTAAGGATGGAATTTGAAAACAATAAATTAAATCAGGAGGACTAATACTTATGGATGCAAAGAATAATCTGACTTTGGCTGAACGAATTTTGTTTGTTGATAGCGTGGTAAGCCTGTCTGAGCGCGATGGCCGTTATGAACCGGCGCTGTATGACTACGCTTTCCGAATTACAACACTGATCATGTTTACTGGTCTTGAAACTGAAGAGCTATCACAGGACCAGATGAGTGAACTGGCTTTCTCTGATGAAACGACCAAGTTGATGAACGAGACTCCGCGCAAGTATATTCTGACTACACTGAACAAGGCTTGCCGCGAAAAAATCGAGATTGCCCGCCAGCAGTATATGGCCGCATTTGAAGCCGCAGCAAAGAATCAGCCGTTTGAGCAGCTGATGCAGTTGGCCGCCGAGGTACTGAGCGGCATTGGTGATCAGTTCGACATGAACAAAATGATTGAAAAAATCGCTGAAGAAAATCTGAAGAAACCGGTAGAGAAAGATAACTATAGTGTTAAAACTCCTGAAGGAATGCTCGATGCTGCTCCTTCAATTGATACGACAGAACTTATTTCTGCAGTCGCTGAAGGCAAGGAGTAAACTATGGGGAAGAAATCATGTACTACGACCAAAGAACTTCAGACAGAAATCATGCGAAGAGCGAATAAAGCATTAAACAAAGATATTGCTCCTTATGTAGAGAACAAACTTAAGGAACATGTTCAAAAAGATGTTTATGCTACTTACTCCCCTGTTGAATATGAACGTCGTGAAGAAGATGGTGGTCTAGTAGATGATGATAATATCAAGCACAAAGTTCGGACAGATAATAGAACTTTATATGTATATGAACGTGCTCCAATAGAAGGGCCACGACTTGATGCTCCAAACTGGGTGTCTCAAAATGACAGCTTGGCTCAACTGATTGAGCAAGGCGCACATAATCCATGGACACATAAGAGATATCGTTGGACTAATCCACGTCCATTTATTGAAAACACTCAAAAGGATATCAATTATCGTTATGCCGACATTGTTAAAATGTTACGCAATCGAATCAATCACGACAACTGAAGTAATTAAAAAGATGAGCAGACTTATTAAAAGCCTGCTTTTTTTAGATTCGGCTCCAAAAGGAGGAATATGATATGCCTAGAGAACCAGAATTGAGTATCAAAGTAAAAGTAGATCCACATGTTGATCCACAGCAAACACGCGATACCATCCAAAGAAAATTCAACGATATTAAAAATCCGCCGACAGTGGTTGTCAAACCCGATTTAAGTAAGTTTGATAATTTTATCAAAGATGACCTTGGTGGAGATTATCCAGTTGATATCACTCCTAATATTACTGGAGATATTAAAGGAAAGATTAAAGAAGAAATTGATAAGGCTGTTAAAAGTCCAGATTTCCCAAAGGTTCCACTTAAAGTTGATGTAGGCGATTTCAGTAATGAATTGTCTTCTGCTTTAAAAAAGGAACTGAAAGATGTCAACGATAAACTCAATTATTATTTGAGGAATTTGACTACAAACACCGCTGGACTAAATAGCGTAGTCGAAGGGTTATTTCCCAAAAAAGGAATTTCGAATGCAATTCAACATGAACTGAAAAATGTTCGAAGCGAATTACAAACTGGAATTAACGGTATAAATGAATCTATTTCATTTAAAATTGGCGATCTATTTAAAATCGACAATAAAGAAACAACTCACAGTATTCAAGAAGTTAAAAAGCTTGTCAATGAACTAAAACAAAATCTTTGGGATTTGGATGAGAATAGTGTCAATGGAATTGATGATGAATTCACAAAAAGATTTGATGAATTTAAAGGGAAAGCTATAGAATTAAAAGCTCTTATATCTACGTTAGAAAAAAACTTATCTTCTTCCGATATGAGAAAGCTGTTTAACAATGGTGTCTTCGATACCAATGATTTTTCAATGAATATCGAATCTTTTGTTAAGGTTCTTAATAGAATTAGTTCGATAAAAGATATTCCAACATTAGACAATTGGGATAATATAGTTGATAAAATAACAGCAGGGGCAAAAGAAGATACGGATTACATTGATTCATTTTGCGAAGATGCAATTGAAGACTTAACCGCCGTTAGTAAACGTGCAATCGAGATTATTTCAGAACAAAAAACTGCAATTGATACTGTTAAGGAGTTATCCAAAACACTTAACAAATCAATGGAACTTGATAAATCTGGATATCTTGACGAGTCAGAACTCAAAACGTATGGAGCTGCATTTGATGAAGTTTTAAGTAATATTGCATCTAAACAAGCTGAAATCAATAGTGCGAAGCAAAAAACAATTGCTCTGGAAGATAAACTTCTTATTAAAACACGGATAAATAAAAGTGTCTTAGAGAAAGAGCTTGATGAGTATGCCTCTCTCCTTAAAAAGTTTGACGATACTAAACTCAAAACAATTTCTGATCGTGTAGCAGATATACACGTTGATAAACAAAACATTGATGAAAAACCAAAAGAGACACCAAAGCCGAAATCAAAATCAACCCCTACAACTTCTGTTCCTAATTTCCCCGGAGCGCCAAAGAACAAAAATGAATCTCAATCTTTGATTGATGATGGTATTGCAAAAATAAAAAAGGTTGTTTTTGATGTAAAACAAGAAGACCTTCAGAGCTCTATTGATACAATTTTTGCTAAAGTGTCTGCTCCCATTGGATTCAGGCCAGCAGAAAAAGCAATTGAAAATGTTCGTACAGAACTAACAAATGCACTTAAAAATATTGATTTTACATTAAAATTCGGAAAGCAGAATGCTAATGGCGAAACCACAGCAACTGCTACTGCGATAAGTGAATCACAATCAACTTCTGATTTAAAAAAGCAAGTAATATCCATTGGAAACATTAAGCGCAATCTTGAAGCGGTTACAACAGGCATTGATAAATATGTGACAGATATCGCTTCTATTGGCACTGCGTTCGAGTATTCTATGAGTCAAGTAGATTCTTTGAATAAAGCTTTGGAAAATCAAATAATAGACTTGGACCTTGTTGCAAAAAAGACAGATGCTTACGGCACAACAGCTAATTCCATCTCACTGAATACAAAAGATGTAGCGGTCGCTAGTGATTCAGTAGATATTCCTGGCAAAGTCGAACTCAAAGATAAGGATATCAAGAGACCTGATCCTTTGAACATCAATGGCGCTGTAAAAATCAAAGCAAGTGATATTAAAATTGACGATGTTGAGATTTCAAAAAAGAAATTTGATATTAACGGTAATCTGATTCTGAAAAATGCTGAGATTGTTGATGCGGTAAAAGAAGCAACTAAGGAAGCTACCAAAAAGGCGCAACCAAAACAGTCTACAGCGAAAACGAAGAATGGTTTGACCGATCGAGATTTTGAGCGTAAAAGTAAAGAACTTCTGACGAGCCTTGCTTCTATTATGAAAGGTAAAGCACGTGTTCAAAATTCTCTTACAACTCATACACGTAAGGGGCAATCAGAAGCTGCTGCTGAAGACTCATACTATTTGTCGAAACTTTCAAGACGAGAGCGTACAACGAAAGGTAAACTCACGAAACTTTATAAAGGACGTGGCGGACGTTCTGCATGGCAAAGTAGTTCTATCTATCATTCTGCTACTGAAGATTCAGAACATATTCGAAACAGTCGTGTTGCAGAAAACTCAGACAAAGACAAGGTCGCAGAAGAAGAAAAATATATCGCAGCACTTCGCCAGCGTTCAAAGATTTATAAAGAACTTGCTGCCGCGCGTCGCAAATATGGTGATGATTCGGAATATGTGAAATCTTCTCAAAAAGAGCTACAAAATACATTAGATATAATCAGCCAGTTTGAATCTAAAGTTGGAAGCCAGTATTTACAGGCGATGCCTGAGCGTCGTAAGGTTTTTGCTGAGAATATGTCGAATTTTCGTAAGGATCGCGACGATATTAGACATAAAAATACACAAATTGCTGCTAAAGATCAGCAAAAAGCAATCGTTGCTACAAATAAATCCGCAGAGAAAGAACGTATCACTTCTGAAAAGGAGTTTCTTGAAAATCTCGCAAAAGAGCCAAAGTTGTGGGCAGATGCTGAAAAAGCACGCAAGAAGTATGGCGATAATAGTGCTGAAGCAAAACAGGCAGAGCATTTAAGAGATAAAAATCAATCGTCTATCAATGATTTTAAATCGAATTATACTGGTTCTTTATCTGATATTCCTGGATATGACGATCAAGTAAAAGATAATAATTTTGCAATGGCCGCATATCAATCCGGGATGACTCGTAAAGCAAATGCAGAGCAACAGAAACAGCATGATGCAGCCCAGGCAGCATTTCAAAAGCGCCGTGATGAAGCCGCAAAGCAAGCAGAAGCAGCACAAAAAGCTGTTGAAAAATCTTCTGTCGATATGGTAAATCGTGTCGCCAAATCAATTGAGGAAAGTAAAAAGATTTATCTTGATGCTGAAAAGGAAATCATAAAACGACAAGCGGAGCTTTTGACTACAGAAGATTCTGCTACAAAGCAGGATATCATTGATAAAATATCTGATGCAAAAAATCTCAAGAAGACAGCTGGAGCTCGTATAAATTCTTATAGTGGTGATTATACCGGGCTTGTTCAAAACGCGTGGGACGAGATAAACTCTGAAAAGAAAAGCTACAAGATTGATCAAAGTCTTGCTAATGAGAAAAAATCCAATAAAGAAATTGCTGCAACGTTTGACGAGATTATTGGGAAATATTCTGAGCTTGATAAGTTGGAGCAGCGCCGTTCAAAGTTGTTTAAGCCAGAAGACGTTCAGCAGCTTCAGGATGTTAATGAAGCGGTAGTTAAATTAACGGATGATATTACTACACTTGAAATAAAGGCATTAGATTCTGGTATTGACTTACATGCCAATAGCGATTATTCAAATAAAGTTGCAGAATCGAGTAAAATTTCCAAAGAATCTGCTGTGACTTTTACAAATAACCAGCGCACTTATGATGTTAATACTGCGAAGGAGTCGTATCTTGCGAATTATAAAGACTGGCTCCAAAATATGGATTATATCGATAGAATTGATCCAAATAGTGTTAACGCACAAGAACTGATTTCTCGATACCAAAAGAGAGCTGATGAAAACAAACAAGCTATCGATGCAGCACGTCAAATTCTTAGCATCAATAATGATATCTCAAAGGACGCATGGGATGAAATTCAGCGTTGGAAAGATTCTTTATCTATCACCGACGCAGAAAAAGCGGCAAAAGAAGCTCAAAAAGCTACTGATAAAAAAGATTCAGATGATGCCGCTTTCTTTACAAAATTGCAAACAGCAGTTAATCGTAAGATCAGGGCGTATGACGATTTTATAAAAGCAGAGCCAGGGACAAAAGATTGGGTCTCAAAGTCTGGTAAAAATAATATTGCGGATAATAATCTTCTTGATTTGCAGAATCAGGCTACCGCCACTGGTTTATCTTCCGATCAGCGTTATTCTTCAATCATGGGCCAGTACCGAAAAGATATTGACGCTGTCAATGAAGCTCAACAAAAGCGCGCAAAAATTGAAGAAGAAGCTACCAAAGTTCAGGATAAAGACATTATTTCTCTGCAGAAGTTTATTAAGACAGTCGACGCATATAAAGGCTCTATTGAAAAAGACAATAAAACAGATATGCCTGCCTATGCGAACGTCACGAACATTCGTGGTTCCGCAGACGATCTTTTGAACAGACTTCGAAAAGATACTTCTGGCGACAAAGACCAAGTTGCTATTGATTAGGCTAAAGACAATAAGATTGATGGTGTTAAATCTCTTATTGATGCTTACAACAAGCTTGGAATCGCTGCTAATGAAGCTGGTATTGACGTTCAAGAGTTGCGTATTGATGTCGAACGTATGAATAAGACAGCAAAGGGCAAAACCGAAGTGGCCAACCTCAAGTCTCAGCTAATGGACTATCTTGAGAAATTTCCAAAAGTCAGCAGCACAATGGGTGATTCTGTTAGAGAATTACAAGCTGCTCTGGCTGATCCAAATGCTTATCAAAATATTGGTAAACTAAAGCAACAGATGGCAGAACTTCGTGCTCAAGCTAAAGCGCTTGGTCTGGAATCTGAAAGTCTATTTGATAAGTTTGAAAAGCTTTTTGGCCAGCATCTGAGCACTATGATCACCATGGCCGCTTTGCACAAGATGCAAGACGCTCTGCGGATCGTATATCAGAATGTAGTTGAAATCGATACAGCTGTTACAGAACTGCGCAAAGTCAGCGAATACGCCGGCAAATCTCTTGAAGAGTATATGGGCCGCGCGTCTGAGCAAGCACAAAAGCTTGGTGTTTCGATTAGTGATTACGTCAATTCGACTGCTGATTGGAAACGCCTCGGTTATTCTGATGAAGATGCCGAGAATATGGCTACCTACTCTACCCTGCTTAAAAACGTGGGAGACGGGATTGATGACGTTAACACCTCATCTTCGTATCTAATTTCGACATTGCAAGGCTTTGGTTTACTTGCTGATCAGGCAGAGGACGTTGTTAATAAAATTGACGCTGTAGCAAATACACAACCTGTTACCGCAAAAGACCTTGGTGAAATCTTAACTCGCAGTTCTGCTGCTATGTCGGCTGCTAATAATACGCTGGAAGAAACTATTGCGCTTGGCACCGCTGCAAACGCAGTTATCCAAGATGCAGATACGGTTGGTACAACTTTAAAAAGTGTATCTATGTATCTCCGTGCTGCTAAAAGTGATGCAGAGAATGCGGGCATTGAAGTTGATGGCATGGCCAATTCTGTATCTGAACTTCGCAGTGAATTGAAATCTCTAACTGGCGTTGACATCATGCTGGATAGCAAAAATTTCAAGAGCACATATCAAATCATGAAAGAGCTGTCTCAAGTATGGAGTGGTCTGTCCGATGTAACGCAGGCTAATGTCACTGAAATGATTGGCGGAAAGAGAAACGCAAATGCAGTTAGTGCTATTCTAAACAATTTTAGTGTCGCTGAATCTGCTATGGAATCTGCTGCAAACAGCGCAAACGTCGCATGGGCTGAAAATGAGAAATACCTTGATTCTATTCAGGGTCGCTTAAATCAACTCGATGCGTCTTTCCAAGCTCTTTCTACCGATGTACTTGACTCCGGCCTGGTCAAGACTGTCGTATCTCTCGCAACTGGACTTACAAAAGCCGCAGATGCAATGATTAAATTTACTGGCGCTATTCCAATGGGTGCTGGTATCGCAACCTTTATAACTCAGCTGGGTAAACCTAAAATGACGGGTTTCACGATTGTGCCCAGCAATACTCCGGGTGGTGACACGGAACAAGCACGCTGTAGCTTTTATTGGCGCAGCGCAGCGAGGGAGTATTTAGTAAAACCGACGAACATGGCAGCGTAAGCTGTGGCGAGTTTGGGTAATTCTCGTCCGGGAACCGAAAGGAATCCGCAGGCAAGCTCTGTATGTGCCTACATTATTATAATAGGCGCTATCAAAGACGCTTCAGAGAGCATAATGTCGGAGTGGAACTACGTGCGTAACAGCGCCGCAGATTCACTATGGGGTGCTCCAAATCACTACTGTGTATGGCATTGCTATAACGCCGTAGACAAAATTACAGGCGGCTTCTCCCCTGCTGTCAAAAGTGGAGAAAGTAAAACCATGGTATACGCCGTGGCGTTGACAGAAGTATTATTATATGATAGTATCAGGAGGCAAATATGGATGAAGAGATGCGAAAGCTCTGCGAAAGAGTTTGCATTGAATACTGTGAAAATGGGATTATATCAGAAGATCTCTATAAAACATTTATGAAGGAACACAGCAACCTTCGTTATCCAGATATAGAAAAAGCCAATGCTTTTATGCGTGATTTCATTGATCGGTATATCAAAGAACACGATCTTTCTTGTCGATGTAACCGGTATCTTTATGGGGAAGCTTATGGATTTAAGATTTTCACTGAGATTGATGAGCTTCCAAAAAAAGTACAAATTCTTTCTGTATTTTAAAGTCATTTAATCGGAGGGGCAAAAATGTCTGACGTTATAGCTTTTACAATCAAATATGATAAAGTTGTAGATCAATTGATTTTTCCATGTGTTCTTGCACATAATGGGATTATATTAAAAGCTAATGCGTTAATCGACACTGGTGCTATGGCGAGTTATATTTCGAGTGACTTATCTATGGTTTTAAATCCAGTGAAGACAGGACAAGAGACGAAAGTTGTTACCACTCAGCTCGATGGTATTTATCCTATTGTAATGGTGGAATATCTTGGTATACCTAAAAATACTATTTTCGACAAATGTAAATTTATAGTCAAACCTTTTGCTTCCAACAATTTCAATCTTATTCTTGGTATGGATTTTCTTAATAAGGGAGATTTTGCAATTAGTCGAATTAACAATCGTACAACAGTTACAATTCGTCGTCCATCTATATCTGCTATAGAATGTCAGAATATAGTTGATGAGAAAGATATTCCGCAATTGATAAAAACGATGCGCAATCTTCCAATTAACACCATTCGCATTGACAACTAGAATAGTTCTGGTTATAATAAAAGTACAATCGCGTATCCAAAATATACGGAGGTATTATATTATGCCAAGACCCAAAGGTAGCAAGAATAAAGCAAAAGTTCTCGACGGTGTTGATTACGCAGCGCAGATCGCTGAGAAAAATACTGCCGCAGAATCTCTCGCTGAAGCAATCGCAGCACTCGGCACGAATATTGCCGCGCTGAATACTGAAAGAAAAGCAAAAGAAGCAGAGCTGAAAAAACTCAACAAAGAGATTGTAAAGCTCGAAAAGAAAAAGGCTGATGCCGATGAAAAGATTGCAGCAGAGCTGAATCGCAAAAAGGCAGAAGACATTGTTGCCAACGCACTGGCCAGCGGCATGACTGCTGAAGAGATTGCCGAACTTCTGAAATAACTGCTGTGCAGCTATTATAATGAACAAGCCCGACTTCCCTACTACTGGGAGGCCGGGCTTTTGAATTTGCGTTGCTTTTTACGACAGCATGTGATACACTCTTGTAAAAGGAGTGTTAAATCATGGAAAACAAAAGCAAAACTTCTGTAAAACATCCAGAAACAAAAAGCAATCAAGAGCATATTCAAAAACGTAATGGAACTTACACATATTCTCCAAAGAATCAAAATCCAGGAAAGCCTAAAGAAAAAGTCAAACAGAGGTGATTAAATGACATGAAAGAAATTATAGAATTCTTACCAGAACTTTTCGCATATTTTATTCCAGGTGCAATTACATTGACTATTTATAATTTTATATTTCTTAAAAAGCAAGACCACTCTGCTTTTATTTTCTGGGCAATTATAATTAGTTATATTGTAAAGATAGTAGTAGACGCTTGTGCCATAACACGATTCAATGGGGCCATTTATGTCGTTACTTGTACGATGCTGCCATTTATTTTGTATGGACTACAGAGAATCGGATTGATTGATCGACTGTTTTCATATCTCAGACTGTCTGATATTCAAAATATTTGGCTTTCAACATTAGATCTTGATGGTTGCAATTACATCATCGTTTATTTATCTGATGGTCGTGCGTATTGTGGACTTATCCACCAAGCTGACGATGATTGGCTAATCCTTACTAATTACAATAGTGTCCTAGCAAAAAAGACAGACGAAAACTCAAAATCTAAAGATGACGAGCCATGCGACCAGATTCTTTGTATTCCAATGTCAAATATTGAGTGTTTTGAAATGGCTTACGACGATGGCTCTCCAAAAATCAAAGAATTTTATCCATTTGACTGAATGAAAAACACCTAGAACTGACGAGGTTCCGGGTGTTTTATTTATGCCATACGAGTTAGACCTGTCTTACCATTCATACCCACAATTCTTACACTTGAACTGTTTGCCTGGCTTCGGTGACTGACTGGGCGGTTATTAGTCATCATTGTTTTCATCGGTATGAAATTTAGCCAACTCTTTCTTTTCGAGTTCTGTAAAGTTAAGATGATATCGTGTTTCAATGTAGTCAAGAACTTCTTCCAATGCATATCCAATATAGAGTTGGTTTTCGCCAAAGTCGTATCGCATACTTTCTACAACATCAGAATTAACGTAGACAGCTCTTGTGTCCCATTTATATTCTTTCCCATCATGGATATCTTTATAGTTGATTGGATAGCGATACCAGCCGCCTCGTCCATAGTTGTTGTGTTTGTTATAGGTGTTATTGGCTATCTTTTCTTCTAATTCTGAAATAAGCTGTGCTTTTTCAAGTGAAATTTCCATTATATGTCCTCCGCGCAGGCTTAGAAGTTGCTGCCACACTGCTTACAATGCCATTGTTTGCCAATCTTTCCACTGGCAGCGCCAACGAGAGATACAGACACAGCGCGGCTCACGGTGCTGATCTTTTCAGTGTTTGTAGACTTGCAGTATGGACAAGTGACACGCTTACCGCTGGCGAGATCTTGCTGCTCCTTTATTTCGTCTTGCCTTTTAGCAACATTTCTGATAACTTTTTTGTCCTGTTGATTTGCACGTAAGTTTTTTTCGTACAATTCCGGATTGCTATACATTAAAAGGAATTCATCTGTAGCCCAATAGTAAGGCTCCATATATCCGTTGTTTTTTTTGCATCTTTCATATATTTCTTGATATTTTTCTTTTAGCTCTGGATTTTGGTTTAAAATACAATCAACCATGTAAGAATATAAGACAAGTTGATAAAATTCATCTTCATTTTTTACATTTTTATCATTTTTTAATTTTTGATATTCTTGATGTGTATTAAAAATCCGTTTGCCTTCTTTTGCTTCTTTTTTCTTTTCAAAAAATCCTTTCTTATTCCCCCATGAATAATTAACATCGATTTTCATTTCACCAAATTTCATATTATCACCTATTGACATTTTGTGTTATTTGACCATTAGCACAATTATACGATTCGACAGTCAACAAGTCAATGGTTGATATAAATAAAACTCTTGACGGAACTTTGGAGAAGGCTATTGGAGCCTCTGGAAAATTAAAGGATCTCCCAGGATTTCTGCAAACATATATGCTTGCTGGAGATTTCAGCGTCGGCGGAAAAGAAAAAGTAAACATGAAAAATACTCTGCCAGGCTGGAATAAAACTCAAGACTATTCTGCACGATTAGCACAGTTAAATAAAAGCCAGCAAGAAGCCGTATTTAAAATGACTGATTTTGGTGACAATACTAAAATCAAGGAAGCTGTAGAAACACATCTACAACTTGCTGCTGCTGGAAAAGAAGTTAGTGGAGCACTTGTTGATGCAGAACTTAAGTCTCGCGGCTTTACAGATGCTTTGAGAGAGCAAATTCTAACAGAAACCGGCTTAATGGATACTGAAGGTAATTATCTTATGGTGTCCACTGAAGTAGCAAATGCTAATGGCGAAGATATTGAAACCGTTCTTTCTAAGAGACTTGCCTACAAAGATTGCGCAACAGCTGTTCAAGAGACAAAGATGACTGAAAAGCAGCTTGCACAGAGTATCCTTACAACTGTGTTCGGTCAACAAATGCAGACAGCTACTACATGGGCACAAAAATTGGCCCTTGACGCACTTACCATCACAATCTCTTTGGCTAAACAGGCTGCTATTTCGTTTGGTATCGCGTTGATTGCTTGGGTTGGTTCTAAAGCCGTAGATTATGTTTTGAACCTCAAATCCGCCTCTGAACAGCTTGTCGACGCAATGAACGATTCTCATAATGCTGCCGAACAGGCCGCTCAAGACGTTGAAGATATTCAGTCTAAGATTGATGACTTGAACAAATCTGTAAAGGCAGCCGGCGTTGATAAAATTGAAGACATTGTTGACCCTGCCGAGCGAGAGCGGTTACAAGCCATCAACGATATGCTTGAAGCACAGCTGGAACTGAAGAAGCAGATTTCAAAAGACGCTGATGATAAAGCGAACACAGATACTAGCGCTGTTGTGAATGATAAATCAGAAAATAGTATCGTTAAATCTAGTACGCAACCACAAGTGTCTTATGATTCTAATGGTAATCCTATTACGATATTCTCTCCGACACCAGATAAAGTCACCAAGACCGAATCTCTCCAGGAGTATACAGCAGCACTCGAAGATACTACTCAAAAACGTCGTGATCTTCAGGTTGAACTTGACCAAATTGAAGCCTCTAGCGGGAAAGATTCTAAAGAGTATGCAAATAAAAAGAAAGAACTCGATGCTCTGAATGAAGCTTTTGAATCCCAGAAAACCAAGGTCGAAGAGCTCTCCTCTGCCGTGTCTGAGCAGATGGGCAATTATAAAACCGACGCTGACAGTTTCGCTCAGTACAAAGACGAATATGTTGCCGGCACGAACGCAATGACCGCAGCCACTAAGGCTCTTGCAGATGCACAAGACGATACTAGTGTTGATACGACCAATGTTGATATCTTTGCAGAAAAAGTTAGTGCAGTCAAAGCTTCTATGTCTCGTCGTGGTACGAATGATTCTAAAGGCAATTCTTATATCGGCGCTGTTAATGAATTTAGCGGCATGACTGGCGATGCCGTCTTAAATATCGACGCTGATACCGAACATCAAACAGAAGCGGAATCGAACGCACTAAAAATTCTACACGAGACAGCTGATAAAGCACATATTTCTTTTGGAGATTTGATTGGTGTATTTGAGCAATTTGGTTTTCTTCAGGTAAGTAATGCTGAGGCAGCTAACAACTATGCGTCTCAGCTTGAAGAGACAATGGGCGTTATTGACAACATTCAATCCGCTTATAAGAATTGCTCTACTGCGGTTGAAGAATACAACAAATATGGGTATTTGAGCATTGATTCTTTACAGAGTTTACTTCAGATGGATGATGCATACCTCAATACCCTTGAGCTTGTCAATGGCAAACTTCAGGTCAACCAGAACGCTTATGCCGATCTTTTGGCCACTCAATATGCAGAAGCTCAAATGGAAGCCATTTCTCAAGCGATATCAGAGCTAAATGCGATTGCAAAGGGAGATGCCGCAGAAAAAGCAGAGACATTCACAGAAGCAACTGAAGACGAAAAGAACAAACTTGAAGCTCTTGCTCCTGCATTAAAAAATGCCACAATTGGAACTGGAGAACTGGCTGGTGCCCTTGCTGCTGCCCGATCCGCTGAAAATGGAGACAATACAGAAGAGATAGAAGCAAAAATCTCGTCTGTTATGACGGCTTTAAATACCAGATTGTCTTTGATCAGCACTAATATGAATAACGCCATGAACAGTGCTAGTGGTCTAAAAAATCAACTGAATGGATTTAGTGATTCCACAAAAAATTCTTCTAAAGCTGCTCAAACTTTCCTTGATGCATGGTCTACTGTTACATCTGCACTGAAAGAGTTTAACGAACAAGGTTATCTAACAATGCAAACTGTTCAGAGCCTGACCGGCCTTGAGGATAAATATTCTTCGGTGCTTCAGAAGAACGATACAACGGGAAAGCTTGAAATTCAGACTGCAAAATTCAAGGAATTGATGGAAGCAGAATTAAAAGATGCTAAAATCAAAGGTGATAATGCGAGCGCAACCCAGTATAACAAGATTCTTAAGTGGACAAACCGTAACATCAAGGATCAGACCATGTCCTACTGGGATCTGGTTGCGGCGATTGAAGGTTATTCTTCTGCTCTTTCAGGGGCAAAAGAAATCACCGACGGTTTCAAGGATGCCTGGGATAATGGCAAAACTGTCAAACAAAAAACAGAGAAAAGCCGCACTGGTGCACTTGATTATGAAGGCACTGAAGCTCAAAGTGCTGCGCTGCAATCCATTAAAAAGTACAGCCAATACGACCCGGATCTGATCAATAAAGCCTACAATAAAGACACTGGCAAGATCGACTTGAGTGGTGATGTGCTGAAAGATGCGGTTGTAGAATCATTAAGACAACAGGCAGAAGCTGCCCGTACTGAAGGTGGCGCGGCTTCCGAGGCGATTGCAAGAAGTTACGAGATTGCGAAAGAGAACATTGAGAACGACGTTATCTCCGTTCAGGACTATTTCGACGGACTGGGTTCTACGGTTGAAGAGTTTAGTTCCAAGATCGATGAGATGCAGAGCGCCTGGACTGATCTGAGTGATGTTACAAACGAGTATAACACTTACGGCGGTTTGAGCATTGACAGTATTCAGAAACTGCTTACAATGTCTCCAGAGTATCTGCAGTTCCTCAAATTGGAGGGTAACCAGCTCGTCTTTAATAAGGAAGCGATGCTGGCAAAAACCAAGGCCGACATTCTGGCAAAGGCTGCAGAGCTCGAACTAAAAGAAGAAACCAAAGATCAGGCAGAGATTCTGCGTGCGTTGGCGGACTCTCTTGACAAGGGCGCAGATTCGATGGAGGGCATGGGCAAATCGGCTGACAAGCTGAAAACTCTGATGTCCCAATTGAATACTGTTTTGAATTCTTTTATCGGTGTTTTTGATGACTTGAACGACAAACAGTCCAACGACCTTAAGATTCAAGGTGAAGCCTGGATCGATGTTATTGACAAACGTATCGACGCGCTTAATGAAGAAAATGATGCACAGGAGCGAGCAATCGAGCTGGCAAAACTTCAGGATGAATACGAGCGTGCAAAGGCCAATAAGACTATCCATGTATATGGCGGCAGAGGTCAGGGATTCGTATGGAAAGCAGATGAAAATGCCGTTCGTGAAGCTGGTCAAAACCTGTCTGACAAGCAACGCGAGTATAAGAAGCAGGACGAAATCGATAAGCTGGAAAAGCTCAAGGATAAAGTTCAGGAAACCAATAATCTTATTGGCACCAGCTGGGATGATTATCAGAAAAAGCTGAAATACACCGCTGAGTTCGAAGCCATGACATTTGAGCAGATGGAAGGTCACTATGACGGTTTCAAGGGTAGTGTCCTTAACAATATGCAGGCCATTCAGGGCGCGACAAATGTCAAGAATGTTATCACTGATATTTCCAATTTGATCTCTACTTTGGAGACACTAGCGAATATTTTGAACATTCTTAATGGTGGAACTGGTGATGGTGGTGGAGTCTTTGGCTTTATTAACCAAATCAAGAACATGTTCACTGGCGAAAACGGTGACTTTGATCTTGGTGGCGGTTTCAAGAAGATGTTCGATGGCGCAGCCAAGGTGGTTTCTGACGGTTGGAACTAGATCACTGGTAAGAACAGGGCTGGTTCTGCCGCACTAAAATCGGACACCACTGCGACATTGGATATCCTTGGCAACACAATAAAAGTGAATACCGGCGATATTCAGCGTGTATCTGGTGGATTCTTTGAGAGACTGGTTGGTGCTGCGAAAGACAACCTTGGTAGTATCGGTAAGTTCTTCTCAGGTGCATAGACATCTATCTCTGAGAAAACCGGGTTGATGTTTACTGACATTGGCTCGTTCTTCACAGAAGGATTTGGTTTGCTGAACAGTCAGACAGGACTTGGTCTTGGTGGCATTGTTGATACCATCGGAAGTATGTTTGGCCCAATTGCGGCTGGCGCACAGTCTATCGGTAGTGCCATCTCGTCTGGCGTTGTAAGCTTCTTCCCTTCTATCTTCGCCGGACTTGGTACTCTGGTAACGAGCGTTGGTAGTGCTATGGCCGCTATGATGCAAGCGATTGCCGCCGCTCTTTCTTCCATTCCTATTGCTGGTTGGATTGCTGCCGCTGCAGCTGTTGCAGGTGCAGTTGCTCTGATTGCTACGATTGCTTCGATTGCAAGTAATGTTTCCAGTACACAGATTGATGAACCTACTCCCGCATTCCAAGCAAAGAAATATGCAAAAGGTACTCGTGGCGTTAAGAAGGGCCAGATTGCAAACGTTGATGAAAAGGGCGAAGAGCTGATTGTTCGTAACCCAGATCAGGGACGCATGACCTATCTTGAAAAGGGTGACGGTGTTATCCCTGCAAAGGAAACCGACAACCTGATGGCGATTGGTGCTAATCCTGAGGGCTGGCTGGCAAAGGGCTTGGCCGAAGTGACCGGTAGTTCCGCTGCCGGTGCCGGTATGAGTGCCCAAGGTCCGAATGCTCAATTGAGTGGTGCCGCAGCTGCCGCAGCCGCTGGTGTTGGCTCAATTTTCGAGAGCGAGTATGATGAAATCCTTGGTGATACAAACGAGTTCATGTCTGGACTCTCTGATATCTTCAAGAAGAGTGATAATCCGATCATTGCCGCCGTTCAAAGCATGATTTATATGATCACCAAGACTACATATCGTATGTCTACGGTCGGTAAGATCAACTCCTCTAAGACAGTGACGGAATCCACCAGCAATACAAAGAAAGCGGCTCAGAGCCAAATTTCGTCTATGACGAGCAACTTTGAGTCTAGCTGGAAATCTGTGGCTGGCGAGCTCGGTCTGGACACAAAGGATATTGAAAAAACCAGCAAAAAGATGTCTGAGAAGATGAATGAGCTGGTGAATAACACCTTTGATGCTCTGAATGAGAATACTGGTCTGAGCGCCGAACAGGTTGAAGATGTCACCAACACGATGTTTGATTCGCTGCAAAAGATCTATACCAGCGGATGGAACAGTCTTGCTTCTACTTCCGGCGACATGTCTAAGGAGATTGCGGATAAGCTAAATGCGTCTTATAAATCTTCTGTTGACAGCACAAATAAGGCCATGAATGAGATCTCTAAAGCATTCGGTCACAGCTGGAGTAAGGTTGGCGGTGGTGTAAAGACCCTGAGTACCAATGTTCAAAAGACAATGGAGCAAGCATGGGCTGACACCAGTCAAGACACCCAGAAGCTGATGTACGATATGCGTGCGTGCTTTGACAATAGTTGGAGTATGAACGAGGCTGGCGTAACTCATCTGGCAGACATGACCGAGCAAACCATTGGCGGTGCTTATAACGAGATCACCTCTGATGCCGCAAATACGTTTGGCGATGGCGGTTCTCTATCCACTGAGACGGATAACGCATGGGCAAATGTTGAGCCTGGCGCAAAGGACATTAACACCAATCTGACTTGGATGATGGACCAGTCTTACAACGCCATCAAGGCCGGATGTGAAGCTGCCGTTACATCGATTAAAAACGATTTGGCGACCACAGGCGATGCATTTGAAGCTGTTGGTAAGAAGGCTGCTGATACTTCTGCTGCAATCAGTGAAGCAAGCCAGAAAGCACAACAGAGCACACAGCAGAATACCGGTCCAAGCAAGGGCGTGACAGCAGCTGCTGGCGCTGGTATCGGTGCTGCCGTTGGTTCATTCCTTGGGCCTCTGGGTGCAATTGGCGGTGCTGCAATTGGCGGTTTCTTTGGCAGTCTGTTTGGCCATGCAAATGGTCTGAAGTCTGCTAAGTTCCCTCATATGGCTAATGTCGATGAGCAAGGTCCTGAGATGCTGGTTCGTAAGCCGGATTCCGGTCGGTACACTTATCTTGAGACTGGCGATGGTGTTGTTCCTGCCGATATCACCTCTCGCCTGTTCGAGATGGGCGGCAACCCGGATGCATGGTTCCAGAAGCAGATGGCAAAGTACGGTTCTCAGCCGATTGTTCAGGGCGGCGGCGGAGATGTTACAACTTCGATTGGCGATATTATTATCACGAATCCAGTTGGCAGCTCTGATGCTCTGGCAAATGAAATCAAACAGAAGTTACCGACTAAGGTTGCTCAAATGCAAAGCAAGCGGTAAGTAATAGTTTTTACAGCCGATACCACTAGGATAGCCTAGCAGGTCGGCTTTTATTTTTGATTAGGAGGAATAGGATGGTAGATAAATCAGTAACTGACGTGCTAGCCGAGGTGGTGACTTCTGCCGCCGAACACGCCGTAAAGAACGCAAAATTTGACGTGTCCGCCTATGGAGTGATCACAGAAAAAGAAGACCAGCACTATAAAATCGCTGTATTCGGTGGCGAGTACGGCATTGTAACAAACCACGACTACATTGTGGGCCAGAAGGTTGTTGTGACTGCACTGCAGGGCAACTTCCGTAACTTGATTGTATCGGAGAGTAATACCAGTGTTGAAATTCTGACAGTGAAATCTCTGGTGACCGGTGTCGATAGCTTGAACGCCGAGTTTGAGTCGATGAAAGACAAATCCCAGCAGACAGAAGACACCGTTCAAGATCAGCTAAAGAATACGATCAATACTTGGTACAGAAATGGTCATCCGCATACATACAACTATCCTGCTTCAGATTGGAAGACAGATGAAGAGAAACAAGCACACGTCAACGACATCTACTATGATAAAAGGACTGGCATTTGCTATCGCTGGGTATATGATCAGGATAAGCAGCAGTATTTCTGGATGGAAATTGTGGATGCCGGTGTTATCAATGCACTGTCGATGGCAACATCCGCACGAGATCTTGCGACAGAAAAAGTTCGTGTTTTTACTGATACACCGACTGCTCCATACGATGTGAATGATCTATGGATTTATGGCGGTGTTGGTGGTGCATTGTATATCTGTATTACTGCGAGAGGTGAAACCGAAAAATGGACATTCAGCGACTGGGCTGTTGCGACAAAGTACACGGATGATACGACCGCAAACGCAGCGGTTGAACGTGTTGGCGCTCTTGAGACAAAAGAAGCCGACGATGTAGCTAGTCTGTGGCGCTCGATGAATGGCTTCAATGATAATTTTGGTGGTTTTACAAACAAAGACTATACCGCCACAAAGAAACAAGTATATGACAACAAAAGCAATATTGAGAAAAATACTTCTGATATTACTTCGTTGAGGACAGACCTTGATTACGCAAAAACGGCTGAATCCAACCACTATCAAGATATGACACGCAAGATTTCGGCTGCAAATACGAATATCTCGACCTTGAAAACGAATGTATCAGATATCAATAAAACGATTTCAGAAATCACTGTTGACAATTTTCTGGCCGCACTGAATCTGGCTGTGAATACCAATGGTGAGCTTTGCTATATATCGAAGGATAATTCGGAGGTGATAACTTGAAACCAATTCTATCTAAAATCGGCGCATTTGATGCCACAAAGGATCATACATTTCAGTTTGCCGCATACGCAGACATTGATATCATTGCTCTTATCGTCTTCGATACTCCGACGGGCAGTATTTTGCAGGGTGATACGCTTTCAAAAGGCGTGTATAAGTTTGGTACATTTCCTGCCGGTGGCACTGGTCTGGCACGATATTTTACAATTCCGGCAGGCACGTTTGAGAACCGCAAAGATCCGTATTATATGATCATTCGCTGCCGACTGAAAGGCACGAATCTGTTTTCAGAATACTCTGACAAACTGTTGTTTTATTGTCACGAGGAACCAACAATCAAACTGAACGACCTGAGTTCCTCTGGCGTGACTACTATCCCCTACCCTTCTTATTCCTTTGAGTTCTCTTACAAGTATAAGGTATCGGAGGGTGAATCAGTCAATCGTTATGAATTTTGGCTCTATGATGCGAACCGCGAGCTGCTGAAAAAGTCAGTGAGCTACTATTATCGCGACTCATTGAAGGGGTTTCAGATCGATGGACTGGATAACCATACCCTGTACTATCTGAGAGCGACGGCAGAATCTGTTGGCGGCTATCAGCTGGACACTGGCTTACAGGCGTTCCGAACTGACTATCCAGAGTATGTGGATGACGTAGAATTCACCGTGCAGAATAATTATCGTATGGCTAATATCAGTATGCACGCACAGTATTTCTTGACAAGAAGCAGTGGTGCAAATGCCTTGCGAATCAAACGACGTAAGAAAGGCGCAGCAATCTGGACTTCGCTTTACCAGGAAGAGATCGATCTGAATCATGTCATTATGAAGATGGGCTGGTCAAACCTTCACATCAATAAAACGACTGGTCAGCCGATGGGCAACTATAAGGCAGTGACCTCGGATTATATCGACAAGAATCGAGTTCTTTCTTTTCAGTTCAAATCTGAGGACAAGGCGTTTTGTCTGATTGCATATACTGCTGACCGCAAGTTCATCAAGGCATCAAGTGATTTTACATCGACCGATGAATTCAGAAGTTCAAGCGAATACAAGGAGTGGTTCTCTGAGACCTTCTTGAACAACATGAAATACTATCGTGTTGAGGTATCGGCAACAAAGAATCAGGATTTGGAGCCAAAAGACTTCAATGATTTTTATATGTACAGCGCTGACGATGGTTATGTGATGATTGATTACACCGACATGTACGCCATTGGCCGCAAGACCGACTATGAGTACGCCGTAGCTCCCGTTGCAAATGGCATTGAGCTTGGCTATGCGAAGGCCAGCGTTGTGAGCGACTTTGACGGTGCAGTGATCACTGACGGCAATAAGACCTACCATATTTTCCTTGAACCGAAAGTGGACAGTGTTGAGAAGGTACGTTCTGCTACAGTTGTCGAGACGATGGGAAGCAAGTACCCGTATCTATTTGCTGGCAGTGAAGCCAATTATTATAGCGGTCACTTCTCTGGTGTTGGCATCCGTTTTGATAACACAATGAAAGACTTTGATATCAATGGCGGCAATGCATTCCGTGATGAACTGAGTGAATGGCTGACCAACGGTAGTGCGAAGCTGTTGAAGATGTTTGATGGCCGCAGATGGCTAATGGGTGTCAATGGCAATGTATCTATCTCCTGCTCTGATCACTACGATAAGGGCGTATTGGAGTTCGACTTTGTGGAGCTCGGTGACGCAGAGAGTGAGAGCGACATGTATAACAATGGGCTGAGTGATTATCAGCCGGGAGGCAGCGTATGACATATCTTCCGACTGACGCAGACCTGGCGCTATTGAACAATCATTCGTCTAATATTTACTGCCGCATTGATATGCTAAACAAAGATTTTATTACAATTGATAGTTTGGAAGGTCTTGTGATCGATGGTTCTGTTTCTATCGATTCAGAATCTGATGTGCGGCGAACCTTTAATGTGACCTTGTATCTGGGTAAGAAGAGCGGCATTTCCAGCCTGACGGAAGAGGATTGGATCAGTAAAAATGTGCGTGTATTCATTGGTCTGTCAGGAAGAGGAATGTCGAAAATCAGTGCTTCAAAGAGTATTGACGAGATGATCAGGGAAAATGCGGATTATCAGCTCGCTGCGACGAATTATGATGATTTGATTCAGGACATTACAAATAGAGGCTATGCAAAATACGGCAATATCGACAATCTGAATCGAGATGTGCTGGTGTGGACACGAGCCAATATTTCAAAGTATCATACGTTCTTTGACCAGATCAATGACGGCACGCCACCAGATGACCCAGCCGAAGCAGAGGAATGGTACACCAAACTTGGTGATTATTCTACAGTTTTGGGAGGTGATGATTCAATTTGTAAAGATGGTCCTTATATCGCATTTACACCGATGCTGCAGACCAAAGACGGACTTGTACCGCTTGTGAAGGATGATATCTGGGCTTATCTGGATGCTGTGGCAATAAAAGCGAAGTCAATGAGCGGCGGTCTCTCCCCTGCTAATATCCTTGAGGTAGATAAGTCAGGCATCGATAGTTTCGTGTATGGTAACAAAATGCATGTCAATGGAATGATTGCTGCTGTTGAAGGTATGGTTCTGAACGGAGTTACGCTTGGTAAGGTGGATGTTTCTGCTATTGCCGGTTAGAGTGAGGACGAATTAAGGGAGACCTACGGAAAAACCAGTGTGTTTGCAGGACATTCCATGCACGACATTCAGGCAGAAGTGATTGACACAAAGACCGCACTGAATGAGCTGTATAATGACCTGTTCCTTAGCTATTCCAATTCAGCTGATAGTTCTTATGTTAATGGCGTAAAAATCTATTGGTACAACGAGGGGTGTTATACATTTACATCCAATGGCTTTACATATAGCGCAACAGAAAACACTGTGCAGGCCAGCTGTGTTGACTTGGTTTCTCGTATCAATGGAGATCTGGGTGGACAGCTGGTTGGTGGCACACATCGCATTGAGAAAGGCACTCGTATCGGTGATGCCATCTGGGCGGTGCTGAGAGATGAGACGGAGTTTAAGAAATATTCCATCGATTATTGGAGCCGCGCTGTCCCACATGACTTGGATTATGATACCGGATCAACTGTTTGGGATATTCTCTCAGAACTGCGTGATCTGTATTATCCGTTTGAGATGTATTTTGACGATGATGTGTTTGTATGCAAGGAAATTCCCAGTGGATTTGACGACCCGCCTGTACTTGACCCGGAAACATTTGAGAAGCTTGTGACAAACGATGGCGAATCGGCCACGGTGGATTATGCCGCTGTCCGAAATTGCGTTGAAGTATTTGGTGCGACGATTGAAGCGGATGGAGCAGCCACTGTAAAAGGATGGTCTGGAACAAATAAGACAATCAACCTTGTATTGAACGCAACCGAATCAACATGGAAAAGTGAAACGAAAGTATCTTTTGTAGCTCCTGCAAATGTTGAAGCTGCCAAGACGGACAAAAATGGCAACGTAACAAGTGGCGCTATGACAGTTGTGTTGACATTTACATGGAAGTACAAGGATAAAGACGGTAATGAACAAGTTGGCTCTGAGACAAAGACCAGCACGCTGTATCGTTCTTTGACTGATGCCAATGGTTCAGATATCATTCAAGACCCAGGATGTATTAAGGCTACAAAGTATTATGTTCTCCAGTGGAATCCGAATACTGGCCGCATCTACTTTTTGGGCCAACAGCAGAGTCACGCTATGGCAAAACTGGTGGACGAAATCCCGGCCACCAAAGAGATCGAAGCTCAAAAGAAAGAAGACAACTGCGACAATATGGCTTTTATCTGTGTGAATGACCCGAATAATATTGATGACCTGTACAATGCACGGTTATCCATTGAAAAGATCGGTCGTAGAACTGAGATTCTATCGGGTGGAGACTACGAGAATTACACCACGGATGATGCAGCCATGGAAGTTTGTCAATACGAACTGTGGAAGCGTGCCCGCCTGACTGACGGCCTGAGTGTGACTACGCGACTGGTTCCGTGGCTCGACGTGAATGAAAAGATCCAGTATGCTGCCAAATATCTGGGCGGTAAGACCCCCGTGGATTGGATCATCAAGAGCATCTCTATGAATCTGGGTGAAGGCACAATATCGCTTTCTATGAGCCGCTATTACCCTTATTACACTTATATCGTAAACAACAAATATACGTTCTATCAGGATAATTTGTTTGATAAATATTTTCCCGAATTAACTGCCACTACGGCAGATGAACAATAAGAGAGGAGTGAGCAAATGGCACTATCTTTTGGAGAATCTAAGCGGTTGGCTGCGAAAAAAGCTGCAAGCTCCGCAAATGTTTCTGTTGATGATATAGATGTCGCAACTCTGGAATTAAATGACGAAGACCAAATTGCCGTGTATGATGATAACGGAGAAGAGACATTTGAGCGTAGTGGCAATTACACCTGGTTTGCTGATTACTCTGACGACCAGTGGTCTTACATCGACAAAAACAAAGACATTCAGCTAGATGCAAATCAGATCAATATCACACAGGAATCCAACTCGCAAGTTATTCCGTTTGAAATGCCACGTTACTACGATGGTATTGACCTGCTTCAGATGACGATTCAGATCCACTACCTGAACGCAGACAGAGAAGAGAATTACGCTTCCCCTATCAACGTGAGCTACAGCAATACCAAGATCCGCTTCTACTGGCTGGTAGCAAATGATGCTACTGCAAAAGATGGCGAGCTGCAGTTTGAGATCATGGCATCCGGTGCTGTGAATGTCCCGAATACAAGCACAACCAAGAGCTACCTGTGGCGCACCCGCCCGAATGGTCGACTGAATGTGCTGAAATCGCTGACCGGAAAGCAAATGGTCGATCCGAGTGGCAATGACTGGTATACCCAGTTCCTAGCAACAATGAGTCAGAAGGTTGGCGAAGCACAGGTTGCCGCATCCGCTGCTGAGAAGAGCGCACAGGACGCAAAGAATGCAGTTGCAAGTGTGGATGAAAAGCTGGCGCAGTTCTATAAGAAGGACGAGGTTGATGGCTTTGTTACGATGCTGCGTGGTGAGATTGCCGCCGTGGATGGTCTGGCAAATTTCAATGTGCAGTATGACAACGATACTCGCACTCTGACGTTCCTGAATGGCGCTGAAGAAATCACAAAGATCAAGTTGAACACTGACCCTTCTGCTGAGTGGGTAAGCATGTACAACGGCATTGTGGACAATAAGATCAGCACTGCTGTGACCCCTGTTCAGACTGAGCTGACTGAATACAAGACCGCAAATGATGCCGCTGTGCAGGAATTGAAAAATAGTGTTGGCGACCTGCCGGAGACTTTGAAGTCCTCCTATTATAATAAGGAAGCCACCGACGCACTGCTCGATAAGAAAGCAGACAAGACGACCGTTGACGTGCTATCCAGTGATGTGAGCGGCCTGAAGAATACGGTTGGCGGCATTCAGACCTCTGTTGACCTTGCCAATGCGGATATCGCCAAGATTCAGGAAACCTTGAAAGACTTTAAGCCCGATGAGAATTCTGGTCGCGAGTACGATATCACTTACGAAGATTCCAAGCTGAACCTGTTGGAGAACGGCACGGTTAAGACTACTGTTATTATTGAAGGTGGCGGTGGTGGCGGTGGCAGTACCTCTACGATCACTATTGAGCGTATTGGCGAATCTTCTATCGCTGTTGTTAAGGGCGACACCGCAACTGTCGAGTTCAACTTTACTTCTGTGGATAACTCCGGCGAAGATACGGGCGATGCTACCGGCGTATGGTACGTTGGCAACACAAAGGTCGCAACCTCGACTGTTTACCAGGGCAAGAACAGCTTTGATATCACTCAGTATCTGCACAATGGCGACAACAAGATCAAATTGCAGGTTACTGACTCCGTTGGCAGCATGGGTTCAAAGACTTGGAATATCAATATTGTCGAATTTTATCTGGAGAGTATCTTCGATGATTCTCTGGTTTATAGTGGTGAAGTTACTTTCCGCTTTACTCCATACGGAAATATCAATAAGGACGTTTCCTTTACTCTGGATGGCAAAAAGCTTGGTAGTGTTACAACTGCGGTTACCGGCAGACAGATGACCTATGCGATCCCGGCACAGAGACACGGTGCGCACCTGCTGGAAGTGACCATGACTGCAAATATCAATGGCAAAGCTGTGACCAGTAATACCATTTATAAAGATATCATGTGGGCAGAAGAAGGCAATAACACACCGATTATCAGCTGCGCCACAAAGGAGTTCACCGCAAAACAGTATAGCACCACTGGCATTGTTTACACTGTCTATAACCCGGCCTCTTCTACTGCAAGCATTACGCTAGAAGTTGACGGTATTAAGACTTCCACGCTGACTGTTGGCCGTACTGCTCAGACTTGGAGTTTTAAATCTTCTGATATTGGCACCCATACTCTGACCATTACTTGCGGCGCTACCATCAAGAGCATCACCGCAAAGATCGAAGACCTTGGTATTACCATTGAACCCGTTAAGACCGGCCTGATGCTGGACTTTAACCCCGCTGGCCGCAGCAACGCAGATGTGAACCGCCTGTGGAGTTCTGGCAGTAACAAGATGACTGTCAGCGACAACTTTGACTGGGTGAACGGTGGCTACCAGATCGACGAAGATGGCGACACCTACTTCTGTGTCAAGGCCGGTACGACTGCTACCATCAGCTATAAGCTTTTCGCAGACGATGCAAAGAAGAGCGGCAAGAATTTTAAGCTGGTGTTTAAGACCACGAACGTCCGCAACTATGATGCTACTGCTGTGACTTGTTTGAATGGCGGTGTTGGTTTGAACATTCAGGCTCAGAAAGTTACGCTGACCAGCCACCAGAACAGTATTGATTTGCCCATCTGTGAGGACGATTTCCTTGAGTTCGAGTTCAATATTCTGCCGGACAAACAGTTCCGCGAGATGGTTTTGTGGTGTGACGGTATCCCCTGCCGTGTTGAACTATATGATACCAGCGACAGCTTTACTCAGGCTGCTCCCGTTGGTATTACCATTGGCTCTGACGACTGCGACGTTATTGTGTATCGCATGAAGAGCTACGGTATGAATCTGACGGATGATGAGATTCTGGACAACTTTATTGCCGATGCGAAGAATGCCGAAGAGATGGTCTCCCGCTATATGCGTAACGACATTACGGACGCAAGCGGCGAACTGACTCCTGACTTGCTGGCTGAGAAGTGCCCTGACCTGCGTATCATCAAGATCTCTGCACCTACTTTCACCACCGGCAAGAAGAACGAGGTCGCCAACACAACGATCCAGCAGATCTATAAGAATGGTCGTGCTAAGGAGGATAATTGGACTGCCACCGGCTCCCACAAGGGTCAAGGCACCAGCTCCGACCACTATGGCGCATCTGCCCGAAACATTGATATCAACTGCAAGGGCGGCTTTACGTTTGGTGATGACACTACCGGCGACACCTATGCACTGACCGAAAATAGCGTTCCTGAGAAGTATTTTAACATCAAAGTCAATGTTGCTTCCTCTGAGAATGCAAACAACGCCCTGCTGGCAGACGATTTTAATGAGTTCAACCCCTATGTGCGTCAGGCTAAGAAGGATAATCCAAAAGTGCGTGATACCATGGCGTTCTATCCCTGTGTCGTGTTTATTCAGGAGACCGATACCACCAATGCGACCGTATTTAACGATGGTCAGTGGCACTTCTATGCCTGCGGCGACATTGGCAACTCCAAAAAGAACAAAGATACGATGGGTATGGACCCTGAGAACCACAAGGAATTTATCGTTGAGATCGACAACAACGCCGATGAGCAGACCCGCTTCCTGAGCGGTGATTTCTCGCAGGAAACTTGGGACGGCGACCACTCATTTGAGTTCCGTTACAGCAACCCTGCCTGCACTGAGGAAGAGATCGAGGCCGGTAAACAGGCGTGGATCACAGCTCAGAACTGGGTGGTGAATGCGGATGATGAGGAATTCAAGGCACATTTCAAGGATCACTTCGATCTGGATTCTGCTATTTTCCATTATCTGTTTACTGAACGCCACACCATGGTTGATAACCGTGCAAAGAACGTGTTCCCGCACACCAGCGATCTGGTTCACTGGGACTTCTGCTTTGACTACGATAACGATACCGCCATGGGCAATGATAACGAGGGTGGTCTGACTCTGACTTATGGCTACGAGGACACTGATACCATCGGCACAAAGAATGTGTTTAACGCTGCTGACTCCAAGCTGTGGTGCAAGCTGCGTGACCTGTTCCCCGATGAGATGGCAGCGATGTTCCGCAACCGTGAGAATGCGCTGGCATGGAGTGCGACCCGTATTTTGAAAAAGTTCGAGGACTATCAGGATGTGAAGCCCGAAAAGCTTTGGATCATGGATATGCGGCGCAAATATTTCCGCACCTACGAAGATCCCACCATCAACACCACCAGCTATCTGCCTATGATGCATGGCAACAAGCGGCATCAGCGTCGGCAGTTCCAGCGTTATCAGGAAAAGTACATGGCATCTAAGTATTCCGGTTCTGCCGCAACCAGTGATGATATGACCATTCGTGGCTATACTCCCACCAACTGGACTGGCGTGAAACCGGACGGCACCTTCCATATCACACCATACGCTGATACATATGTCTCTGTTCTGTACGGCTCTAACCCTGTGAAAGTGCGTGGCAAGCGCGGACAGACCTACACAATCGAATGCCCCATCACCGCAATGAACGATACTGAAGTTTATATCTATAATGCTTCTATTATTCAGAGCATTGGTGATATCTCTGGCTTCTATCCTGGCTATGTTGACTTCAGCCACGGTGTTAAGCTGACAGAGCTGAAAGTAGGTTCCGGTGTGAGCGGCTATAAGAATACGAACATGACCGATTTCGCTGTCGGTAATAACACTCTGCTGGAACATTTGAACTTGCAGAACGTGCCGAACCTGAAGAAGTCTATTGGTCTGACCGGATGCACCAGCCTGACCGAGTTCTATGCTGACGGCTCTGGTATTACCGGTGTCTCCTTTGCAAGTGGAGGCAAGATTAAAATCGCTCATCTGCCTGCAATCGCCAGCTTGACCGCAAAGAATCTGAACTATCTGACTGACCTGACGATTGAGGATTACACCAATATCACTACGTTGACAGTTGAGAAGTGTGCAACCATCGATCTGAAAGATATGCTGGGCAAGTGCACCAACCTGAACCGTGTGCGTATCACCGGTATTGATTGGGAACTGGCTGATACTTCCCTGCTGAATCGTCTGTACGCAATGAGCGGTCTGGATGAAAATGGCTACAACACTGACCATTCTGTCGTGGAAGGCAAAGTGCATGTGCCTATTATCCGTGAGCGTGAGAAGCTGCTGTACACAGAGCGCTGGCCTGACTTGGAGATCACTTACAACACCATGATCAACCAGTATGCTTGGAAGTTCGTGAATAAGGATGGCGCTGTTCTGGATATCCAGTATATCGACAAGGGCGAGCGTGCAGTTGACCCTGTGACCCGCTCTGACAATCCGATCCCGACACCTACCTTCCCGAGTACCATCAGTACGGTATTTACATTCAGCGGCTGGGACACCGAGTTCACTCCTGTCTTTGAGAATCAAACTGTTACTGCTGTGTACGATGAATCTGTGCGTCAGTATCGTGTGCGCTATATGAATCGCGGCGCTGTTCTACAGCAGACAACTGCTCCGTATGGCTCTATGGTTCTGTATGATGGCGACACTCCGACCTATACCAGCGAAGAGACTGCTTATAAGTATTATCTGTTCAGTGGATGGGACAAGGGCGGCTATGTCAATGGCGATAAGGATATCAATGCTGTTTACGATATATGCGAATACGTCAGCGGCTACTTCAGAGACAAGCAGCTGAGTGACCTGCGTCCTGTTGAGATTTATGCCATGACCAAGGTGAATCTGGAGCAGAGTGTTGTTTCTGACAAAGACGCTATCACTATTAAGATGGGCAATGACTTTACCTTTAGCGACGTGGAAGAGAAAGTTCTGTTCAACGAGCCGAAGATCTTTACTGGCAAGAATTATGTCGATACCGGCGTATCTCTGTTGTCTGAGGATCGCAGCTGGGTTATGGCACTGGACTATCGAATCGACGAAGATTCTGCCGCAAACTCTGTGATTGCTCAGTGCTTCCAGACCAACGGCATGAATGGTTTCCGCTTCTGGGTCAACAATGGCTCTAAGGTTGCCTGGGGTACTGAATCCACCGCCGGTGCACATCTTGGTTCTCGTGATATGATCGTTCTGCGCCATACTAAGGGCGAAAATGGTATTCACGTTTATGCAGCAAATACCACTGCTGCCGAGATTGGCTATATTCAGCTGAACCGTACTCGCACCACACAGACGAATGCCACTCTGGTATTTGGCTGTGCTAAGGCAGACGACGGCGCTTACGAGCGTTACGCAAAGGGTACAATCTACTGGGGCAAGCTCTGGTATACCGACCTGGGTGATGCTGCCTGCCGGAAGTTGGCCGCATGGACACATGAGGACTTCACCTTCGAGGCTTGTGGCTTTAAACGGTATTACCTGAGCGACAATTCCAACAAGCGTTGTTCTATTAGCTTTATTCAGGCTGGACTGCTTGGTCAGAAGATGGCTCTGAATACTGGTTCCACCAACACTGGCGGCTGGGCAGATGCGAATATCCGTACATTCCTTGACGGTCGTATTTTGAATGCTCTTCCGATTGGTTGGCAACAGATCATCAAGCAGGTCAAGGTAGGTAGTACCATTGGCGATAAGAGCAGCGAAGTTGTAACTGCGGATAGTTATTTCTATCTGCCCTCTGTGGCCGAACTGTTCCCCTCTCAGAATGTCGAGCCTTATATTTACGAAGGTACGGCGATCAGCTTTATGACTGATAATACCAGCCGCATCTGCAATGACGAGAATGGCAATCCCGCTGCATATTGGACGCGAAGCCCGAATGCTCAGTATGGCAGCTATTTCTGGTCTGTGACTGTGACTGGCGAATATTACGGATTTACCCCTGCAAATAACGAACAGGGTATCCGCCTGATGTTCAGCGTTTAAGGAGGTGTTGAGAGTGTACTATAAGGTATTGAAAAATGGCCGGGTGATCGATGCTCTTGACCACCTGCGCTTTGTAAAGTATCAGCCCAAGCACGACATTATGGTGAACTGCGTGGAGGATGATGCACAGGGAATTATCAGCAGTGACGGCAGTCATATCTGGCATGTGGATGGGTATTATCTCATCCCCTGCCCAGAGTATGACACCGTGGAACTGCAGGAAATTGACCTGTATGAATATGAGCAGCTGAAAGCCTTGGGTGGTAAAACGCCTGAGGCTATTATTGATGCTTACACTTTGAGTTTGATTCAAGGAGGGCTGCTATGAGTGACGAGAGGAAATATAGCGAGTTCGTTGAGAGTATGCATCGGCTGTACAATGGCGGAATGATTCAGGACAAGCTCTTGGATAATCTGTTTGCCGGACACAAAATCTCAAAGGACGAGTATCTGTATATCATCAGGAAGGAGGTGTGATATGTATACCTTTTTGATCAATGAGGATAATACACTGACCGTAAGCAAGCGGGAACGCATTATGGAGCGCAGTAAGCAGGTGGATACTCTCCACTTTCTGGCTGACACTACATACAAGGGTGTTGACATGAGTGAATTCACCGTGATGCTTGAGTACGTTCTGCCCATCAGCAAACGATATAAGACAGAGATTCTGGAGAAATCAGAAGAGCTTTATAAGAACAAGCTGGAGTATAAGCTGCCTATCGACACCAACCTAACCAATGAGCCGGGCGATATCCAGATCCAGCTGACATTCGTTGATGTGACAATGGACCCAGATGGCACGACCGTTCAGCACGTGCGCAAGGTTGGCCCAGGCGTAATCACTGTTGTTCCCATCCAGAATTGGAGCGACATTGTTCCTGATGAGGCCCTGGGCGCACTTGACCAGCGTATTATCGCACTGAATGCACAGATCAAGGCACTGAGTGATCGTAACAACGCTATTCTGGATGGTAAGGCTGACGACCTGAGCTACAACGACGACCATACCCTGCAGCTGCTGGCCAACGGTAAGCCCATCGGCAGCGCGGTCAAGATTACTCAGGAGAGCGTCGAAACTGAAGACGGTAGTTTGCGGGTGGTTCCGTTCTAAGCTATCCGCTTCTTTTATAAGGAGGCAAAGATGGCACAGGCTAAATATTCCAAGCTTGGATATGGTAACGCCGAAGATGTAGAAGCTGCGATTGCGCTGGGAATGTTGGACGGCAGGGATATGATCATCACAAAGGATTCCTCGGAGTTCATGTATGTGCGTGATGACCTATCCGTTCAAAAGATTCGTCCTCGCAATCGTTGCTTCGCCAGCGTTACTGAAGCAAACGAGCAATTAAATGAGACGGAAGACACTTATGCAGGTCAAACCGTTATGGTGAAAGACGAAAATGGTAAATATGCTCCGTGGATCGTTCAACAAAGCGAAGCCACGGGGTTTTTTTCTATTGAGCCTTTTTACGTTGAGCCGACAAATTTTGTTTGGCAAGAATTTTAAGAAAGTGAGGCAAAGATGGCTAATGTAAATTTTGGCTACGGTACAAAAGCGAATTATGATAAGCTGACTACCAAAGATGCCAACACATTGTATTTTATTACAGACACGCGCCAGATTTTTAAGGGTACTGATGAGTACACCAAGAGCTGCAAGCTGGTGAGCGCTCTGCCTGCAAGCGGCCAGATTCAGGGTCTGCTGTATATCCGTATGACTGACTATACCTTCCACATTTGGAATGGCACTGAGTTTGTACAGTTGAATCGCCCCGTTGTGACTGAGATTCCCAATGCGGATGCAAGTGACGACAATCTGCCCACCACCAAGGCTGTGGCTGACTATGTGAATGCAAAGATTGCCGCAACCGAGGGCAAGGAAGGTCTGTTCGTTACGGATGTCACCTACTCCCCTGCTACCGGCACTCTGAGTGTGGCAAAGAACGGTGCTCCTGTTCCCACCGTGATGAGCGGCCTGACCCATGATCCTACCTATGATGCTGAAACACGTACCATCAAGCTGCCTGTGTTTGGCGGCGATGAGCTGGTAATCAATCTGGGCAAGGATCTGGTTGTGAAGACCGGTACTTACAACACAAAGACCCACGAGATCGAACTGACTATTACCACTGGTGAGGTCGTGAAGATCCCTGTTGCTGCTCTGATCGATATCTATGTTGGTGTGGTCACTCCTACTGCTGAGGTCACTGTTTCTGATGACAATAAGATCTCTGTCAATGTTCGTGTGTCTACCAAAGGCAATAACAGTATCACCGTTGAGGAAGATGGTCTGTATGTTGCAGTGCCGGACGCTTACACTAAGGCTGAAGCAGACGCGAAGGTCAAGGTCGTTAATGACAAGCTGGACGAGCATATCAAGGATGCTGTAAAGCATATCACTGCTGACGAGCGCAAGGCTTGGAATGCAAAGCCCACTCAGGATGAGCTGGCTGCTGCGAAGGCTGAGGCTATTTCTACTGCCGCCGATGACGCAACCACCAAGGCTAATGCTGCTTTGACTAGTGCAAAGACTTATGCAGATGGTCTGAATACCACTATGGATGGCCGTGTGCAGGTGCTGGAAGGCGCTATTACCTGGAAATCCCTTGATGGCTAATTGATTTGTTTCACCACATGGCAATGACGCTGTGTGGTGAATCTTATTAAGCAAAGGAGTTGAGTATGGCAAATTTATCATTACGCGAGGTCGCACAGTCTCAGCTGGATCAAGCTCCTGTGATTGACGGCCAACTGATCGTATGTACTGATACTGGAAGCATTTATCGAGATATCGGCACAAGACGAATTCAAATCAGCAAAGACTTGGAGATCGTAAGCTCGCTTCCGCTGGCTCCTTTGTCTAATAAGATTTACTACCTGCGTCCAGACAGCTTGTATGTTTATAGTGGCGATGACTGGATTCTTTTGAACCCATCAAAATTCACACTGGAAGCAGACAAAAATGCGGTCAATGGCGAAGTTAATATCAATCTAATTCTGAACGGTACGGCGCAGGACAAAATCAAAATCGCTGGCGGTGGTGTGACCACAGTGACAACTGGCGAGACGGGCGATATCACGATTGATACCCCGCACCCGGATGAATTGCTGGCTGCACTGACGAATGAAGAGATTGATGCGATCACTGGCGGTATGGTTGATGATAGCGGCAATCCCCTGCCTACGCCGCAGGTTGTTGTGGATGCGACACTGACTGTATCTGGACGTGCTGCTGATGCAAAGGTAACTGGTACAAGGATCTCTGAGGCGCTGAGTATTGCAAAATCAGCTGATGCCGGGCTGACCAACGTACGCACCGAGCTGGACAAGTTGAAGCTGGATTCTGTTGCGGTGGACAAGACTATGACAAAAGAGAATTTCGCCGCTGATGCCAAAGCTGTTGGTGATACTCTGGCGGGGAAAGCAAATGTAGAACATAATCACGATGACCGCTATTATACAGAAGACGAAATCAATGTAAAGCTCTCAAAGAAAAGCGATGATGGCCACACCCATGACGAGCGATACTACCAGCAGAATGAGATCGACGAGAAGCTGAAGGTAAAGGCAAATACGATCAATATCCACACACTGACTATTCCGACTACAAGTTAGCTTACTGACGACACGGTGGATCGATATTCAAAATATATTGACCTTGACATCGATGGAATCACCTCAAAGGATGTTATTTCTATCAGCGTGACACCGGCAAGTGCAAAGGTGGCTTCATACGCCCAGTTTGCAAACCCGGAGACCTTTGATGGATATGTGCGTCTGAGAGCTATATCGGTTCCAACGACTGCGATTACAGCTCAGTATTATATCGTGCAGGGCGGCGGACAAACAGATAGCGGTAGTGGCACTGTTGTTGAGGGATATACCAAGGCACAAGTTGATAATAAGATAGCGGCGGCAATCAAGGTGGCCAAGGAAGAGCAGAAGCTGCTTGATCACCCTGTTGGAAGCATTTATCAAAGTGTAGAACCAACAAGTCCCGCTGAATTGTTTGGTGGAGAGTGGCAGAAAATTGAGGGTCGTATGTTGATTGCCGCAAGTAGCACGTATCCTGTAAAGAGTACAGGTGGCGAGGCGACACATACGTTGACAATTGATGAAATGCCAAAACATAGGCATTCTTTGGATAGTCTTAGTTATAGTGCTGGTCCAAGCGAAATTGACACTAATGGGAATGGTGTAGGTTACAAAAAGAGCCCTACATATCCTATTTATGCATCAACTTACGCTGGCGGCGATGCTGCCCATAATAATATGCCGCCATATTACGCAGTCTACACTTGGCTCCGCACCGCATAATCACATTGTAATAGGAGGATTACGAAGCATGGCAATCGGGAACTTAAATATCGCAGGGGGGGGGGTTAGAAACCTACCCTATTGGCTCGATTTATATGAGTTTTAATTCTACTGAACCAAGTATATTGTTTGGTGGAATATAGGAAAGAATCAAAGATAGATTTATTTTAGCAGCTGGAGATAGCTACACGGCTGGAGCGACAGGTGGCGAAGCGACACATGAACATAATTGGGGTTTGCGATATAACTTGTTTTATGGTGGATTTATGGGCAGAGATAATGAAGTTTTACGTGGATTAAAATATTCTGGAACTAGTATCGCAGACACTGTCGAAGGTGTAAATACAGGCGATTCTAAGGCAATGGTTTCAAATACAGGTGTTGGCAGTGATTACACAACAGACACTCGTAATTCTGCCGGATATAATTTGATTTCAAACACCAGTTCCGCTTCTTCTCTGCCGCCCTACTTGGTCGCTTATATGTGGTATCGCACCGCATGATTGTGGCAATTTTCGCTGCTAAAATATTCGTTTTATAAGGAGGCAAAATATGGCGCTAGGAGAAATGAATAATGGAAATGATAGTGAGTTTATTCCATCCAATCTCAATACAGTTCTTACTACATCCACAGATTCTGACGAAGTTGTGATGAACACGAGTGCTGCCGGGTATCACCGCAAGCCATTGAGCGCATTGTAGAGCTGGATTAAGAGTAAGATGGATGATGAAATTATCACTATCACAAAGAGTATTACTATAACAACCGACTGGCAAGATACAGGAATCAAAGGGAATGATATTCCTGGATTTGGTACATACGCTGTACAATTTCATGGTGGAAATCCAACGATAAGTATCTGGGGAGATTATTTTTCGGGTATTATGACGTGGTATAACAGTGAAACAAATAACAATGATGCAGACGAAATATCGCTTCATTGTGCAGGTCATGCTCGAAATGGTCAATTATTTTATCTTAGAACATTGCGTCATGGTCGAGGCGGTGATAATTTAACATTGCAAATTAAAGGAAGTTCTGCTGCGTCGAGTGCTGATATTTTTACATTCAAATTCCGCAGACTGATATAAACAACGCATTGCAGATAAAATATTTTATAAGGAGGCGATCACATATCGATGAACGATGAAAAGAAAAGTTGGCTAGACAAAGCGGGTGCGGTTCACCTCTGGAAAACGATTGAGGCTATATTCGGTACAAAGGTAGATAAAATCGAAGGATTTGGCCTGTCCAGCAACGACTATACAACAGAAGAAAAAAAGAAACTTGCTAGTTTAAGCGACCCTGATGTAGCTACTACTGAAAATAATGGTTTGATGAGCTCTGCTGATAAAGCAAAGCTGGATGGTATTGAAGCTGGAGCTAACAATTATACTCATCCGGAATACGAAGCAAAACAGGCTGGACTATATCGCATCAGTGTTGATAATACAGGCCATGTAGCGACAGCAGATAAAATGACGAGTGAAGAGTTAGCCGCAGAGGGTGTCTCCCCCGCCGATCATACGCATGACTTGGGCGAATTGGTAGATACACTGGAGACGAGTGCTGACGCTGTTGAGGACGCTGATACTGTTATGGTTGGCGCTACAGTTACAAGTGATGATGGCAGTGCGACTACGAAGTACACCCGCAGACAACTGGCTGCTTTATGGAACTGGATCAAAGCGAAGACAGATACGTTGTATGCTGCTGTTGGACATAATCACAAGGTAAACGAGCTCGAAAATTATGATACACATGTGTATAATCCGACTTTAAATCGTACCAAGCGGACTGTTTTGGCTGCACCTACAGGAACTGATGGCCCTGCCACATTCAGAGCATTGGATAAGAATGATGTGGGATTGGGGAATGTAGATAATGTGGCCGCACTGCCGTTAACTGGCGGAACGATGAGCGGAAGAATCGTAAGGAATACACCTTCTTCATGGATAGATGCTCGCAATACCACTGCTGTGTATCAAGCCGCTCCGTCCGATGGTTGTTATAAATCAGTTGTTGGGCAGGGAACCCAAAATGGTGTTTAGACAATTGGAGCACTTAGTGGGCAAGAATATTTGTATTTTGAATATACTTCTGATTCAGATTATACAAGTGGAAACAATGTCGCAACAAGTACCATTTTGGAACCACGAGGCGGCACTATTGTTACAACTGCAAATATCGGAGAACAGATGGTTGGCAATGCAAACGCAGCGTCATATATTTCAAATCAAGGAAATCAAACAGCAATAAATTCACCTCTTGACGTAAAAGGACTTTCTGTATATCAAGTATATAATAACGGCTATCCAACAACTTATGGCAACGTTTTGAGCATTGGCGGCACTGGTGACGGTCAGATCCTTGCTGGTTGGAGCGGCAACAATAACGGTATTGAGCGGTTGTATTATCGTAACCGGCGTGATATGTGTTCAACGTAGTCTGGATGGAGGACTGTGGCTTTTACAACAGATATCACACAAATTATCTCTCAAACCAGTGACCCGGGTGCCGGAAGTAGTCTTGCGACTGGCACAGTGCTTTTGGTATATGCGTAAGGAGGATTGATTATGGCGATTTATACAGGAGTTGGCGGAAGCGCCAAATCAGTTTCAAAAATTTATACTGGAATAGATGGTGTAGCAAGGCCAGTACACAAGGGCTATATCGGCGTGGATGGCGTGGCCAAGAAGTTCTATGACGGCGGCAATCCCATCAGCTCCTTTGCATTGGGGACAGAATTTGGCATTGCAGACCCGAGCGGCAATACCTGCTGGTATAAGCTGGTGCATAAGGGCGTTCCAGGCGGCGGGTTGTACGACAGCACGGCCAACGGCGCATGGCTCTGGAGGACGAACATTGCAGCATCCACTTCTATCAGTGGCAGTTACATCTACGGTTACGAAGGGTGGGCACTGGACAACTGGTGTGTCAACTACCCGGGCGGAAATATCACACCCAGTGTAGCAAACCGCCTGATGACCGTGCATCTGCCCTACGTGAAGCAGGCTGATTACAATTCGGCCAATGTTTCCTCCGGCTCGAACGGCCTTTCGAGAAAGTGCTTTCTGCTTTCCGCAGTCGAGATGGGCGTTTACACCTGGCAGGGTGTGGATGGCCTGATGGCGCAGGAGGGTGCAAAGCTGGACTACTTCGACTATACGACTGATGCCACCAGCAAACGAAGCGCGAATGACGAATACTGGACACGCTCCAAGCGAACCCACAACGGTAACTACATGTACACGTTTTATGCGGATGGTAGTTTCTCCAGTGTAGGCGAACACCGCGAATTTTCTAAGGGTCTGCGCCCCTGCATCGTGCTGCCGCTGAACACGCTGGTGACAACGGTCAAGGCTACGTCCTGGTGGCAGAGCGACAATAATTATATTATCTGAGCGCCCGGAAAGGAGATTTTAAAATGGAAGAAACAATGATCCGCCCCGGGTACACAACGACGACCGAGACCGACGGCACCCCGGCAGATTACAGCGCAATCGAGGCTGCGGTGAACGCACACAACCAAAATGCACAGCCCGGGGAAGCTTACTAGGGCATTCGCCTATGCGGGACGGAGTATGAAGTGTATGAATACGGTGAAGTGCCCCAGCCGCCGACCACTGAAGAACTTTTTGAACAGCTAAAGCTCTATAAAGAAACAAAAATTAAAGAAAGTAAGATGTGTCTTTCTGAATATCTTGCATCTCATCCAATTCAATGGACTGATGGCAAATATTACAGTGTCACCAGTGAGAAGCAGGCTTTGCTTACAAGCAACCTTGCTCTATATCAGATCTCTATAGCCGCCGGGCAGCCTTTTAAACTGACATGGAATTCTACCGGCGATGAATGTGTGGAGTGGACTTATAACGATCTGGCAGCTCTGGCACTGGCGATCGGTGTTTATGTGAAGCCATTTGTCTCTCATCAGCAGGAATTGGAGGTTGACATCAAAGCATGTATGACAAGTGAAGAGGTAGATGCTATCGCTATCGTATATGGTAGTGATGATAGTTCTACTGAGAATCCTGAAAGTCCTGATAAATCTGGGGCCACAGACGAAACGATTGATACAGAGGTGAAGGAGGGCATTGATGAGCAACAAACTTCGTGAACTAATCAAATGCGGCATCCTCTTTTTGATCGGAGGGTGTCTTTATTATTGCATTGAGATTCTGTGGCGCGGACACTCTCATTAGACGATGGCTGTTGTCGGTGGCATCTGCTTTCTTGTGATCGGTGGACTGAACAACTATATTCCCTGGGAAATGCCGCTCTGGAAACAGGCTGGTGTTGGCGCACTCTTTGTGACTGCTATGGAGCTTGTGGTTGGTGTCCCGCTGAATTTGATGCTTGGCTTACATATCTGGGACTACTCTTCCCTGCCGTTCAATTTGTTGGGTCAAATCTGTCTGCCGTTTACAGTGCTATGGTTTTTCCTTGCGTTACTGTGCATTTTTGTTGATGACTGGCTGCGTTATGTTCTATTCCATGAAGAGCGCCCGCATTATCACTGGCGTACTGTATGTGATGGTGGAAAACGCACATAAAGAGAAAGAGCCACTGTGACGATGGCTACATCACAGAGACTCTAACTCATGCAACAACTCATAGAAATGAGGTTGTACTAGCCCGATGGAGGGTTTGTACTGCTCTCACTATATCACGTTGATAGGAATTTGTCAATTGAAAGGAGGAATTATGGCGCAGGAAATCTTAAAGCCGCTGTTATTAGACGAGACAGGTAAAGAAATCGTGACAGCACTGAACGCTATTGTTACACAGCTGACCGAGATCAATAAAACACTGAAAGCCAAAAACACAGACAGTGGTACGAATGGTGGTGAGAAGACATGATAGGAAGTTTGAATGCCGCACCTCACGTCTATTCTTTTACCATACAGCAGCTGTAGACAATGTTACTGAGCATCTGTGGTGGCATCACTGCTATTTCAGCCGCAATCGCTGTTATCATCAAGGCAATCAATCATGCGAAAGCCCCGGATGACAAACAGAACGAGCGACTGAATGCCCACGATGCAGAACTTGAGAAGATCAATAGAAAGCTGAGTGCAGATAAAGACAGGCTCGACCTGTTTCAATCCAAGCTGGTCTCATTAGAAGAGCACCAGAAAGAAAACAGCATCACGCTGGAAGTACATGACCGCAAAATTCTCGAATCAGAACAGCGTATCAGTCACAGTGAGCAGGGCAACAATGTCACCATGAAGGCTCTGCTTGCACTCCTAAGTCACGGCATCGACGGCAACGCAATTGAACCGATGAAAGAGGCCAAGGCTGCACTTGAGAACTATTTGATCGATGGTCAGAACAACACAAAGAATATTACGAACTAACCCGAGACTGCGTGTCCCGGGCTTTTTTATTTTGGAGGTTTATTATGATGGATATTATCAATGAGCTGGTTTCCGTTATCGTTCGCCTGGTTATTGCTGGCGCTGGTACTGCCTTTATGGCCTATGGTATCCCCTATCTGAAAAAGATCGGCGTGTACAAGCTAGTGCAGATTGCTGTTCGTGCCGCAGAGAAGCTGGGCGCAACAGGCGCTATCGAAAAAGCCGACAAGAAGAAATACGTTATGGAGGCTCTGGAGCGTCTGGGTGTGAAGATCACTCCGACCATCGAGACAATGATTGAGGCAGCTGTCAAAGAGATGGACATCCAGAACGATAAAATCAAGGACGAGTTCAAAAAGAATTGAAGGTGTGATGAAATGGGTATTATTACATACTCTATGAAGAAGGACTGGAACAAAAAGGTGTCGGCTCATTTTTCCGTCTATGAGTTCGCCTGCTCCGATAAGAGTGATACAGTTCTGGTCGATAGTCAGCTGATTGAGGTGCTGGAACAGATCCGCACTCACTTTGGCGCTCCTGTCCACATCAACTCTGGGTATCGTACTCCTGCCTATAACATCTCAATCGGTGGAAGCCCTCGTAGCCAGCATTGTAAAGGAACTGCCGCTGATATCTGGATCAAGGGCGTTGACCCGATTCGGATCGCACTGTATGTATCTTCCCTGCCCTACTTTGCCAAGAGTGGTGGTATTGGATATTATAGCCGTGCTGTGCTTACAAGCGGATTTGTTCATGTTGATGTGCGCACCACACGCAGCCGCTGGATCAGCAAATCTGGCACGAAATATATCAGTGTAGCCAATCTCATGCCGACTATCAGACAGGGTGCGAAAGACGCTATGAACGGCGCTTCTTATGCTGTAACTGTACTGCAACGGCATCTGGGTGTTAAGGCTGACGGCATTTTTGGCGCGAATACCAAGGCGAAGCTGATTGAGTATCAGAAAGGACACGGGCTGGCTGCAGATGGCATCTGTGGGCCTGCTACATGGGGTTCGTTTTGATGGCAGATAACCAGAACACATTTCGTGCAGGAGACAAAATTAAATTAGACGGAATATTATTTTCAAACAGCCAAACACACTGCGGTATGCGCCGCTCTGGTGAATGGTATATTTTTGACGGAAAACTTGTAAATGGGCGTTATCGAGTGACGAATCTTGAGAGCCGTATCGGCAAGTATCCAATATCAGTGAATGTATCGGGCTATGTGGAGCCGAGTGATATTGAGCTGATATAAAACGAATGGGGTATTGATCCTTAATTGGACCAGTACCCCATTTTTTAGCATTTATTTTATTTTCTCAGACAACCATTCTTTCCAACCATTGATTGTGCGAGGGCAATTATCTTGTTGTGCAACTATTTCATACAAAAGCGCTGCTAACTCATCGTCCGATAGATTACGAATCGCTTGAGCCTTATTAGCCGCCGGGTGTCTATGAAATATAAACGCGAGTGCTAGGTCAAGTATTTTTGGATTGTTCATTGTTCCACCTTATGAAATACAACTGGAGCATCCTCTATTTCCAAATCAGCGGCAATCACCATTGGCGACAACCACCTTAAAACCAACAGTCTATTCTCAGGCTCGTTCTTGGGACCTGTCCAGAAATGATGCCAGTGACCACGACGCATGTGAGGGCGCGGTGAGTTGTGAGTAGTGGGTTCAGAGTCGCTATCAGATGCCTTCGTTTTCTGTTGACGGATGGCTGCGCCGATTCTTTCGCCAACGTCCCATTTACGAATCTCAGAATATTTATCTTTGATTACTTTGCCGCGTTTTGTTACAGTTGCCTGTTCTTCATCTGGGGCAATCTCTGCGTTCTGTGCCAAAATATAAAGGACGACCTGCATGACTTGTTTGATAAACGTGATCGTCTCTTCATCTTTTGCGGGGTCTGCCTCTGCATACTTTTCCAGCTTTTTATTTCCTTTGGCGTGTTCAGCGAGCTGTTCATTTAACTTTTTGATACTGTTTTCAATGGTTCCGGCATCAAGGTCGATGGGATAAGTGAACGAATCCCCATTCTCAGAAAGGAATGTCAACTTCAAATCACGCTCATGCAGCTTAACATTATAATTAAGAGACACGAAGAAACCGTGAATCTTTTCATTGTCGAAATAAGTATTGGGCAACTCAACATAAAAACACTGATACGGGAGATGCATCAGAATATCGACAGGTATATCGATGTCATCCTTTTGTTCAAAGAGAAGGTCTTTTATATCTTCGTTGATAACATAGACTTCTTTACTGAGCCTCCACGGTGCCAAAACAGAAACGAGCTGCGCACATGTCACAACAGCGCTCACTTCATTCATCGACAGACGGCTAAGGTCATGCCCATCCGATACAACAGTCAGTGCGGCTTCGATTGGAGCATAACACCACTCAGGCCATGATACAGAACTTGCTGTACCATTCATATCATGGAATTCTTCCATCTCTTTCCACACGATAGGATATTGAGTAGTGAGAGCTCTGAGCATTTTAAGAGGGAGATAGATATCTTGTTTCATAATATTACCACGCCTTTGAATTGATATTGTAGTTGGGGAAGTAATCTGCAAGTTCTGCAGCGTCCAGGTAAGCCTTCCAAGTTGCACGAGCCACAGCACGAGCTTGATCGGCGTCACGCAATTTAATTCTTTTTATGATTCGGATGTCCTCGATAGCATTCTTCTCTTCTTGTGTTGTATCGGAGTCGCTACGATGTTTATCAAGCCACATAGATACCGGGAATTCATTCGTTTTGCTGTCATAGCCTTTGCGCTTCTTGAACTCTTCGATGATATCTCCACAGTCATAATACCTATCCATGAGCTGATTGTATTCTTCTGTGGCCTTGTTATACTTCTCGTGTGCCGCCTCTGATTTTTTGAGTAGACGATCGACGAGCTCTTGAAGTTCCTTAGTAGGGATGGTTTGAAATTCCTCCATGGTTGCGACCTCCATTCGGTTTTCTTTAACTCTATTATATCACATAGCGAACGCCGTGACAAATAAAAAGGGCGCAGGTCGCCCTACGCCAATTGAAAAATTACTTATTCTTCATCTTCCAGATCATCGACCTCGTCATCTTCTGTACCAGGCACGATTGCCATCTCTTTCAAGTTTTCGCCCTGTTTGATAACATTAGTTTTATCGTACTGCTCTTGCTCTCCCATAACCGTATCCATAATAGCTGCAACTTGTTCGTGCATCTCATCTGTGATATGAGTATAGTATTTAAGAGTAACATCAATCTTGCCATGCCCTAAACGTTCCATAACATATCGAGGATTGACTCCCTTACTTGCAAGAATGGTAGCATGGGTGTGACGGAGATAGTGAAATTTAAAATCAAATCCAGCTTCTCTCTTACAAATGCGAGCAAGAGTTTTATCAGAGCTGGTCACATACATTTCGCCGTTTGGTTTAACATTGATAAAATCATCAACGGTAATTAACACAGCTGGCTTCCCATAAAACTCTGGACGACGATCCATGACCTTGTTACTTCCCTTCCAGCCAGCACCAAACAGCTCTTTATTTTCTGCGTATTTATTTTGAAGGGCTCTCAGATAGTCGATTAGTTTTTGATTCATTTTTATACTGCGCAAAGAGTTTGGTGTTTTAGGATAGACAAGGCTCCATACTTTATCTTGGAATTGAAGCTGACACCCAACTTGAATGGTTTTATTGTCCCAGTCTATATCGCTGAATCGCAGCGCAAAGCACTCTCCAACACGAACACCGAGATATAAACCAAGTTGGTAAGCCGTGTATAGATTTGTTGATTGGAATCGCTTATCCATCCATTCGATTTGCGGCTGAGTATAATATCTTATCTCCTTGCCATACGCACGATAGTCTTTTGGTGGAGTCACATCGTCCATTGGGTTGGTTTTGATATATTTCTTTTTCTTTGCAAGAGCAAATAACACAAGAAGAAAATTATAAACACTGCGAACATAAGCCGCACTTAGCCCTTGTTCAGAATGACCAGACATTTTATTTTTCTCTTCTTTAACTTTATAGTTGATAAATTTTTGAATTCGTTCAGTTGTAATTTGATACAGATAGTTTGAAGCAAATTCTGGTTCTATTTGATTTCTATAAAGTGACTTGTAGCGAACAATGGTTGTATATTTTCGAGTCAGCGGAGCCTCCTCTTCAATGAATTCTTCATATAGTTGTTGCATTGTAATTTTTTGTTCTGCTTCTACATATTCACCTGTTTTAAGCAGTTCATTTTCTACAAGAGTCATTGCGGCAGCCGCTTCTTTCTTTGTGGCAAAGCCGCCTTTCTCTTTCTGCACACGCTTACCATTGACAGCACCAAGGTCAACTCGATACGACCACTTGTCGCCTCTTTTTCTAATAGTACCCATGATATCACTCCTTTGCTCACTTAATCTATTCATCTGACTTGATTCTATCATGGCCGACGTTTGGTGTCAACGATTTGCCCACAATGGCGAATTTTTCCACCCCTGATTTTTCTAGGCCACAAGCCAACTTTCAAGCTTTTTGTGGGCAAAGTTTGAAAAAGAGGTCAAAACTGGTCAAATCAAAGGTCTTTGCCCACGATTTGCCCACAAAACAAAAAAATCTGTTCTCAACCGATAAAAACAGTTAAGAACAGATTTGAACAGATTATCCTATGACCAACAGCAAAACTTGCGTTTTACAATTGTATTTTTTAGCTTTTTTCG